AGATAAAATGGTTATGAAAGTATAGTCACTCCCGATCAAAAATAATAAACTTTGGCATCATATCTCTCAGCCTCAACAATTTACTGCCATATGACTTAAGCAGATACCAACGAATTTCTGTCGAATATTTGCAAACATCTACTATTCTATGGTCGTCCATAGCAATTCTATGGTCGTCCATAGCAACTCTATGGTCGATTTATACTGTTCTATAGCCCCTTTATATAATGTCTATACTGATAATAAAGAGATTTAGCAATTCAAATATTCCTTAGCCGCAAATTTATACCCAATTTATAGAGATATAATACTTATTCTCTACAGCTATCTGTGAGATTATTAAGTCTTTACAGCCACAGCTATTTGATACCTCTATAATAATAGAACTTGTATTAGTCCAAAGGCTCGTAAATAGCCATAAAAATAGGGGTAGAGATTCTATGGCCGAATTATATAGTTATTCTACCCCCAATTAGATCAGGCAGCTTCGCTGATGGAATAAGAGACAGCTTCTTTAACGGCTTCAGATGTGGGCGTCTCTTTAGTGATCTTGGCTACTTTCTTGTAACCGCTATCGTTGCTCAAGTTTATTCTGATTCTCTTGGAAGCAGATTCGGGGCCATAAGGGACAATGTATTTCTTGTCGGCTGTGGCGAACTTTGAGATTCCCTTCTCAGTTAATCCGGTTAAGATTAATGACGCATAGAGACCATAAAACATATTTCTAACCTTTCGCCCGATGGGGTTCTTAGTTAACATGTCTGTAGCTTCTATCTTGATCCCATTGTCTTTAAAGAAAGCTATTAAATGATCAAGTGTTATTACGTCCGATTTAATTGCCTGACAGATAGTTAGCGCATGTTGGGCAGGTTTCTTGAGTTTCTTGGAGAAGACGAACTTGCCCTCATTTTCTTTAACTCTGGCATCGACGATTAAACTGATCTTCGGTGCTTGTTTCGCTTTCATAGACTTTTTTAAGTCTATGCTTTTCATAGACTTTTTTAAGTCTATGCCTTTCTCAGCTTTTTTAGCTGACTTTGCGGCTTTGACGACTTTTGCTTTCATAACAACCTCTTAAGTTAGTGTGTCTTGTAGCATAATTGCTACATTCTTTATATAAATAATATATAAAACAACTTTAAGGTTGTCAAGGATAAACTTTGGTTTATCTTTTGCTATCAAGGAGAAACTTTGGAGGGTATTTAATCTTCGCAAAGATTAGTTTGTCTTTTAAAGAAAAGATTATTTGCCAAGGTATTCATAAAAAAAAATAAGAACCACTTATTTTAAAAAAATAAGAACCACTTATTTTAAAAAAATAAGAACTGTCCATCTGGGCAGCTCTTTTTGAAGGGAATTAAAATGTCACCAAATACACGATCCCAATCCCAAAAGAAAAGAGAACTAAAGTTCCAAGGAGGAGAGTCGCTATCACAACAACGTCTGTTAATTTTTTTTGAGTGGCAAGAAACTCTTCCCACATAATCTCGAATTCATAGAATTCTTGGTCAGTCATATTGTTCCCTTTTTAATTATGGTAATCTGATTTTGTTTTGAATCATAGAAATGATTCGTTCTTCCCACATAATAATTCCCTTCGTTTAAAGTTTTTGTTCACAGTATAATATCGTCAAATCTCAATGGTTTATCAAGTATTATTTTAGGTTATTTTGTTTTAACCTGCCACTACTTCCATTTCTTTATAATACTACAGCTATTTCATGCCGCTAATATGGTACTTAATTATTATAAACCTAACCATAGCTATTTTCAACCGTTAATATGGTACTCGTAAAGAAGAACCACTGCTATTTTTATAGCCATAGGAGGGGTAATCGCAACTGAATCAAACCTAAGGTATTCGTAAATTTTTAAATAAAAAAACAGGGAATAATTTATTTATTCCCTGTGTTAAATGTTATTTTTTATAATTGAAATGAATTTCTTTCGCGATTTTAATACTTTCATCGTTCGAGATTCCCAGTCTTGCCCCTAATTTCATTACTATTCCCGCATCAATGCTTTTGAAATGTTTCTCTGCTAACTTCAAAAGCTTAATCAGTTTACTCTTATGTATTGCTGTCATAACAATTCCCTTCTTCAAATCGGGCAGGGGTTTAACCCCTGCCCTGTTAAGTATTATATATATTGACTAAAGACTTCTTTCATTTCTGAGATGTCATCTTTAGTCAATTTTTCTTTCATTCTTTTACTGACTTTTCGATATCCCGTTTCGGGATCGAAAGTAATTCTCACGTTCCCCGATGAAGTGGGATACCCGACGGGCACTATGTCTGACTTGTCACTATGACAAAAGATGCTTACTGTCCCGTCTTTCTCTTTTTTAAGCCCTGTATGAAGTAATCCCGCATAGTCAGAATAGTAAGCGTTGCGTATAAAGCACCCCAGTTTGCTCGAAGTCTTTAAATCCCCAAGCTCGCATTTAACCCCTATTGAATTAAGGGCTTTGAGAATTTGTGTGAGATTCACGAAGTTCCCGTCGATACTTCTTAAAAGTTTCTTGCAAACTATCACAGATCGGGAGCTTTTCTGTTTGCCCAAATATTTACCCTTATTCTCGATGACCCGCTTATCAATCTGGGGTTTCAAAACGATTTTAGCTTTTTTAGCTTTTTTCGCTTCTCTTTTTATTGCGTTTTTCGTTTCGAGCTTGCGAGCTTTTTTAGCTTTTTTTGCTTTTTTGGGGCTTGTCTTAACTGATTTAACTGCTTCAACTGCTATTTTTTCAACAGTCTTATCAGTTTTTTCAGTTTTTTTTGAAACTGTATTTTCAGTTTCAAGAACATCGAGTAAAGAGTCTTTTTTCTCGATTTTCTCGATTTTTTTGATTATGTTATTATTTGACATTTTTAAAACCCTTTTAAAAGATTAAAATTTTATGGGAATAACGTCTCTATGAAATCCCCAATCGAAGAATAATCTTGATCGAGAATTACCCAATCAAGAATCCCTTCTTCGTTATTCGATATTATCATGATTTCTGTACCCGATACCCTAATCGATATCTGATACGATAAATTTCTCATTAAATGTTTAACATAATATGGGCTATCATAAAATTTCTCTTCGAGTGCTTCTCGAATTTTTCTTTTTTGTTTCATCGTTAATTGAAACATATTAATTTCCCTTCGTTGAATTTTTTTGTTATGTCGTCAAAGAATTTTGCGCTTTCCCCAAGTTTCGCGCTTGTGTAAAATTAATTTTTTCTTCTATTATCAATATCGGGCGTAGAAACGCAAAAAACAAATAAAAAATAAAAAAAGATTAATATCAAGAGTATTCGTAAAGTATTGCAATTCAATAGCTTATCAAAGGGGGGGGTGTTTTTTTAGAGATGTTAATATCTATTTTCGATGTTAAGTGTGTTACTCATTATACATATTAGGTGTCACAAACTAACCTCTGAGGCTCTGGCTTTAGTCAGAAATGATTCTATTATATAGCAGTTTTATACAAATCATAGAATTTCAATGCAAATTTTTCAGAATTATATATAAGTAACGCGAAACTAAGTCAAAGACGCTGGAAATGAAATATATTGTTATATATTAGTTATATACAAAGAATTATTTTATAACAGTTATAAGGAAATCCTAGAATTATAAGATAGTTATCTGAGACTCAGCAACTCTGAGACTCAGAGTTAATTATAGCGATTTGAAACAGTAATAGGTTCATGAAATTAACCGAGGATCTGTTTTTCTGCTTCAGCAATCTGCTTCAGCAATCTGCTTCAGCAATCTGCTTCAGCAATCTGCTTCAGCAATCTGCTTCAGCAATCTGCTTCAGCGAATCGGGCGAGGACTCTATTTCTATAGAGAATTAGATATTCCTATCGAAGAAAGAGATAGATATTCTGTTTTATCGGGAATCCTAGAAAATATTTTAAAATTAAAACTATTAAGGAAAAGAAAGCATTAATAGTAAAAGAAGATATCGAACTTAATTAGTCTGTTACAGCATTAATCTGCTTCAGCATTAATCTGTTACAGAGAATTCGAATTAAAAGAAAGGCAGAACGAAAATGAAAAAGTATGGAGAAACGAAAAAATGTTCTAAGTGCGGGAAATTAAGATTCATGAAATATCCCGATTGTCAAGAAAGTGAAGATCAATTTCACGTAGAACATTATCAATATATGCTTAAGGACGAAGAGAGATTAAAAATTACTTGTCCAAGATGTCATTATATTTTTTATGAAGAGTGTTTATCATAAGGAAATAAGAGAACTAGTATATTAGACAGTATTATACATGCGCGAATTCGCTAGTTATAGAGACGCGTAAATACCTTTTTTCGAAACTTTTCTTTACTGAAATTTTTCTTGAAAAGGTATTCCTTTTTTTTAAAAAATATTTCTTTGGTTAAAATAAAAATAATTCCCGATTTTTTATGGATTTTCGCGAATTCTTAGTTATTTCTATCAAAGTTGATAAGTTGACAGTAGTCAATTTACTGAAGTAGAAGTCTTCTAGTAGTCTTCTATCAATCTTCTAGCAATCTTCTAGCAATCTTCTAGCAATCTTCTAGCAATCTTCTATCAATCTTCTAGCAATCTTCTAGCAATCTTCTAGCAATCTTCTAGTTTCTATTAATAGAGAAAGTAGTTATTACTTAAAGAATCCGTTTAGCTTATAAGTAGCAAGAACAGTAAGAATAGGTGAATGTAATAATGATATATATCTTTCTATTAATAGCAAAGGATATAGCGATGAAAGAAGATTTCTACAGTAGAGCGATGAAAGTCGCGATCATGATCGAAGTAGAAGATATGGCTTCCACACATGGTCTTAGAGGATTAAACAGAAGTATTCAGTGCGATAAGGATTATAAAGAAATAAAAAAATGTATAGACTCTGGGAAAGAGTGGGGAAGAGTAAGAAAAAACTATGAATTAATCGTAAAATACTTGAGCGAGGAGCTATATGACTTTAAAGATTAAAAGTTAGGAGATAATATGGATACGAATCCTATGTCAGATTATTTTAAATTAATTGGGTTGGGTATTTTAATTATTATCGCTGTATTGTTTATCGTTGGAATGTTTATTGGAAAATTCGCGTGTAGTTAAAAGGATAAAAAATGATATTAAATATTAATTTTAAATCTATTTAGTCAAAGAGTAGAAAATATTATGAATGAAAACATGAAAGACAACGAAACAGCCTATATGTACTTTCACAAAGTATATATTTATGTAACAAATACTAAAACTAAATTTTCTCAATTAACAGAGAAAGAAAAGAAAAAGAAGAATTTTCAATGGTATAGTATTAAACATTTTTTATTAGCTAAAAATAAAGTAAAAACTATGGATGAAGTATTAGATGTTATAAATAAAGATCCAGACTTAAGAGAAGAACAATCTGGGGTAAATGATAGGGGAGTAAAGACTGACGACAAGCAGTGGAAGCATAAGAGCTATGATTACGTAATTTACGGGTGTCAGCCGTTAACAGTTTATGACGTTAAACTACTATTGAACATCTTTGGGATAAGATTGTTTAGATTTTTTGTCAATTAAAAGGAGATAATTATGTTTAGTAAACTTTGGTATTTCGTGTTATTGGCGATGCCTATTATAATTATTTATCCTCCACCCCATCCTTGGGATGTTTAGTGTTATGAATAAGAAGATTCCACCCGAAGGGACTATTGTTCCTTCAGAATATGCTTGTTGGACTTGTCTTATATGTGGACAGTCATTTAGTTGTCCAGTTGACTTTGAGGCTCATAAAAAGAGAGAACATATAATATCACAGAAAAAAAGACCAAGAGAGAATAAAAATGTATTTTAGAAAATATGAATTTCATAGAAGATCGTTTTCTCCGTATCGAATGTATCATTTTTGGACTGGGGTTATACTTTTAATTATTTCTTTTGTATTAGTATTTTTTTATCCAGAATATTATATTTATACTACGATAGTTTCTCTTTTTGGTATTTGGCTTTGTATAGATGATTATCTTTAACATCTATTACAGGGGAATGAAATTGAAAAATATGGGTTTTATGTAACTATTAGTTTTTGGCATTGGTTTCCTTATTTAATTTTGTATAAAATTACTAAAAATGAGAAATATTTAGTAGAATATGGAATAAGTAGAAAATACGATTGATTATATGGAATTTAACGAATTAACTATAAACGATTAAATTGGGAGAATTTATGAATTATAATGTTCATATTAAGTATATTGAATTAATTAAGGGCAAACAAGAAGAAATTGATTATACCATGCATTTTAATGAATCTCAAGGTGTTTCATCTATTGATATTAGAAATATTGTTGTAAGTATTGGAAATGGTGGATTTTTAATGCCGATGGAAGATAATGAAGAAAATATGGAATTTATTTCTAGCGAAAGAATAGTTAAAATTTGGTATGAAGAGATTAAGATTAATGTAGTTAAGCCGGATAACATTGTTAATTTAGTTAAACTAAAGAAAGAATAATATGAAAGGATTTGTTTTAGATTCAACGGAATATTATCCTCCAGAAAAACCGTTCAATCAATTAAAAGACGAGGAAAAAAGAACTGCTATAGAGATATATAAAAATAATGATAAAGAAAAAGAAGAGGTTATAAAAAAAGTGCATTTAGAAATTTTTAACAAGAAAAATAATCTATGGGAAAGAAAACATTAAAAGCAGTAAATGCCAAGAATTATAACATGGCTCAGTGTGATCTGTATAAGTATGAAGAAGTTGGATTAAAAGACGAATATGTATTTAGAAAAGTATTTCCTTGTTTTTTTGTGCCAATAGAGAGAGGAAGCAAATGTGAAGTCTGTCATTCAGAATTTGAAGACAACAGCGAGGGAACTCTAATAGTTTTGCCCAGAGATTGTTTAGACATAGAAACAATTTTATGTCACAAAGAGTGTTATTTATTATTAACTTTAAAATCAGGTAAAAGTTTATGAAGTGGAAATTATTTTTATTCGTTCTTATCGTCTTTAGTTTTGGTGTAGGTTATACTAGTTCAGATAAATGGTTAACTTATACCACTGTTGGAGACGATGGGAATATTGGAATAGCAAATGGATATGTTTTAAAAGTATCTCATTCTGCTGACAGTCTTCAAAATCATTGGAATTCATGTACAACTTTATTTACTATTTTGAATACAAGTAATAAACCAGCTGGTATTTTAGATTCTATATTAGTTCCTTTTAGTACATATCCAGATGGAGATTATTTTCTTTCTATGAAAGCTTTTGATGAAGTTATGAACTATGGTGTGTTTGGTAATGTTGCTGAAGAGAATATTGACAATACTCTTCCAGCTGCAGTCAACTGTTTTATTAAGTAATATAAGTGCGATACAGCACAAAGAGGGACTATAGTATATCTTTCCACCATTATTAAGAGATATATAAGTCCCTCTAAAATTTTGAGAAGTAGATTACTTTCCACAAAAAACCCTAATCGGGCTTTTTTGTGACAACTTTATTATAATAATTAGAAGAAATATAAGTTAATTCAGCAGTTCCGCTAACCGTAAAAGCATGGAGGATAACTTCGATTGGAGATAGAGAATATTTACCAATTAAATTAATTACAAAAGATATAGCTATGGCAAGAAATATGGAAATTAATTTTACTTGGTCGGGGTCATAATTTATATTCTCTCCCTTTTTAAGAAATTTAGTTTTTATTATTTGAACAAGGGGACTTAGTATTATTCCGACGATAAAAACAAAAACATATTGAAAGTTACTTGTTTCCATAAAATCTCCTATTAATTAATATTTTTAATAAAAAACGGTATTTTTATAAAAAAAATAAGGATATTTATACATATATATGTATAGAGTTGTGTTATATAAGGGAAATAATATTGTAAGGAGGAAAAATGGCCGAACTTAATCTTACACGAGAAGAAGCTCTAGCTGTTTTAGATGTGAATAGTGATGGGGTGGTCAATTTGATGGATATTGTTGCTATTCTACACTTTATTAAGCAGTTTGATACAGACAATGACAACGAAGTAAAGATAAACGATTTAGTAAAGTATTTAGAAAAGTTTGATTTAGACAAAGATGGCAAAATTAATGTTGACGACATTCTTGTATTATATAATTATCTGTATAAACCCAATTTATAAGAGGAGAGTTATGATTAAGAAGATTGTTTTTATTTTGACTTTGATTTTATCTGTAGGTTTAATTGCTGAAGCCCAGACAAGTTATAACAATATTGGGTTCTTGGGTGGCAGATATGAAAGCGATCAGAAAGTTATTGTTAATGTTGGATATGGGATTAATATTTCTGGTTCTATTTGGGGTTTTAGTTATTTAGATATCGGATTAGATAAAGATTTAGGCGCTGAAGTTGGTGTTTTTACTACATTAAAGTTTATTGATTCTGAGAGTCTTATTTTTTCTAATATTGGTATTGGTTTGTTAGCAGGTCCTGGGTTTGATTGGATTGCCAATTATAATGAAGATGGCAATATCAATTTTACTGATTACATCAGGGGAGCTGGTGGAGCAATTCTCTATTATGATATTACTTCTCGATTCGGGTTATCTTCTTTTGCTAAATATAAGTTTTCATTTGAAGGAGATAATCAATATGTTGATGGTTGGATAGTTGGTGCTAATGGTTATGTAAGGTTTTAGTCGTGTTTAGTTAGTGTGTTGGTGTGGGGTATATCTTCTATACCCCACACATTTTAAGAAAGGGAATTATGATTCATGCATATATTCAGAAAAGATTAGAATATAAGGGTCAGGGAAGATTTCTAAGAGGATTAGAAGCTACTAAGCTAATAAAGTTTTTTACATATCAATTAATTTCTTCATTACCAGAAATAGATAAAGCAGATAGCGTTATAATTGCTGGATGTTTACCACAAGAAGCAGCCAATATTAATCATGATAAAATTTATTATTGTTATAATAGTCCTATAGGGCAAGCAGATTTAAGCAGTATGGGGATTCCTTCAGATGAAATAAAAGTTTTATATGATACTATTTACTTAATAAAAGAAAAAAAGCTATTTGGGTGTGTTGTTTCTAGCGATTCTATAGAATTTGTGTATAAAGATCATAATTTTGTTGCTGTTCCCCACATTGTTAATATTGATTATAATAGATACAAAGAGGAGTTCGTAAGCAAGATAAACAAAGATAGAAAAAATTATGGGTTTTTGGGTAATAATCTTAGAAAACACAGAAATACTCATGCTCAACTTTTAGCTATGAGTAGATTAGACCCAAAAGAAAAGATAGTTGTTTCTAAGGGGTTTCCAGTAAGCTTATATGAGACATTAGAAAATATTCAATTTAAAACTATAGATATTCTTAATGATGAAGATTTTTATAAAGAGATAGCTAGTCATAGATTAGGGTTTCAAGCTTCTTTTTCTGAATCTTTCAATTATTTAGCATTAGAATACTCTTTGTTGGGAGTTCCGATTATTTGTTCTCCATGTATTTTTTGGTATCCCCACAAAGAATTAGTAATACAAAGACCGGATGATGTTAAAATTATGTGTGAAACAGCACAAAAAGTTTTAAATAGTAAAGATTTTTATGAAAATGTATCTGAAAAAATTCATTTATGGGCATATTATAAAAACAACGAAGAAATATGTAAAGCTATAAAAGTATTGGAGAAATTAAAATGAATATACTTTTATCTATGCCGAACGACAATCAAAGCAATAACTACATTATTAATGCGTTACAAGACTTAAATGATAATATTATTTATTTAGATCATAGATTTAGACTAGATGAAGCTATAAAATATGTTCCAGAGATTCTATCTAGTGGAAAAATTCAAATGATGTTAGTTTTATATTTAGTAAATGGGAAAACTTATCCTTCAGAATTTATTGAAGAACTGAAAACCAAATATCCAAATGTGAAATATTGTTCTTGGGTATTTGATATAACTATGAACAATGAATATGCTTATGAAAATAAAGATTTTCTTAATTTAGTTAAAAATTATGATTATTTTTTTACTGTAGATAAAGAACATATCGACAACTTTAAAAAGAATAAAGTAAATGCTTTTTGGGCTAGAGAGGGAATGTGTCCATACTCTCATTTCCCAATTTCTTCTTTAAGCGAAGAAGGAAAAGAAATTGAAGATATTGATGTTTGTTTTATGGGTCAAGTGAGTGAAAATAGTCCACACAAAGGAAGAACTGAATTGATTAAAGAAATTGTTTATAATTTTCCAAATACTAAAATATTTGGATATCCTTGGCAAGTTGGTCAAGAACTTATTCCCTACCATATGGGGAGATATACTTTTAATGATATAGAACACAATAAAGTTGTTAATAGAGCTAAGATAAATTTGGGTCATTCTGGATGGCCTGAAATTTCTGAGTATGTAAGTGCTAGAAATTATAGAATTTGTGGAGCAGGTGGGTTTTTATTAACTAATGAGACTAAAGATTGTGACAAAATATATACTTCAGAAGAAGTAGCTACTTATAAGAATACAGAAGATTGTTTGAGTAAAATTGATTATTATTTAAAGCACGGCAAAGAAAGAAAGATAATGGCAGAAAAAGCGAGAGAGAAAACTATTCTTTATTACTCATTTACTAAAAGTTTAGAAAAAATAAAAAATATTGTTGGAGTTAAATAATGAATATATTAGTATTTGGTAATGGAACTTTAAGTCTAGGACAACAAGAAAGAAAAATATGTTCTGAAATAGCGAAAAAAGGTCATACTGTATATATATTATATAATGGTGATAAAAATTTATTTGATGTTGGCAAAGTTCCTGAAGAACCAAATATGCATTCAATAGAACTTCCATATTCTTATTATCATTATCCAAATTTACTTAAAGCTCTTGGGAGTGTTAAAGAAACAATAAATGTTGTTTTGGGAATGGATCAAAGCGTTTGTTCCTATGTATCAGAATATAAAAAGATGAATCCCCAAACACCTTGTTATTGTATGTTTTTAGATCTTCCGATGCATGTTGTTGGGGGTAAAGATAAAATAAATTATAATTTTAATTATTCGCAAAGATATTTTTATTGGTTAACTTCTGGATTAGAAATAGACGGAATTATATGGAACAATACTATAGCACAAGAAACATTTAAATCTATGTATAATAGAGATTCTTATTTAGTTTGGTATTGTCTTCCAGAAGATAGTTTTTTTGAAGACAATTATGTTAATGAAGCTATTTTGCAAAAAAAAGAGTATATTATAGCATGTAATAGACTTATAGAATATAAAGGTACACATCTATTAGTTGAAGCTATGAGAAGACTTCCTTATGATTATGTTCATATAGCAATTTCTGGAGAGAATATGCAAGAATTTTATAAAAATACTAAAAAAGCTATAAAGGGAAATTTTTCTTTAATAGAAAAGGCTGGTGAATTTCAAAAGATGAAACTTATAGCTGAAGCTTATTGTTTAGTTTATCCTCAAATAACAGAATGGATGGGAGGATTGCCACCAACAGAGGCTATGTCTGTTAGAACTCCAGTTGTAGCTTTTGATTATCCTGTTTTAAGAGAGTTATATGGCGATTGTGTTTTATGGGCTAAACCAAAAAGTATTTCAGATTTAAGAAAGAAAATACAATTATTATATAAAGATAAAGATTTATATTCAGAATTGCAAATAAAAGGATATGATAGATTTAAAAAATATTTTACTAAAGAAATTATGGCAATGAATTTATTAAAGATATTAGAAGATAATAAATGAAGCTTTTATTAGTTAATACGGGAGCGATTCTTCAAGGAGTTTTATTCGCAAAGGTATTATGCAATTTTTTTGATATAGAATTATTAGATGATAATACTAAAATAAAATTGCCATATGATTGTGGTTTTGATATTGAAAAAGATAGGCCTAAATTTATTCCAGCAAAAAAAAGTAAATTTGATTTTGATATTGTTTTAGGAACTGATCATGGTTCTTTGTATTATCTAGATTTGATAAAGAAAAAGTTCCCAGAAGTTATGGTTGGAGTTCAAATTTTAGATTATCCATATCATTGCATAGATATAAACAATGTAGCTTATAATGAAAATGTAAAAAATGATTGGGAAGTATGGAAAAAATTATTGTGTTTTTTGGATTTTTATATTATCAATAGAGTTAATTCTAGGTATTATTTAAAAGATATTTTAAATCAAAAACCGAATATAGATCTTTTATATCCATGTTTTACAATGGATACAAATAATTATTCCGATGAAAATATTATTGTTAATTCTGGTAGAATAAATTTAGACAAAAGAATAGATTTGACTATTCGCGCTTTAGGGGCTGCTAATTTTGATGGAGAATTTATTATTGTTTCTTCTATTAATGAAAGGACTATTGATTATTCAGATTTAGCTAAAAAATGTAATGTTAAATATAAAGTTATTAATAATTTATCAGAAAGAGATAAATTTGACCTATATTCAAGATCTTCTTTTTTAATTTCATCTCATTATTCATATGCTCTTCCTTTGTGTATAGGACAAGGAATGTCTATTGGTAAAAATAGTATATCTTTTGAAGGTAATGAAGAAGATAGAAATTGTTATGGTGAATATATAGAATATGCTAATGGTAATTTTGAGACATTTGTAAATTTAATAAAAAAATTAATTAACGATAAAGAATACAGAGAAAAAAATAAAGAAAAAAGAATTAATTATTTTAATAAAAATTATACTTATGATATTTGGGCTGATAAAATTTATAATTTTGTAAAGAGAATATATGATACCTTTATATAAACCATATATTGATAATGGAGACATAATAAAAGTCAATGAAGCTATTTCTTCTGGTTGGATATCTGCTAATGGCCCATTTGTAAAAGAATTTGAAGAAAAATTTTCTAGTTTTGTTAATTCTAAATATTCTTTAACAATGAGTAATGGATCTGTTGCTTTACAAGTTGCCATTAAATCTTTATGTAAAGATAACTATACTGTCGCTATTCCAAGTTTATGTTATGTTGCTGTTCCAAATGCTGTTATTTTAAATAATTGTAATTTATTTCCCATAGATATCAATGAAAAAACAATGAATATGGATATTGATATATTAGAAAAAAATATACATAAAGTTGATATGGTTGTTTTTGTTTATAATTATTCTAATATAGATGATATTGAAAGAATTTCTTTATTATGCAAAAAGAATGGAGTTATTTTAATAGAAGATGTTTGTGAGGCTTTTGGATGTTGGTTTAAAAGAAAACATTTGGGAAGTTTTGGAGATATTGGTATTTTTTCTTTTTTTGGGAATAAAACGATTACTACTGGAGAAGGTGGGATGATAATAACCGACAATAAAGAAATGTATAATAAGTGTTGGGAAATTAGCCGGCAAGGGGGATATATTGATGCATCTTTTCATGAAAAATATTATCATAAGAGTGTTGGTACAAATTGTAGAATGACTAATTTACAAGCAGCATTGGGAGTATCTCAATTAGAAAAATTTAGAGAAATAAATAAATTAAAAAATATTATTTATTATAATTATAAATTAAATATAAATGATAAATATTTATTTGAAGACAATCAATATAATTATACTACAGATTGGACAAATTGGTTATTTTGCATTAAGGTAGATGAACAGAAAAAAATGATGGATTATTTGTATAAGATGGGCATTGAAACTAGACCATTTTTTAAACCAATAGAATTTTTTGATTTTTATAAATTACACTATAATGAAAAAAGTATATCTAATAAAATTTCGAGTATTGGTATTAATATTCCTTCTTATCCGGAAATAAAAGACGATGAAATAGAGTATATTATAAATACTATTAATAATTTTTAAAGGTATATATGTCTAAAATAATTATATTCGGTAATGGTGGACATGCAGGAGTTGTTAAAAATCTTTTATATAATTTCTGTCATATTCCTATTGAAGAAATTTTTAATTTAATTAATGAAAAAGCTTTTGATTATATAAAAATTTCTGAACATAATTTATATCATGGAATTGGCAATAATTTTATAAGAAAAAGACTACAAGAATATTATAATGAATTATGTATGTGGCCGATTTTATATGGTCCAGATATTATTAATTTTAGTAAAAATATTGGTAGTGGATCTCAAATTTTGTGCAAAGTTATTTTAATGAATAATGTAATTATAGGAAAGGGATGTATTATTAATACTGGTGCTCAAATTGATCATGATTGTATAATAGGGGATTATTGTCATATAGCTCCTGGTTCTATATTATGTGGTAATGTATCTATTGGAGACAACACCTTAATAGGTGCTGGTACTATAGTATATCCAAAAATTAAAATAGGTCATGATTGTATTATTGCGACCAATAAACCAATTTATAAAAATATTCCAGATAATACGACAATGAAAGTAGAAACATAATAAGGAAGAATATGAACATATTACATATTATAAATGGGTGGGCTTTAGGAGGAATTTCTGATATTGTTTTGAAGACAATAAAGTATATGCCGCTAGCAAAACATTATGTTGCAGGCTATTGTTGGTTAGATACTGATATTAAAAAAGAATTTGAAAAATATTCTATTAGTATTATTACAGATGAAAATTATTCTAATATAAAAGACATAATAAAAGATTTTAATATTAATATCGTTCATAAACAGACTGGAGGTGGAGATTTTCCAGACTGGGTTAAAGAAGTTCATAATTGTAATATTCCCATTGTTGAGACTATTTATTGTCCAAGAATTTCTGCTATTCCAAAAGAAATTATTAGTAGAACAGTAGTATTGTCTAAATGTTTATATAGAGACCATAAAGATAGAGATGTTTTGTTATTATCTCCTCCATGTGATTTTTCTGTCGGCGAACCCAAAAAAGCATTATGGCCAAATAAGAAGATGAAAATTGGAAGAGTAGCAAGATATGAGGCCTCAAAATTAGCGCATATTATAGTTGAAACAGCTTATTATATGAAAAAAAATAGTTCTATAAAAGACAATATTCTATTTTCTATCTCTGGATTACCATTTACAGAAGGATATTATGAAAAATTAAAAAGTTTTGAAATAAAAGACTATTTAGAGATTAATTCATTTGTAGAAAATAAATTTGATGAAATAAAATCTTATGATATATCTTTAAATCCTTCTATTGGAGAATTTAATTATGTGTTTTTTGAGAGCATAGGAATGGGGATACCAATTGTCGGGTGGGAAGATCCTTTTATTGTAGAGCCAATAATTGGAATTATGACACCACGACGGGATATAATTTCTTTATCGGAAGCTATAGAGTTTTTATATAATAATCCAAAAATTTATGAAGATATGTCTTTAAATTGTATCAAAAATTTTTATAAAAACAATATTACTTCTTATGAATATGCAAATAGAATATATTATATGTATGAAAATATATTTGGGAGATATTAATGAAAATAACGATAGGGACTTTTGATTGGGACGAAGAAGATATTAGATATGTGGGCAATGCAATTAGGTCTGGATATTTATCTGTTGGTTCAGAAATGAATTATTTTGAAGAATTTATGAGTAGTAAACATGGTAAAAGTTTTGGGCGTATGGTAAATTCTGGGCAATCTGCTTTAGAGGTTGCATTAGAAGTAGCTAAATTAAAATTACAAAAACCTTCGTTAAGAGTTATGTTACCGGCTAATACTTATGCTGCTACTTTATGGGCGATAATTAGAACTGGATGTATTCCAGTTTTTCATGATATTGGAGAAGATTATAATATAAAGTTTACTGAAAAAGATGTAGAACTTTCTAAATATTGGGAAATAGATGTAATATTATCTGTAGATTTATGTGGGAAAAAAGCCAATATACCACAACCCATAATGGATAGATTTTTTATTATTGAAGATGCATGTGAGGCTGTTGGCAATGAATCTTGTAATTATGGAAATATTATTTGTTTAAGTTTTTATGTTTCACGTATTATTACTACTGGTTCTGGTGGTATGATTTGTCATGAGAATTCTGAATATATAGATTTTATAGAGAGTTTTATTTCACATGGTAGAAAGTTAGGTGGTGATTTTATTAATTGCGAAGATGGTTGGGAAGATCGTTTTAAGTTTGATAAAGTTGGGGCTTCTTATCGTTCAGATAATTTGTCTGCAGCATTAGGTCTTTCTCAGAGCAAAAGAATTGATAACATTATCGCCAAAAGAAAAATGAATGCAGGATTATTAATAAATAGTTATTATGAAAATAAAATGTTGCAAGATAATTTTACTTTTCCATCTTGGGATTATTGGGATGAATGTGTTTTTCAGTTTTTTCCGATATTATGCAAAAAACATATAGATAGAGAAAAATTATTACAATATTTATACGAGAAAGAAATTGATTCTAGAGTTTTAATGTCTTTAACTAATCAAGAACCAGTAAAACACATGGGAATACTTTCTATGAGTTATAAAAATTCAGAATATGTTAATGATAATGGATTTATAATTGGATGTCATCAAAATTTAGACAAAGAACATATGAATTATATTATTGAAACTTTAAAATCTTTCGTAGATACTGAAGTTACAAAATAAAAATAAGAAAGGTATTTATATGAAGAAGCCTAGACTTACATTTTTTCTACATGGAGAAGATTCATTTTTAAAAGATATTATAATCAATTTAAGAAATGATTATGATATAAAATATTTTAATGTTAAAGACAGAGAGAGAGAATTTTATAGCGATGGATCTGGTACACAAGAATTTTATCAACTATATTATGATAGTGATATTGCTTGGTTTGAATGGTGTAATGAATTAGTTATAAAAGCTTTATCAAGTCCCAAACAATGTAAGCATATTGTTAGATTGCATAGCTATGAAATGTTTACCCCTATGCCATCACAAGTAGATTGGAATAAAGTTGATAAACTTATTGTAGTTAGTGAAACAATGAAGAATTTACTTGATCAAAAATTTCATATTAGAAAAGATATATTTAAAGTTATTAATAATGGTATTAATTTAGAAAAGTTTGATTTTAATGAAAATAAGAAGTATAATAAAAAGATTTGTTATTTGGGGTATTTAAATTATAAGAAAGCACCAGAATTGTTTTTACATTTTTGCAATGAAATATGGAATTATGATCATAATTTTACATTTCATATTGCAGGCCAATTTCAAGATGAAAGAATTGGGTTATATATGAATACTATAATCCCTCATTTGCCATTTAAAGTTATATTTGATGGATGGCAGAAAAATGTCCCAGAATACTTGTCAGATAAAGACTATATAATGTCAACTTCTTTATTTGAATCTTTTCATTATTCTTTAATGGAAGGCATGGCTTTGGGTGTTATTCCTTTAGTTCATGGATGGATAGGAAGTGAGTTGTTATACCCAACAGAAAATATATTTTATAGAAGTAATGATTTAATAGATTTTATTAAAAAAATTGAATCATCTGAAAATATTGGGAATATTAGAAAATACCACAGAAAATATGTTGAAAATAATTTTTCTTTAGACAAACAAATGAAGGAAATAAAAGAAACATTAAGCGAGTTGTTATGAGAATAATCTGTCTTGGTAACATATATGGAAATGTTCATTTAATTAATGAATATTTATACAGGTCTAAAGCTGATTTTGCTTTAATTTGTGGGAATATAAGTATTTGTGGGAGGAATAAAAATAAGTATTTGCCAAAATCTTTTAATGAGAAAAACAATTTTTACGAATACTTAGAAGGCAAGCAATTATTTATCAAACCAGTATTTTCTATAAGAGGGATATATGATGATTTTTATTTAGTAAAGAAACTTATAGAAAGAGATATTAATATTCATAATTTTAGAATTATTGAAGATGGCACTGTTGTTAAATATAATAACATAGCTATAGGTGGATATGGAGGAACTTATTCTCCTTTATATTATAAGAAAGAAAATCTTATTGGATATCAAAAGAAGCATTTTAACGAAAAAGAAGTAAATTCTTTAACAGACAAAATTATTGATATTCTTTTAGTTTATGATTTGATAGGTGGAGTTACTAAAAAGAAAATTGAATTTTCTGAAGAAACTTTGAATATGTTTATAAAAACTCAATGTTTATATTGTTTGATAGGGATTAATGATTGGTGGGGTTTAGCCCCTATGCCTGGTAAAAATGTTATAAGTTTACCTAAAGCAACAGAAGGATATCTTATTATAGAGCCAGACAAGGAATGGAGAGCAGAAGGAGTTAGATTCGATGTTAGTTTAAATAGACACAAGAGGGAATCAAATGATTGAAGATAATGCTATTGAGATTTTAAATAAAAGATATTTTTGGAAAGACAATGAAGGTAAAATAGTAGAAGATTGGAGTGGGCTATGTAGAAGAGTAGCAAATTATATAGCTTCTGATGAAAAAGAGAATATTGAGAAATGGGCCGATTCTTATTATGATATAATGTATAATTTGAGATTTTTACCCAATAGTCCTGCTTTAATGAATGCAGGAAAAAAAGAAGCCATGATGTCCGCCTGTTTTGTTCTTCCGATAAACGATAATTTATCAGACATAATGAGAGCATTCGCTTATGGGGCGTTAGTTAATAAAGCTGGAGGGGGAACTGGGTATTCTTTTTCTAATCTAAGAAGTGCTAATTCTGTAGTCGGATCTACTAGTGGAGTTGCTTCTGGTCCAATTTCTTTTATGAAAATGGGTAATGATATTACAGAACAAATTAAACAAGGTGGGACTAGACGTGGTGCGAATATGGGGTTGTTGGCTTGTAATCACCCCGATATAGAAGATTTTATTAAATGTAAGAATGATATTAATCTTATTAATAATTTTAATATTTCTGTTTCTATTACAGATGAATTTATGACAGCAGTTAAGAAAGACAAACAAATAGACTTGATAGATCCTCATTCTAAAAAAGTTGTTAAATCTGTTTCTGCTGTAGAATTATTTGAAAAGATTATTGAAAATGCACATTCTACAGGAGAACCTGGACTATTTTTTGTAGATACAGTGAATAAATCTAACCAATATGGGACTGTTTATGCTGTTAATCCATGTGGTGAATCACCATTATTATATTATGAATCTTGTAATTTGGGTTCTTTAAATTTAGCTAAATATTATGAAAAAGAAAGTAATAATATAAACTATGAAATATTTGAAAAAGACATTAGATTATCTATAAGATTATTAGATTCTATTATAAATAAGAATTTTTACCCAATTCCAGAAATAAAAGAAGCATCTTTAAAAACTAGAAAAATTGGATTAGGGGTTATGGGTTTCGCAGATTTGTTGATATTAATGGGAATAGCTTATGATTCTAAAAAAGCTAGAAAAATAGCTGAAAATATAATGGAATTTATCAACAATACAAGTAAAGATGAAAGTAAAAATTTGGGTGAAGAAAAGGGTATTTGCGAAGCATGTAAAGAAATTGGGATTGATAGAAGGAATCTGTGGACTACTATTATCGCCCCTACTGGGACTATCTCTATTATAGCAAATGCTTCTTCTGGGTGTGAACCTCTTTTTTCTATAGCATATGAAAGATTGTGCATGAACAATATTAAATTAGAAGTTATTAATAAATATTTTTTGAAATTATTAGAAAATTATGATATAGGGTTAGACGAGAAATTAAAAAATAAATTATTAAATAGCAACAGTTTAAAAGATATAGAAGAAATTCCAAAAGAGATAAAAGAAATATGTAAAACTTCATTTGATGTATCTCCAGAAGATCATGTTTATATGCAATCTTCTTTCCAAAAATATGTAGATGGCGGAGTTTCTAAAACTATTAATATGTCTAAGGATGTGACAAAAGCAGATGTTAGAAAAGCTTATCTTTTAGCTTATGATCTTGGATGTAAGGGAATTACTGTATATAGAGATGGATCTAGGCCAAATCAAGTTTTATCCTCTAAAAAAGACGATTCTAAAATGAGATATAGAACTAGAACTACTATTGGGACAACAGAAAAATATAAAACACCATTAGGCAATTTATATTTTACAGTGAATAAAAACAAAGAAGAAGATGAAGATCCTATTGAAGTTATTTTGAATTTAGGTAAAACTGGTTCTGTTACACAATCATTTTTAGAATCAATAGGAAGACTTATATCAATCGGTTTGAAATACAAAGTTTCAGCAAAATCATTAGCACAAGCACTTATAGGGATAGAGACTACAGAAAATACTACTTTTGATGGTCATAGGCAAATTACATATAAATCTATCCCAGATTTAATCGGTAAAGAATTATTTAGATTAATTAAGAATAAACCACAAGATGAAAATAACGGGTTAAATTCTTTATGCCCCTCTTGTGGCAAACCCCTTTTAAGACAAGAGGGATGTTTGAAGTGTATTTGCGGATTTTCTAAGTGTTAGGAGGAAAGATGTCATTTGATGAAAAGCTTGATAATTTGCCAGTTACTATTTTCGATAAAGAGTTTCCATTAAATATTGATTTACAGAGTGCTGGTCATGCCATTCGTGATGATTTAGCAAAAGCCTATAATTTATATGGAAGATTAAATAATATGGCAGCCTATTCTTCTTATTTATTAGACGAAGCAGAAGCCAGAAAAGAAGCAGTAGAATCTTTAGCGTGGGCAGAATTAGAAAGAGCAGAATCACTTAAATCTATGAGTGTTTCACAAAAAAAGATAAAAGTTAGAGATATTATGATAGAATACGAAGGAGAAAAAACAAATATTATTAAAGAACAAAAAAGAGTAGCTAAATATAAATATCTAGACAATAGAGGGAAATTCAAGATTAGAGAGATGATGGCCCTTTTAGATCTGGGTAGAAGTATGTTGTCTTGGGATAAAACAGAATTAGATAGGTTGCAATAATGAGCGAAAGATATATTGATAATATTTTTTTTGATATAATTGATTATATTAATAGAGATAAAGAAATTCCATATCATATAGTTGGGAAGGTTTATGAGTCTTGTTCTTCTTATGACGGATATGCTATTGGGGGTCTTTTCAATTATATTTTGAAAGACCCCAATGCTAATAAAATATTAAATGTTTTTGATAATTTGAAAATATTAGATATATTTTTACCAGAAATTGGTATATTAAAAAATGTACCACAAAATAAATCTAGATCAGACAACGTATTTATCCATACTCTTAATGTTTTGAAAGAAGTTCCATATGATGATATTGTTTTAAGGTGGGCAGCATTGTTACACGATATTGGAAAATATGATACTTATATGCTATATAAGAATTTTTTACAGCATTCTCAATTTAGTTATATTAAGTCTAATAGAATTTTAGATAGATTTAATATTCAAAATGCTGAAGAAATTTCTATTATAATTAAATTTCATATGCTACCCTTAGATTATCAAAGACAGCCCAATTGGAAAGATGAGGCTATTATTTCTTTTATAAATAAGTGTCATCCTAATTATGTGATGAAGATTATTGATTTTGCGTATTATGATAAAAGATCAGAGAATGGGTATGAAGAATATTTAAAACCAATAGAAGAATTAAGAAAGAAAGTAATTTATTTTTTAAACGATACGAGTTATTTTAGAAATACAAAGAAGGATGATTTATGAAAAATGGAAAAGATACAAATGAGATCATAAAGCCAATTAAAAAAATAGTAAAAATAGCTTTTTCTGGGAAAATGAGAAGTGGAAAAGATTGGTCTGTTAAGTATTGTATTTCTAGACTAGAAAAAAGTTTTTCACGTAACTTTTTTATCCATGAGAACCTAGCAGATGATTTAAAAGACTTATGTATGAAAGGATTTGGAAATAAAAATAGAGAAACCTTACAACATTTTGGTACTGATATAGTTAGAAATGGGTGTAATAAATATTTTGGTCATTCTGATTTTTGGATTAATTTATATCTAAATAGAATTGAAAATATTATATTAAAAGATTGTTTTGATAATTTAGTAATAGATTTTTATAACCAGCATAAATATTTGGGGGGAATTTTTTGTAGTGGTATTAGATTTCCAAACGAAGTAGATAAATTAAAAGAACAGGGATTTAAAGTTGTTAGATTAGAAGTTAATAGAGAACAGCAATTAAGTAGGCCAACAGATAATAAGGCGACTATTAATTTAGATCATGAATCAGAAGTAGCGTTAGATGATTATAATAATTTTGATTTAGTTATTCCTCCATGCAACTTAGAAGAATTGAAAATTCATTTAGATAAGTTTATAGGAGATATTGTTAATGAGGGTTAAAACTATTTGTGATGAAGTAGTAAAATGGCGTAAATCTAAGAAGTTTGAAACAAATTGGGACAATATGCCAATTAAGCTTATGTTAGTAGTTACTGAATTAGCAGAAGCTTGTGAGGCGCACAGAAATGGGGATAGAAAGAATTTTAATGAAGAGATAGCTGATACTTTTATTAGACTATTTGACATTGCTGGGTCTGTTGACATTGATTTAGAAAAAGAAATATCTGACAAAATGGCCATTAACTGGGGAAGATCAGAGAAACATGGAAAATTATATTGATGTTTTGTATAATGTTTCCTAAAGATAAGGACTTTGTATGTCCAAAGAATTTAAAATTGGCTAAGAAATTAGACGATTATAAATGTGTTTTGTGTGGTGATATTGAAAATTTAATTACGCATCATATTAATTTAGTGGGTTCTAATGGGAGAGATGATCATTTAGAAAATTTAATTACTTTATGTTTTAATTGCCACAGAAAAGTTCATGATGGAATAAAAATAAATAATACTTGGATAAGTGGGGAATATTATTTATATACAAATATAAGAAAAATTCAAAATATGAAAAATTTTAGATGGCATAAATTTATAGAGGAGATAGAAAATGACGTTTGAAGTTGATGTGAGAGAAATAAAAAAGGCTATATCTTTGATTTCTCCTATTGTTAATTTAAATAGTGCCCAGTTGCCTTTGAGATATATTAAAATATGTAAAAATGATAATAGAATAGAAATTAAAGGATATAATGATAATATTTTTGCTTCTTCTTTTATTGGGACAGCGAATATAGAAGAAAGTAAAGATGGAGATTATTGTTATGTGTATGCTAAAATGTTTTTTGATTTGATTAAATCTTTTAACGGGGTTGTAAAGATAACATTAAATGAAGATAGTTTTGTTATTAAAAATTCTAGATCTAAATACAAAATAAATGTTTTAGACAGAAAGACATTTGAAGACTCTGTTCAGGATATAGAAGGATATTATGAAGTAAAACATAGTAATATTGTTAATTTATCAGAGTTAAAGAATAAGATGCAGAGTGTTATTCATTGTTTGTCTAACAATGATTTTGAGCCGGAATTAAAACATCTTTGTTTTAAAGATGATTTGATTGTCGCTTGCGATGGTGTCAGGGGAGCAGTTATAGAATATGATTCTAAGAATATTGGAGAATGTCTTATTCACAAAAATATATATCAATGTATTATGAACATAGAAGATTCTAATGAGATTAGATTTATTGTTTATAATGATATTCTATTCGGGAAAACTAACAATTTTATGTTTGCATCTTCTTTGTCTAAGTTGAAATACCCATTCGATGATGTAAAAAATATTTTTGAGAATTATAAAAAAGATAAATTTAATATTAATATTAACTTAAATCAAGAAATGTTTTTAGAATCTCTTAGCAGAATTCTGTATTTGACAGATAAAGATACTAACTCTGTGAAGATAATTTTTGGAGACAGAGTTGTTTCTATGGAAGTTAATGGCAATAATATTGGAGAAGAATCTATTTATATAGAACCTACTGGGATTAAAGATTCTATTTCTTTATTCGTTGATGCTAAGAATCTCAGAGAAGCCATAAATTATTCTGTTGGTGAAGTTCGTTGGATGACAAATAATTCTGAAGATATCCAATATATTGTTGATGCGAATGTTGTACAATTCTTTTTCGGTTTAGAAGAATAATGGAAATTATTAAAGATGAAAAATTTTATAAAGATATATATAAGAGATATGATAATTGGATAAACTACCGGGCTAAAATGATTAATAGAGACTATGCTGAAGACATAGCTCAAGAAGTTAGAATTTTTTTATACTCATATCTTAAAAAATACGATGGTAGTATTGATATAGATTTATTTATAAAGACTATCTTAAAGGCTGGATTTAGAAGGGCTATTTTCGATACGAAGAAACAAGAGCAGTTTGAAAGATCTATGGTTTGTGTTTCTGATTTTTCTTGGATAAGAAATATTTACTATAAAGACAATATGGATTCTTTAATAGAAAAAATTGTTTATAATTTGAGTATAAAGCAGAAAGTAGTATTTTATTCTATTCTATATCTGGGGCATTTAAATAATTATAAGAATATCGCTAATATTGTTGGTATGAAATATGCTACTTTTTTGAAAAATCTTAAAGATATTAGATTCATAATTGACAATATTACCTTAAAAGATACAAATTGATGTAAATTTAAACATTTTTTTATATAAATACCGTCTTTTGTTACAGAAAGGTGGTATTTTTTAATGGTTAAAAAGATTATAATGACTCCAAAAGATAGAGAAAAATACTATTCTCCTTTATTTAAGTATTTTATTGAAAGTAAAGAACTTACAGAAGAAGAAGCTAAAGACAAGATAGAAGAAGTATTTTTAGAATCTCAACAGGGGTGGGTTAATGCCCCAATTTCTTTAGATACTAGAATAAGAATAAAATCTGGGTTTCAATGGAAATCACATGAAAACTTAAAACCAAAGATTAAAACAGTTCCAGATAAATTTTTAAAAGTTAAAGAAGAAGACGAAGAAACAGAAATAGGCGAAGGTTTTATATTTAGATATCTTAGAAAATATGAAAAAAACTGGTGGAAAGGAAGAGAAAAAATATATAGAAGTGAATTTGATTTTAACGAAAGTTCAGATATTCCATTATTAAATCAACTATTATTTGAAGAACTTTTGCAAAGAAGATTGTTTAAAAATCAACTTCAAAATCCTTCAAGAGATTATAATATTCAATTAAGTAAAAGTTTAGAAAGACTATCACAGCTTCAGATTAAACTTGGGATTACTAGAGAACAAAGAGCTGATATAATAGATAAGATGGATGGGAATATAGCTACTTTATCTATTAGTTTAGATGAAAAACTTAAAAATATAAAAGACATAGAAAATATTAACGAATCTGAAGAATTATTATATTCAAATTTAAAAGCACAGAAACCACCTTACAATATTCTCCCACCAGAAGACAAAGTAGAAGCTATGGTTAAAAGTGGAGAGGGTATAGTATATAGTACAGATGCGCCAGAAGAAAAAACAAAAGTAGAAGAAGTTGCTAAAGAACAAAAAAGATTGCTTAATAAGAAGAAAGAATTCCCAGTTGGAGAATCAATATAATGGTTAAAATTAGATTAACTAAAAAAGAAAAATCTACTCTTAATTTGTCAGAAAAGCTAATATTATTTTATAGAAGATATCCAGTTATTGCTGTTAAGGAGTTATTTAATATAGATCTAATTTGGTTTCAGAGAATTATATTAAGATCTCTATTTAAACATAAATATATTCTTTTATTATTGGGAAGAGGGATAGGTAAAACTTGGATGGGAAGTCTTTTTTGTGTTTTATATGCATTATTATATCCAGGTGTAGCTATAGGTATTATTACTCCGTCTTTCAAACAGACAGAATTCTTTTTTGATAAAATAGACGAACTATATGAAAGTTCTCCATATATGAGAGCTGCATGTGTTAAAAAACCATTTAGAGCTACATTTAAAGCTGCTTTAAAATTCAAAAATGGAAGTTTTATAGAGGGTTTACCTCTTGGAACTGGGCAGAAAATAAGAGGAAGAAGATATCATATTATTTGGGTAGATGAATATGCAGTAGTAGATGAAATAATCATTAAGACAGTAGTTCGTCCCATGATGAATATAAAAAGAGCTGGATTTGAAAATAAATATATTATGTCTTCTACTGCTTATTATACTTGGAATCATTTTTATACTCAATATGTTTTATATCATTATATGATGAAAAGAAAACCAGATCTTTATGCAGTTCATGAATATATAGACGAAGATGTTTTAATAGTTAAAGATCCTCCATTTGAATTAGATAAAGAAATATATGAAATGATGCGAATGGATACAACTGAAGAACTTTATCTAATGGAGAATAAGGGAGTATTTCCATTAGAAAATGTTGGATTTTTTAGCGCACAACTTTTAGATAGATGTACTCCTAGAAATAATGAAACACAGACTGACTCTCCTATAGAAGTATATGGAGAAGAAGGATCTATTTATACAATTGGGATTGATGCTGCCAGGGTAGCTGGAGGGGATAATTTTTCTTTGTCAGTTATTAAAATAGATGGTAATAAAAAGAGATTTGTTAATAATTTGACTTTAAATGGTGCTTCATATCAAAAAATGATTCGTTTAATTAGAGAAACATTGAAAAGATATAAAAAAATAGTTCAGATAAACATAGATGCTGGTGGTGGTGGAATGACATTAAAAGATTTACTTGCTGAAAAATATCAAGATAGAGAAGGCCATATTTATCCCCCCATTTATGATATGGAAGAAAAAGAGATACCAGTGGGAGCTATTCCAATTTTGAAATTAATTAAATTTACGGCTCCAGTAGTTAATGATTTATATATGAGATTAAAAGCTGATTTTCAGCAAACTAATTTATTATTGCCTATTGATTTAAGAAGAAGTAGTGATAAAGAATTAGAAAAATCAGGGCAAGAGATAATTCAAACAAAAAGAGAATTGTTAGTATTACAAGCAGAGAAAAAGGGAAATCATTATCATTTCGATGTTCCTGCACAATTTAAAAAAGATAGAGCTACTTCTTTAGCTTTAGCTAATCAAGCAGCGAATGAATTCGTTACTGGAGAAACTAAAACTTTTTCTAGTAATCTTGGTATTGGCTTTTGGGTATAAAAGAGGTATAAAATGTCAGAAGAAACTAAGTCTAATGGTCAGATAATTGTTATGTCTGATGGAATGGCGTCAGAAGATAGCGATGATATTTTTAGTGAAGAAGATAACGAACTTGAAGAAATAAATATCGGCGGCAAGAATCTTGGCATAGGGGTTAAAGTCCCAACTAGTATTAAAATTCCACTTAGTTATATTGATAGTTTAAGAGAATATGACGATATGTATAACAACATATATTCTCAAATGAAAGTATGTTGGAAATTATACAAATTTAATCCTATTGTTGGGAGTGCTGTTGATGTCTTGGTCGATTTTGCAGTTACTAGTTTGAGGGCTGAAGATACTGGAGATGAAAAACTTAACAATTTATTAGAATGGTTTTTTGTCAATTTAAATAAAGACAATTCCAATACTGTTCCTGGTGTTTATCCATTAATGCAAGAATTGGCTTTAGAATGGTTTACTTCTGGTAATTCTTTCCCATATGTGAAATGGGAAGAAATAGAAGTTGGTAAATTAGATGGAAGTTGGAAAATGCCTGTTTCTATTAATTTGATTAATCCACAAAGTATTGAGATACCAACTGAACCAATTGCTTTCGGCCAAGAAGTTATTTATTTGAGGCCAGATGCTACTTTATTGAGCAAATTACAAACTGATGGTAGATCAGACCCAGAAGCAGCATTATTAAAAAAAGCTATTCCTCGTGGGTTCATGGAAGCTATTAAAAAAAGAAACTATAATTGGAATAGTGGTATTAGATTAAATCCTAAATTTATATCTCATTTGAAAAGAAAAGTTAAAGGATATCATGCTTGGGGTATTCCATATTTAGCGAGATGTTTAGGGTCTTCTGCTTTATTAGAGAGATTAAGACAAGTAGATGAATCTATCAGCAGTGGTTTATTGAATTTAATTACTATTTTTAGGGTTGGAACTGAAGAGCATCCAGCTAATAAACAAAGACTTACAGCATTTGCTAATTTAATAAGAAACCCTAAAGCTACTACAACTTTAGTTTGGGCACATGATGTAGATGTTCTTCAAGTCGGCCCAGACGGGAAAGTATTACAATATAAAGATAAGTATAAGCAAGCTAAAGAAGATTTAATCATAGGGTTAGGTCTCCCTCCTGTTTTGATTTCTTTAAATCAGCAAGGTGATGCTTGGGTTTCTATTCTCTCTTTGATAGAAAGATTATCTAACTGGAGACAAATAACTTCTATATGGTTAGAAAAGATTTGCAAACAAATAGCTGAGAATAATGGGTTTTCTAATAAAAGAATAAAAATTAAATGGGACAGAATGAATCTTAAAGAAGAAAGTTCTATTAAGAATTTAATATTAGCTTTTTATGATAGGGGTCTTATATCTATTGGAACTGCGTTAAATGAATCTGGGTATAATCTTGAAGGTGAAATTTCTAAAAAAGAAAAAGAAAAAGAAATTTCTGATTTGTTTTTTCCTCCCAATTTACCATTTAGTGGGAACAACCAAGAAACTGATAAAAATCGTCCTTCTGATGAAGATCCTAAAATGACAAAAAATAATATAAAAAAATCTCAAGATAAACCAGTAAAAACCGTTAATCTTAAAGAAGAGAAGAAGAAAAGACCAGTTGAACCTAAAAAGCCAGAGGGTTAAAAATGCCAGCAGATTATTTAGCAGTTAGAGATAGCTGTATTAATAGAAAAAAGAAAAAAAATAGTGGTGAAATATCTGAAAAAGAAATAGCAGAATGTAAAAAAATGGCTTCTATTTGGTATTACAAGAAACATGGTAAACCAGTTGAACATGCCGATATTAAAGAAATAGATTTAGATGAAACTGAAACTCAAATTCTTAATGAACAGATTGAGATATTCGGTAGTTTAGAGAATCATAATCAATGGAATTTAGAAAAGGAAGATGATGAATAAAATTACTTTTTATATTAGTTATTTTTTTATATCTTTAGGTTTATTTGCTTTTCCTATTTATTCGCAACATATTATAAGCCAATTTGAAGATCAGAAAACAATTTCTGAGGTATCAGTAAAAGATATAATTACTAAAGATGAATTTGTAAATTATAAAAATGACACCAAAGAAGAAAGAAAAGAACTAAAAGCATATATTGATGAGATACTTAAAGACAAAGAAGATCTTTGTGTTAAAATAGCTGAAAATACTAAGTCTATTGATTCTCTAATTAAAAGTGTCGAATATTTAAGAAGTACATTAGACAAAATACTATTTGCTTTATTAGGATCTGCTTTGTCTTGTTTGTTTGGTGGTTTAGGTGTTGGTTTTATATATGGCAATAAAAATAAGAAATAGAGGATATTATGGGATATGGCAAAGAAATATATAATGCTTTAATTCCACATAGCGATATTACGATTACCCATCAAGGTACAGGAAGAATTGATAGTGTTGCGGCGGCAGATGTTAGAGGTAATAGTTGGAATACTTCAATAGTTAAAGATGGGTATTGGTATATAGATGTTGGGCATTTTTCTACTGCGATAACTGGGGCTGTAGTAGAAATTGATATATTAGGATCTTATGATGGAGATCATTGGTATGATAAACAAAAACTTAGATATTCTACTTCTTATAATGATCTAATATATCAAACAGCTTTCCCAAATTATACCAGTATTACTTATCGTGTAGCTAGTTGTGGTGGAATTAGTGATCTTAAAGTTTCGTTAGAACAACATATAGAATATTAATTGGAGATTATATGAATAAATCATTGGCTAGTGCTTTTAATTTATCTACTTCTTCTGTTCCAACATTTGAGACTGAAGAAGATGATAATTTTGTTTATATAAAAGCTTTTTCACCAAATAAGAGTTCTAATATTAGAAATTCATCTAATGTTAATTCTCTTGAAGAGGGTATAGTATCAAAAAGTTTTTCTCAAGAACAAAGTACATATATATCTTATAGTGTATATATGTTTGATAAATCAAAATATGATAAATTATCTGCTTTAAAGTGGTTGAAGAAATATTTTGGAATTAAATAGATAAGGAAATATAATGGGAAATTTATCTATATCTGGTGATACCTACCATAACCGGCACTCGCTTGATTCTAAATATTCCGGCAATAAAAAATATAAAAAGTTGCCCAAAAAATGTTCAGTTTGTGGCTCAACTAAAGGCCCTTTTGATCTTCATCATACTTCTAATAATAGAAAAGATTTAAGATCTGGTAAGGGTTTGAAAGTAGTGTGTCGCAGCTGCCATAGAAAATATCATGCTAAACTTAATGGTGGTAGAGGGGAATTTATTGAAGTAGCATCTATAAAATTATATGATTCTCCAGATAATGAAAAAGGAAGAGCTATTGCTAGAGAACATTCTAATTCTGATTTAATGTATGTAGATTTTATATTGTGTCATGAAGGTGGAAATAAAAATTATGATTATTTTACTGATAAAGAAATAAAAGAAAATGCCAATACTGCTATTAATAAACCGATTAATATGGAACATACTATAAAAAATATAGGTGTTATTTATGACAGTAAATATGTAGAAGTTGCTTCTTTGAAAGATGAAGAAAAAGATTTTTATAAAAGTTTCGGGGAAACTTTAGAAAAGAATTTTATAATATGTAAAGGGGTTATCTGGCAAGAAAAACATCCCAAAGAAGCGAGAGAAATTAGAAAAGAATATGAAGAAGGTATTTTGTCTTTTTCTATGGAGAATCAATTTAAACAATCTCGATGTTCTAATTGTAATGAAATTTTTAACACTTCATTCGAATATTGTGATCATTTATTAGAACGAAGACAAGTTGGAAGCGAATATTATGGTACGTTTAGAGAATTTATAGGAAGCAATTTTATTGGGGCTGCTAAAGTTAAGAAACCGGCAGATCCTAGCGCAAAAGGATTAGCAATTGCAAAAAACCAAAGTTTTGTAATACTTTTACCGTATTATATTAAAATAGAAGACTATAAGTTATTTGTAGCTTCTGCGGGAGAATTTAGTATGCAAAAAATAGACATTCCTATTAGATATAGGGACGAAATATGTGGAACTTCTGAATCTGATGTTATTCCTAATGAAGAATTTGCTGATGATGTTAATAGGGGTTTTCCGATAAATAATGAAGTTAATTTAATTGATAGTGCTAAAATAGTTTTTAATGAAGAACTAAAAGAATACTCTAAATCAGAACAAGTATATATCTTGCAACGACTTTCAGAAGCGGCTGCAAAATATGAAATTAATTTGAATGATTATATTGAAGAAAAAGGAGAAGAAACAATGACACAAGAAGTCTATAAGACTAAAGAAGAGTTCGATAAGGCTTTAGCTACTGAAATAGATAAAGTTAAGAATGGTGATAAGATCAAAGAATCTGAAACTACTATTGCTTCTTTAAAAGAAGAGATTAAGAACATTAAAGAAGATAATACTAAAATTTCTAAAGAAAAAGAAGCAGTAGCTAAAGAGCTTGAAGATTATAAGAAAAATATTGAAGCAGAAAAAAATGCTGAAGCTAGATATTCAGAGCTTTCTAATGCTGGTTTGACTTTTGATGGAGATGAATTGATCAAGATTAAGCAGACCATTAAAGAAATGTCAGATGAGGCTTTTGCTAGCTTTAAGAGCGTTTTAGTTAAGGCTAAAGAAATCGGTGAAGCTAAGTTTCTTTCTAAAGAAGAAATAAAGAAAGAAGAAGAGAAAAAGAAACTTGCTGAAGACAAGAAAAAATCTACAGACAAGAAAGTAGATAAGAAAGATGATTCGAAGGCTGATATTGTTGACGAATCTAAGAAAGATAATGAAGCTGTTGCTAATTTAATAGAAAATGAAGAAACAGAAGACAAGTTTGCTATTATAGATACTATTTTAAGTAAGTAAGAATTAGGAGGAAATTTATTATGTTAGAAATATTAATCCCTGGAATTAGACAAGGTCAGGGTGTTATTGCTGGAAGTACTGTTTACAGGGGTATGTTTTGTTATATCTCTGCTATTAATTCAACTGGTGAAGCTATTTTAAGAGTTCCTTATAGTTCCCCTCAAGCTTGGGGTGCTGTTTATCCCGTTAATAAACTTTACTATCCTGCTGATTATGGAGATACTTCAGCTGCAATCGATAAAATCCCTTCTGGTAGTGGTTGTATTTATTATGAAGGTGGAGAATATGAAACTGATCAGTGGTATCCTTCTGCGTTTGGGTTAACTTGTGCTTATTGGGCTACTTTAGAAAATTATTCTTCTTCGTATGGTAGTGCTATTAATATTCCTGGTACTTCTACTACTTTATCGACATTGGGAGTTCGAAAAGGATATGTTTCTGCTGTTCTTACTCATGCTCCTGGATCTGCTAGGTATTCTCTTGGTTCTAAACAGGGTCAATTAGTTGGATTTGCTTCAGCGGCTGGATTTAGTTTGGGTACTTATCAAGCAGATAATGGTTGGGTAGCTGACATCGTTGCTATTCACGGTAGTTCCAGTGCTGATGCTCGTATTAGATTTAGAATTCCTTATAGTAAAATAGGTCGTGCTGCTTGGGGCGGTACTGACATTCCTGCGTTGCCGTAATTGTTAATTTTTTAATATTTTTGGAGGTCAATTAATAATGGGTGAAAAAACAAAAATGACTGAACAAGAATTGACCCAAGCTTTCTCTAAAGCTATGCAATATGGGCTAGCGGCAGAAGAGACTAGGCGAGAGATGGCTGTTAAGATTGTTAAGTTTATTAGTGATGCTATAGCTCTCCAGGATATTGCTTCGCTGATTTTACCTAAAGAGTTTATTCCTATCGGGCAGACTGCTGAATATTCTCTTCCTGGTAAACTTAAAGCTTACTGGCATGAACCTGGTTCTTATGCTCCTAGAACCCAGATGGTCAATCGTGTGTTCACTATTCCGACGAGTATGTTATCTGCGCATCCTGAATATGAACTGGGACAGCTTGAGTCTGGTAGATACGGAAGTATGCAGACTCAGATAACTGCAGCTCAAGAAGCTATTCAGGGGGCTATAAATGCTCGTGTTTGGAATACTATTATTGGGTCTGTTTCTCCTACAGCTAGAAACTACACTACTTCTAGTGGAGCTTTAACTATGAGTTCTTTGAATGATGGTATTAACTGGGTTGAAGACCAAGTTGGTGGAGCTGTAGCTATTGTAGGACGTAGAAATGTTTTATATAGAATGTTAGATTTCGGGACTTCGGGCACTGCTGATACTGGAGTCTTTTCTGATACTATGAAAGACAATGTTCTTAAGGGTGGTAAAATTCCTAGCTATCGTGGAATTCCTGTTATTGGTTTAACACAGTGGCGAGACGGATTTGGTAAAGTTACTATTGACGAAGGAAATGTCATGATTATCGGTAAAGATGTTGGTCGCTATGTTGTAAGCCAAGAGTTGCGTTCACAGCAAACGATTGATGTTGATAATCTTATTTGGCACATTCATCTTTATATGAAAATGGGTGTCGGTGTTTTCTTTCCTGAGAGAATGTTCCGAATTCGTATTCTTCCTTAAACTATATAATGTGGGCTTTATGCCCACACCAGAAAGGTAAGAAATGAAAGAAAAAAAGAATAAACAGACTAAAATTAAGTCTGTTGTAAAAAATCCAGACATGTCTGCTAAAGTTTTTCAAGACTCTGATGGCGAAAAACATGTTGTTTTAGTAGAACAAAAAGAATATTTTATTTTTAGAAATCTTTTGCCAGGTGCTTTCTATTTTATTAGAGAAGATGGTTCTGATGGCAAAATTGTTGGAGAAGGGATTTTAGATAACATTACAGTTAAAGAAAGAAAGATGCTATTAAAATCTACTTCTTTTAAAATTGGGCAAATTGTTGAAGAGACAGAAGAAGAAACAGCTGAAGAAGAATCTAATCTTAACTCTTTAAGTGATTATAAACTAAAAAGGCTTTTTCAAGAACATGGTAAAGATATTGACTATTTAAAAAAATATATTATTAATATGGATAGTCTTTTCGCTGTTAGAAGAATTAAAAAATATATTGTAGATAATGACTATTCTGCTACTTTATCTTCTTATTGTGACAGTAAAATTATTGAATTAGAAGAAGAATATTTAGAAGGGTTTAAAGAGCCAATTTCTAAGGTTCCAAGTGGTATATAATGTCCGTTTTTCAATATGAATGGACTATTTTTAAATATAATAGAAATCAATTTAATAAAGTTTCTTATGGAAACAAAGACATTAGTGAAATAAATTTAGAAGAAGACATTTATAAAATATTGTTTAAGCCGGTAACAGATCATAGTTTGCCGGCTTTTTCTATTGTAAATAAGCCAAATATGAGAATATTGCATAAACAAATTTGGTCTATACCATATGAGGATATGTGGGATTCTAATAAAGACGCTTCTATAAAACGGCTAATAATATATGAAAAAATAGAAGTAGTAGTTGTTACTTTAGACAAAATAAAAACCGTTTATTGTATTGACTTGAATACGAAAGAACTTAAAGTTAATTTTTTAACGTGGAAATAAATGACTATTTTATATATAGATCCAATTGCTGATTCTTCCCTCTCATGGTTAAATCCATTAGGAGATAGCCATTATGACAAGATAGATGATTGGAATTTTGGTGCTGCTGACGACGATACTACTTATATAGAAGATAAAGGCAGTGTTAATATAGATTGGTTTAAATTTGAATCTTTTACTATCCCTTCTGGTAAGAAGATTGTTTCTGTAAAGGCTACAGTTAGACATAGACAAACTAGTACTCTTAGTGGTCTTAGAATTCAACCATTATTAAAAAATCTATCTGGACAAACTGGATATGGTTCTTCTGCAGCTGCTATAACTACTTATGCAACAACTACTTTACCAATTCTTAACCCATCTGGAGAATCTTGGGAAACTATTGTCGGTCCGATTGATTTTGCTGCTAATTTTTACGGAGGTTTAATAGCCCTTAATGGTGGTGGTAAGTTAGATTTTGAAAGGGTTACTGCTTTAAGATTAGTAATTGATTATGATACTGTTGCTGCGACTAAAATTAGATTATCTCATGAGACAGATTTAATTGCGAAAGAGAATATAAGATTAAGTCATGATTTAAATAAACATAAGGGATATGGAAAGAGACTAAGTAATAATGTTGATGGGTTTTATTTAGATAAATCAATTTTCTTTGATACTGATTCTTATTATAATAATTGGACAAAAAGCACTACCGACGATTATTGGGAGCATTTAGATGATTATCCAGTTACCGATACTATTAATGATTGGGTTAGAATTTATCTTAGCCCCAATAGAGCTGGTGCTTCAATTATTTTTAGAATATTAAATGATGAAATGAGTGAAAAATATATAGCTCCGAATAGATTTATAAAATTTAAAGCTACTATTAAAACTCCAGTTGGAAGTAATTTATTGTTTCGTTTTAAGGTAAGTAGTGGTGTATTTACTGGGTGGTCTTCTTTAATTAGTTCTCCGACTACAGCTGGTGAAGTTATTGGAATAATAGATTGTACTGGAATGAGTATAACACAGTTAAAAAATATATATTTTAGTCTTGTAATTTATTCTCACGTAGTTGCTTATAGTTATTTTTATATCTATGGTATGTGTATAGAAATTTCTGATAATGGTAAATATTTTAGAAGATTATCTCATAAATTAAGTGGGTATAAAAATGTCCAAGAAAGAATCGTTCATGATAGTCTAGTCAGATATCATGGAACTGAAATTATTTCTGATACATTAGATGTTCAAAAATTCGAAATTAATAAAGTTTCAGAAGAAGCTAATCCGAGGTATTTTAGATACGACAATATTTCAAATAAAATAGGCTTTGAAGATTTCGATTATAGCGATTCTGTTTGGTGGGACGAAAATTGGTATAAAAGAAGACAGATAAATTTTACAGAAGATCATAAATTATTTAAGCCAGGAGATATAGCGAGAACACAACTATTTACTGGGTACGAAATTACTGTTCCTACAGCTAATTGTGTTTTGAATGAGGGGATAGAACATTCTAGCAGACAAATAGCTTTTCATAATAATAGTGCTTATGTTGCTTGGTTGGGGTATAGTGCTGGAGCTAATTATCATATATATGTAAGTAGATATAGTTATGATTCTGCTACATGGGATGTAACATATGATATAGCAAATTCTTTAACTTCTTATGATTCACATCATTATCCATATATTCATATTGGAAGTGATGGATATGTTCGCGTTGTAGTAGGCAATCATGGTAGTGTATTTAGAATGTTTGTGAGTAATACTCCTGGAATTATTGATACATGGAAAGCGCCAGTTAATGTTGGTGGAGAATTGACTTATCCAAGACTTATTGAAGATAGCAGCGGGGCATATTGGTTATTCGCTAGAAAGCACGATATTTTGGGAGAACCAGCTCAATATGCACAATATTACTCTCCAGATGGATTTTCTTTTGTCTCTACTCCAGATGTGATTATAGATTATGCTGATAACTATGGTGGGTCTGGATCTATGTATTGTGGTGGAGCTGTTTATATAAATAATAGAATGCATTTAGTAAATACTTTTTGGGATTATTATCAATCTGCCAATAAAGGAAGAGCTATTAGTTATATATATAGCGACGATTTTAATAGTTGGTATTATGCCGATGGGACATTAGCTTGTACTACTGCTAGTGCTTTAACTTATAAAGCTGTTGAGGAAGCAGACCAATTTGTTGCTACTTCTAGTTTTGGAAATTTCCCAAATCAAGGTCCTTATAAACATACTAATACAGAAGCTCTTGCTATTGATCAAAATAATAGACCTCACTTTTTATATCAAGAATGGTATAATTATATTGGTGAAATGTGTGATTTACATTACGCTAAATGGAATGGGACTGATTGGATAGATCTAAATTTGCAAAAGGATATTGGTGGGCCTCAAATGTTTAGATATAGACAAGGAAGTCATTTATATCTTGATGAAAATAAAACTTATGTTTATTTTTTCGCAAAACCAGAAAATGTAGATTCTGAAGAATATTTTGGTGGAGAAATGTACAGATATGTAGGAAATAATCTTGGAGAAGAATGGACTTATGGTTATATGACTAAAAATACTGGATTTGGTGCTGGAATGATGTCTGTACTTCCAACAGCTTGTCCACAGGGTAGATTGATATTTTTATGTCGTGGCAGAAAAATGTATATTTATAATGATAAATATTATCCATTTGTTCAAAATGATGGAGATGATGTAAGAATTGTAAGACATAGTTTATATAATGGAGAATATTCTTTCCACGAATTAAACAGATTACCAGATAGATTTCAAGGTGAAGATACTAATATTATTTTTCCGATAGATACTTATATTCCTACCAATGCTTCTTCTAATGCTCATCATGTTTATTATATTTATTATGGTAATGGAGCAGCTACTAACCCAAAAAGAGATGTGTCTAGCGTAATTCCATATTATGAAAATTTTGAATCTTATGTAAGTAATAGTTATATTACTGCTTCTGCTGATTCTGGATGGAAGGGAACTGCTAGTAAATTTAAAGTTATTAATGCGAATGATATGGCTGCATGGACAAGTGCCCATACTAATAAGTTGTGGTCTGGAGATAGTTTTCTAAGAACAGATGGATTTGTTGTAACTGGGAATACTTTATACAGAGAGTTTGATATTCCATTTGTTAATGCTTGGTTTAATTGTAAAATATGGAAAGAAGGGGCTGGTATATTTTATATAGAATTGTTTGATAGTGCTGATAGCAAAAAATTTGTAAGAGTAAGAGCTTATTCAACAAGATTTCAAATGTCCACTGCAGAAGCTTGGTGGGGAGATGTTTATCGCAATATAAGTGGTCAATATCATGATCTTTTAATAAGAGTTAATAATAATGGAGTTTCTTGTTGGGTTGATAATTCAGCTCTTGGGGTTAACAGAGATAGTGGTATGTACCAATTTGATACCATTAGATATGTAGCTAATCAAAATGGCCCAAATTATTGTTATGATACTTTTGTTGTTTGGAACGATAGTGGGAACGAAGAGCCATTAGGACAAAGTTTCCCATATGGTAAAGTATTTTTAGCGAATACTGATGAAGAAGAAGGTGAGGCCGCAGTAGGGTTTGCTCATTTATCTAATATGGCGTCTATAAGATATCATAGAGATATTCGAATTGCTCAAGATATAAATAAAAATAAATTAGGTGCTGTTAAAATAGCTGAAGAAATTATTGCAGATATTCATAGGGGAGAAAGAATATCTAGTGAAGTATCTGGAAACAAAACGACAGTAGAAAGAATTCTTTCTCTAATGTTAAGTGCTGATAAAATTGTTTTAAGTAGAATTGTTGATGATTTGCAAACTCATTATTTAAGACATTCTCGTTTAAGTACAGAAATAGTTTCTGACAAGTATTCTCAAGAAAGAATAGTACATGATACAGAAAATAAAAAGATAAGACTAGAGAGACTTGTTTTTGCTATTGTTGGAGACAAAATAGAAGCTACAAAGATAGTTAATGATATAGTGGCTAATAAAATTATAAGAGATAGATTCAGCCAAATTTTATCTATTGATAAGACTTTGAAACAAAGATTAACTTCCATCATTGAAAAAGATAAAATTAAAATAGAAAAAATAGTATCTGATATTAATGGAGACAAAATTCTCATAGAGAATATATCTTCGATTTTAGATGCCGATAAAACAGAAATAAATAGAATAGCTGAAGAAATTTTAGTTGATAAAATTTTATTGGAGAGGTTTATTTCTAACGATCTTATTTCTGATAAATACTCTGTTGTTAGACTTTTGCATAAAATAAGTTCAGATAAAGAAGTTGTTACAAGATTATATAATGCCATTGTATCTAATAAATATTCTAAAACACTATTAGTTAATACTTTATTGTCTGACAAGTTTATAACAGCTACTATTGTTGGAGCTATTGTAGCAGATAAATATTCTATAGAGAGATTAGCGGGTTCTTTATCTTCAGATGTTTATGAATATGAAAGAATAGTTTCTGCATTAGATAACAATAAAATATTAAAAGAAAAGATTGTAAATAATTTATCCCTAGAAGATACAGAAATATCTAGAGTTGCTCAAGAATTAAATGTAGATAAATTTATTTTGATCAGACTTTTAATGATGGCCGTTTTAGATAAAAAAGATATTTATTCTATAGCCAATGAAGCTGAAACATCTTTCCAAAGAGTCGTTCTTGTATGCCATGATTTAACATCTAATAAAGAAATGATATCTAGAATTCATAATGCTATTCCTACTGCCAATGTTACTTTTGATAGATTGTCCATGTTAATAAATGGAGACAAAATTGATTTAGATAGACTTGGTTCTACAATTCCATTAGATAAAATAGATGTTATAAAATTAGCTGAATATCTTGCTAGTGATAAAAAACTTACAGAGAAGATATCTTCAATTCTAAATATAGACAAAACAGAGACAGATAGAATAGTTGAAGAAATATCTGGGGATAAAATTTTATTGGAGAGATTTGTTTCTAATGGCCTTGTATCTGATAAATACTCTGTTGTTAGACTTTTGCATGAGATAAGCAAGAACAAAATTACAAGAATTAGATTTAGTCAAGCTTTATTTATTGATAAAATTATGAAGCAAAGGCTAGCTTCTATTATAGAGAAAGATAAAATTGAAGCAGAAAAAATAGTATCTGATATTAATGGTAATAAGATTCTTACGAATACTTTATCTCATATGATTAAATCTAGTAAGATAATATATATAAAATTAGCTCAGAGTTTAGTTTTAAGCAAAATTGGGCTTATGAAAATAGCCCACGATTTGAATAAAGATATTCATGAAATAGAAAGAATAGTTGGAATTATTCCCTTAGAAGGGAATCCATTAGAAAGACTTCACAATATTTTAGATGTTAATAAATATGATATTACTAGAATTATTGGAGAAGTTCCATTAGAAAAAGAAGATTTTCATAGATTAGCTAATTATTTAGAAATAGATAAATTCTTATCAATTAGATTGTCTGATATTCTTAATTTAGAAGCTACAAATTATGAAAAAATGGCTCAAATAATATTGAGCGATAAATCATTAAATATAAGATTAAATCATGAAATATCTACAGAAAAAACATTATATTCTAAAATTGCTGAGGGCTTAAATTTAGATAAAATATATTCAGAAAGACTATCTTGTTGGTCTTCTTTGATTTCTAATGATTTTTATAGAATTTGTTCTTTATTAGAATTAGATAAAAAAGAAACAGAATTAGTTAGCAATATTATAGATTTTCAAGGAAGTCAAACAATTAGACTTTCTGAAGATTTAAGTTTGAATAAAATTACCAATATAAGATTGCCAAACTTTATTCCAATTTCTAAAATAGTTTCTTCTAGAATCGCAATGTCTTCTAATTCAGACAAATCTTTGTTAATTAAATTATCAAATGACATTATATTAGAAGCTACTGGTTCAGATAGAATCAGCCAGATTTTAGAGGTTAATAAGGAGTTTTTTATAAGGTTAAACAATATTTTATCCGTATCTTATTTACAGATAGCAAGATTAGCCAGTGATTTAAGTGGATATAAGAAAGTAATAATTAGTATATCTAATGTCGCTGCTTTCTTTTTAGCTGATTTTTATAGCCCAATAATAAAGCAAGCTATCATTAGAACAATTGGAGCTAAATATAGTGATTTGAAGAAGTTAAATGTTGAAAAAGAAGTTATTAAAAGACTTAGATTGGAAAATTATTCTTTAAAAACTTTTTCTTTTAATAACTATAAAATAAGAAATATAGATAATAAAGATGAGATTTTAAAATAAGGAGTTAAAAGATGGCTGATAGTGCAAGCGGTTATGGAAATATAAATTTTTGTTCTGTATTCGCAATTTATACAGATCAAAATTTATCTAGTAGATTGAAATGGAGAGCATATGACAATAACTCAACTTTTCCTACAACTGATAGTTTAACCACTACAACTAATCCAGTTTTGAAGGGAACTGTTGGTAATAGTTGGGAATCTATGGTTGGTTTAATTTCTGCTTCTGTTAGACCTGGAGATAATTGGTTATCTAATGCCGGTAGGGCTTCTTCAACTGCCCATAGCAATAGAATTGCTGGTGTTACTTATTATGTTCTTGAAGCTCGACCTCCCATGACAGCAGGACAGTATTCACCTTTTAATATGGTAATTGATGTTCCAAGTGACGTAGAAACTTCTTATAATATGAAGTTTAATTTAGAAGTAGAATATAGCTATACTGGAACTGCCCCGAATATTGCCTTTATGTATAACTGTACACCTCAAGCAATTGCAGTCCCAAAATGGTCTACTGTCACTGGTGCTGCAGGTGGAGAAGCTTCTATTACAAGAGGTATTAAACATTGTAGGGCTAATTCTACTCCTCCTAATGATTTATATGCGAATATCCCTGTTTCTGGTGTAGAGAAAACTGCGGAAGCTTGGATATGTAAAGCAGATGGTAGTTAATATTTTCAAGAGAGGTTAAAATGTTTATTGTATCTTTAGAGAATGGAGAAACTCTCATAGAAGGTAAACACGTAGAAAATTGGGATAGTGTTCCAAAAAATGAAAAAATTATATCTGTTTCTTTAACTTCTGGTGGGGGTATCTATAAAACATTGTCTGGATTTGAAGAGTATGCTGTTATGTATGATGGTAAGTTTGTTGTAGAACAAAATTTAGATGGCATAACAAGTTCCGGTTCACAAAAAGTTTGTTCTCAAAGTTGTTATGGAAAGAAAGATGTTTCTAGATGGTTAAAAGCTATTGATGATATTTCTAAATCTCTTAAAATAGAACTTAATAAAGAAATAAATAAAAGTTCCAGTATTTTAAAAGACAAACTTTCTCAATTATACAAAGAAATAGACGAAAAAAGTGAAGAATTAAAAAAGAAAATAAGAAAAAATTCTTTTAAAAGGATATATATTAGTATTGAAGAAGAATCTTTATCGCCAGAAGAAATATCTTTAAGAAACGATGTTTTTAGGAAGGGCATTGCAGATTCTTCTATTTTACCAAATAATGCAGAAATAAAAAAATATTTAATTGGATAATATTATGCCAATATATTTATCACAAAAAGTTAATGAGGGAAGTACTTGTTTATTAGAATTTCAATTAACAGATACATCTGGAGCCGCTATTTCTAAATCAAACATAACTACTGCTATTTTGAGATTGTGGAATCAATTTGATGGTAATTTAATTTCTACTGCTTCTTCTATTTTAGATAGTTTTAACGCTACTGGATATTGTTCTCATTTTTTAACTGGTACTCAAAATGCTATTATTTCTGAAGAATTTCCTAGTCATGAAATGCATATTGCAGATGTTTCTGTTTCTATCAATACTGTTAGGGGAGTGATGAAATTAAATGAAAGTTTTCTTATTCAAGTAGTTAATTTAAGATATATTACATAAAGAGGAGATTATGGATGCCAGGGATTACATTAGATCTATAAGAAGACTGATAGGCGATACTGATATTGATAGGTATATTTATAGCGATCAAGATTTAGCGTTTTATTTTAAAGATGCTGTTGAATTTGTTAATGGAAAAATATATTTTAATAATGTTATTGCTATAACGACTAATTCTGTTGCTATAGCCAGAACACCATCCGATGCAGAATTAGCTTTATATAAATTGCAAACTATTATATTTTTAAAAGAATCTTCTATGATGGATGCTATATATGATGGTGGAATGGTATCTGTTGGAGATATAAAGGTTGATGTAACTGGTATATTAAGATTAAGAAGAGATGATATAAAACAGCTAAAAGAAGAAATGAATAATTTAATATATGACGTTAAAATGAATATATCAATAGGCTATGAAATAGATACATATGTAGATGGGCTTATAAGAAATAGCATTGGGACTAGTGAAGTTAATCCAGATGTTGATTTAGACAGTCCTTATAGCAGGTACTAAAATGAGAAAAAGAATAGTGAGAGTTTATGAAACTCAACTAAAAAATACCATTCATGAATGGGGTAGGAATGTAACTATTTATTATAATTCTACTGCCAATTGTTCTTCTTGTGGATATAATCCAATTACTAAAGAATCTACTAATTCTAATTGTTCTACTTGTAATGGAGCATTTTTTTATTATACTAATACGGCTTATCCTTGTAAAGGTGTTATAAAAACATTTTTAGGTAATCAGGGATTTTTAGATTTTAGTCAACGGAAGATAAATTTTTACCCAGAAGGAGATGCTCGTTTAACTTGTTGGTTGCCAGATGTATTATTGGATTCTTCTTCTCCTAGCGGTGTTTCTTATTTTGACAAAACTGATGATGTTTATATCGATGGTAAACATTATGGTGTTAAAAACACATTTAGAACAGGAATAGAAGCCTTAAAAATATGTGTCATAAACTTAGAGGAAATAAAGAGATAATGGAAAAAGATGTTGAAACAAAATTAGTTAAGATAAAAACTTATAAAAATAATTATATTGAAGAAATAACTTTTAGCGTTCCAATAACCGATTATTTATTAAAAGACTTAAATAAAAATATAAAAAGGACTTTAGAAGTTTTAGACGCTTATGTTAGTGACGAAAAAGAGAGAAAGAAAATTAGAAGAGCTATATTAAGTGGGTATAATGATTTTTATTTAACTGTTTGTAAGGTTATAACGAATATACAAGATGCCGATAAGAGTACGTAAAACTATAAGAAAGATAGGTTTAACCTATAATTTATCTGATTTACAAGGATATAGTAATCAACTTCAGGAAGTTATTAGGGGAGACAGCAAAAGTAGTGTAAAATATTTAGCTATGCAGTTAGCTACACAAGCAAAAGACAATATGTTAGCTAGATATCGGGCATATAATAAAAGAAATGCTACAAAAAAAAGGCAAAGCAGTAGAAGTAGTAGCAGAGGAACAGGGAGATTAGAATCTGCCATAGCAAAACAGTCTATTATATTAATACCAGTTGGCAAAGATTCTTTTAGGATTAAAATTTTAGATGAAACTATATTAGATCAAGTTGTTTCTAAAAGAGGATATTCATATTGGAGATCTCAAGAATGGGGATATAATAGTTTTAGTTTTGTTCAAAATTATGTTTGGAAATATAACCCTAAAGGTAGATTTTTAAACAGTTATGGGATAAGGGGGTCTTTGACTCCAATTAGAAAAAGAGATCGTTCTAGAGGAAACTATAATGAAAGACAACAAAGAATTGGTTCATATAGTTCTGCTTATAATAGATTTTTGAAAAATAGAAATACTGAAAATAAAAAAGCAGCTGAATTATATGAATTAGATATATATCATGGAGCTTGGAGAGGTAGAAGATTTATCGCTTATGGATTGCATTGGCTCAGAAAACAAGGGATGATTATATTAAAGCAAAGATTAAGAGAAAGTTTAAGACCATATAGACAGGCAGCTAAATAATGGAGATGAAATTATTCAGATTAGCGGCAGATAATTTGACTTATTATTTGAAAGAAATTTTTGTAAATAATGGATTAAGTTCAGCTAATGTTATTGATGCTTATCCTAGCGATATGATTGATAGAAATAATACTGATTCTTGGCCTACGCTTTCTGTAGAAGTTGATAATTTTTCAGGTGTTCCAGTAGAAATAGGAAGTGGGGAATGGCCCATAGCAAGTATATTTTGTGATCTTTTTGCAAATTCTAAAGTGCAAAGAGATAGTTTAAGTTATGTTTTATATGAAGCGTTAAATGAAAAAATTATTCCGCTATATGATTTCAATGAAGGATTTCCAGCGTCTATCGGTGATTATAGAGGAATAACTAGAATAGGTGAGATGTACTGCGAGGGAATAAGCGTTCAATTAATAGCCCCTCCAGAGAATACGAATATTAAGGGTGAAAAGTATCACACTTTAATTGATGGGATATTAAATTTACCTAATTTATAAAGGAGGTTAATTGTGTCTAAACCGGAAAAAATTAGATATAGTCATGTATCTGTAGCCATAGATGGTATCGTAACAAAGAGGATTCAAACTGTTACTGTTAATACAGACACTCCAAAAGAACAGTCTTTAGAATTAGCTAATTCTGGGGCTGTCGAATGGATTGATGGTACTCCAACTGTTAATGTTACATTAGATACTAATGACGTTGGATCTACTGATACCTTAGCTTTACTTACTGATAAAATGTTTACTTATGTTTCTGGAAAAAGTCCAGAAGCTGGCCCTAGGAATCATGCTGATTATGGTATGAAATATTATATTAGAGCTGCTTCTTCTAATGCTGCTTATAGAAATATCGATGAACTAGATTTACTTAATGGTTATTCTAGTTTGTTAGTTACTATTAATCAAGACGGCACTGCTGCTGCAAGAACGATGTGGTTAAATCATTGTGCTGTAACTGGATTCTCATTATCTTATGATGTTAATGGTAATGCTGCAGAAAATTATACTTTAGTTGCAGACAATAAAACTTGGTATGCTAATCAGTATAAAGATGTAAGAGCTTATAAATGTGAGACTTCTCAAATTAGAAGGACTTATGAAGCTACTAGTATAGCTTTTATTAATCTTGGGTCTTCTATTCCTTCTGGTTCTACTGTAGTTGCAGTTGCTTTTAATAGCGAAATTGCTTATATGAGCAACACTATGTGGGAATGTACTTCAGATAATCCAGCAGTTAGTGATGGTCAAGCTGCTAGCTCATTTTCTCTTTATTATAGAGGTACTCCCCCCTTGTCAACTCCTTTTGTTTCTACTGCTTCTAATAGTTTAGATAGGGCAACTATTATATACGCTCCTATAACTTATGCGGCTACTTGGGAAGCTACTGCTGTTAGCAATTGGAATCCTGGATATGAGTTAGAATCTACTTCTGGTGCTATTGGTGTTGTTAGAAGGGGTCAAGTTGTTGCTTATCTTTGGAATACTCAGGGGCCTGCTGGTAGAACTACTTATACTTCTTCAGGAAAAGCTTTAAGATTACAGAGTGTTTCTATTGATGTCGCTTTGTCAGAAGAACAGTTATTTGAACTTGGGAAACATGGGTTTTATGGGATTTCTAAAAATACCCCGGTTCCCGTTACTGTTAATTGCAGTTTTACTGATTCTGATTTGCAGTATTTTGCTATGTTAGGTTCTACTTCAGAAGCTACTGAAAAAGAAATTACTCTTAATGATTTTAATGATTATAATTCTTTAAAGTTGATGGTATATGCTGATAAGACTCAAGCTACATTATTGAAGACTATTGATATTAATAAAATGTCAGTCCAAAGTGAAAACTTTAGCGTTAATGTTGGGGCTAATGCTACTCATGAAATATCATTTTTAGCAGACAATGTTAATATTTATGGAAGTGGCGTGAACGTAACCGGAGGCTGGTTTGGTGCGTTGTAAGTGATTAAGCAATAATGCTTTAAGCGAGGAGAAATCCTCGCTCCATAATAAAAGAGATAGTGGGCAAGGGCTATTTAATAAATGGGGGGCTTGCCTCCCATTTTCATACATAGAAAGGAAAGAAAATGGCAGAAGATAGAAAGATTGAAGAAGTAAATCCCAAACTTAGTGACCCTATTCCAGACAGTTGGGTTAAACAAGCTGAAGCTGAATTGAAATCTGGGTATAGGGTTTTAAAATTAAAGAAATTTAAAGAAAAAGAGGATGTAGAAATTCATATTTTTAATCCATCTGTTAAAGAAGAAGCTATTTATACTGATTTTTATTCTAATAAGTTCAATGAGTATTTTAATAAGGGGTTTTTGTTAAGAGAAGAAATGCTTCAGAAGTTATCAGAAAGGGGAGTTTGGTCTCAGAAAGATGAAGACGAATTAGATAATTTACAAGAAGAAAGAAAAGAAGTTGAATTTTCTGTAGCTAAATTAAAAAGTAATGTAGATATTGCTAAAGAGAATAAGAATCTTAAATTAGCCGAACAACTTAAAAGTAAAAATATTACTTTATTTAATAAATTAAAAGATGATTGGTACACTATAGAAAAAAAGATAAGAGATAAAATCAGTAAGAGAGAAAGTTTATTAACCAATACCATAGAAAGTAAAGCAGAAGAGGAACAATTAAGAATGAAATTGTCTCTTTGTGTTAAATTCACCGATGAGAGTAGAGTTTGGGAAAGTTATGATTCTTTTTTAGAAGAAAAAGATCTTAACAACGTTCGCATTATATTGAACTCTGCTATTTCATATTGGATGGGTTTATCACAGGAGATAATTCACGACCTCCCTAACAAGATTTTTCAACTTGTTGGGGAGGTAAAGAAATTAGAGAGTTAGCTAAAGATATCGAGTATCAAAGAATGTATATAATTTCTTTAGATATGCATGTACCGATATTTGATAAGGCAGCTATTGAATATGGTACGAATGAAAAGAATTTTATATATTGGATTAAATTTTATAACCATAATGTTTATTCTTTAGACGAAGAAGAAAGACCAGCCAAACATATTATAAAATATAACCCATTAATGGATGAATTTGTTGAGAGAAAAGTTTTTAAAGAAAAACAAAAAGACAAAGAACGTAAACATGGATCTAAAGAAGTCTATAATGTTAATTAGGAGTTAAGATGGCAGCAGAATCATTTGATGTTGGTATAAATTTAATTTGGGATGCTATTAATAGCGATAAGCCAACTCGTTCTTGTAATATTGTCAGAGAAGCTATTTCTGAGATGGACAAAGATACTAGAAAATCTTTTGACAATGTTATAAATAAAATGATTCAGACTGGAGATGTTGCTCAAAATTTTGGTACACGAATAAAGAATTATTTTGGCGATTGGGAAAGATCTATGCCCAAGAAAGAAGCCACTGCTGCTATTCATGGTGCCAGATCAACATTTTCGGAACAATTAGATAAAAAGACTATTTCTGAAATAGTAGATAAAGCAAAAGAACTTAGAGAATATATGAAAATGTCTGCCGATACTGGTGGAGACAGAATATTCCCTAAAAGTATTATAGACAGATTAATGCAATCGCAGACTCTTTATCGTAATCAATTAGTAATGGCTACTCAAATTCTCAATGCTACAAAAGATTATGCTCAAGTTTTATATAAAAACGTTAAAACAGATCAAGAAAGATTAAAAATTGTTGATAGGATCAGACAAGTACAAAAAGATATTAATAATTATATTACAATAAGTGGGATACAACAAGACCAAGGCAATATGAAACTTCGTTCTACGGCGGCTGGAGAGGGTATTTATAAAGAATGGGATATAGCTTTTAATTCTGTAAATAATTATCGTGACAGTATTATAGATACTACCAAACGAGAAAAAGAAGCTAGAGTAGAAAAAGAAAAGCTTGCAAAAGAACAAGAACAAATAAATGATAGAATTGGAATTGCCATATCTAAACTTATTAGATATCGTGTAGCTTTTTATGCTATGCGTGGTGCTATCGAAGCTCTTCGTGATTCTATGAAAGTATTTACTGATATGGAATTGGTTATGGCAAGACTTAATAAGGTTTTGCCAGAAACAGTAGATGCCAACAAAGAACTTAAAGATAGTGCTTATGAACTTGGGTATCAATATTCTGTATCTGCTCTAGAAGTTGGCAGATCAATGCAAGTATGGGCACAGATGGGACTTAATGTATCTCAAACCTTAGAAACTACTAAAGCTACTTTGTTGGGTGTTAACGCGATTGAAATGGATGCAAAAGAAGTTACAGAAGCTCTTACTTCTGCGATTTTTACTTATGGTGTAGCTATAGAAGAATCTACACAAGTTATTGCTAAATGGATGGCAGTACAAGCTGCTTTTCCAGTAGAAGCCAAAGATTTAGCCAATGCTATGAAGATTGTTGGTGCAGCAGCTAGAGTTGTTGGTGTCGATATTGATGATTTAACTGGTTATGTTTCCGCTATCAATGCTGTAACTAGAAAAAGTGGTACTGCTATTGGACAGTCATTAAAGACTATGTTCGCCAGGTTACCAAGAAAAGAAGTTATAGACGTATTTGAAGGTATTAATATAGCTGTGTTACAAAATGCTTATACTTTCAGAGATTTAGATGATATATTAGATGATTTATCTGTGAAATGGGGAACTTTAGATGATGTTACAAAAGCTAATATTGCTGTTACTTTAGGAGGAATAAGAAGATATTCTGATTTTGTTGCTTTAATGGATAATTATGCAGTTAAACAAAAATCTGTTATAACGGCACAAAAAGCTTCTACAGAAGCATTAAGGGCTAATCAATTAGAAGTAGAAACTATTGCTAAATCTTGGGAAAGTTTTAAAGTAGTTATATCAGAATTTGGAGAAAGAATTGGTAGTACCTTACTTGTTCCAATAACTAATATGGTAAGTATTTTTAATAAATTTTTGAATTTTCTTAAACCGCTAAAAACTATTTTTGGTGGTATAGTAGGTGCATTCGCTACTTTTCTTGGTGTTTTTTTAGTTGTTAAAGGAGTTTTTATTTCATTAGAATTTTTATTAAAGATTATTGGAAAAGCTCTTACTAATATGACTTTCAGTTCTTTGGGGGCGGCTGCTTCACAAAAATCCTTAGCTTCTTCTGTGGCTATTACTAATTCTTTTCTTTCTAAACAGGGGGCTACTTTAACGGGGTTGTCAGCATCTATGGCTACTTATGCTGGAATTTTAAGTGGAGTTGCTTTAGCAGTTGGTGTTCTTGTTGGTCTTTGGGCATTATTTGGCAAAAAATCTAGAAGACAAATAACTGATTACAATGAAATCGGGGAAAGTGCCAAAGAAAGATTATTGACTACAGAAAGAGAAGTAAAAAGTTTAGAAAGTCAAAATGATATTTATGATAAAAATTTATCTATTGTTAAGGATTATATTAAACAACTCAATGATTTGGGTATTGGTACAAAAGATTATAATGATACTTTGAAAAAGGTTAATACGGTTTTAGATGTATATACTGGTCAATCTATTGAATTAAACGAAGCAGTTTCAGAAACAAGAAAAGCAATTATTAATCAGGCAAATGCTTATGATATTTTAGATACAGCTGTAAGAAAAACTATAGAAAGTAATAAAGAAGAACTTAAAGTTCTCAAAGAAGCTACTGAAGAAAGAAAAAAGGCATATGAAATGGTTTTGAAATCCAGAATAGCTGATCTTGAAACTGAGAAGGGAGTTGTAGCTAATATAAAAAATATTTTAGAAGCTAACGAATCCTATAAAGCATTTAATAAAACTATGGAAAAGTTCTCTGAGGATGCACTCTCTAGTTCTAAAAATTGGAGAGATTTAGCTAAGGCTACTTTTGGAGGATTAAATACTTCTAAAATTGGAGAATATACTTATAGTTTAAAAAAATCTAAAAGATCTTTTACAGATTTATTTGGCGAAGACAGTATGGATATATTAACTAAATTTCAACTTAATTTGTCTTCTATTAAAATGAAATCGAATTTAGTTATAGAAGAAATAGAAAAAATGTTTGATAAGATGGAAGACGAAAAGCAAATAACCAAAGAACAGAAAGAAGAATTTTTAGGTTTTATAGATTCAGAAAAAATTACAGGTAAATTAAATGCAGTTATAAATACTTATATTGATCTTTTAATGGTTTTAGAAAAAGAACCAGATAAAAGTAAAATTCCTAGTATGTTTGTAGAATTTACAACTAAGATGGTTAATGAAGCTGCATTAAATGTTAGAAATTCCATTGCTGGTATTTTTGGGAAGATTACGTTAAAAGATACTGAAATACGAAGTGACATAACGAAGTTACAAGACGAAATTGTTAGCCTTTTTGAAATTGAACCACTAGGTGATAAAGAATGGAAAATTGGCCAAGCTCCATCTAAAGAAATAATAGCAATTCAAGATAAAATTAAAGGACTTAAAGAAAGTGCAAAAGATTTATATAATCAATTTATTAAATTACAAAAAACTTCTCCGTTCGGGACGGGGGTTGCAGATCAATTAGAATTTTTTGGTAAAGAATCTATAGATCAATTAAAAACTGCTCTTGAGATACAAATAGAAATTGGGAATACTATTGATGATCTTACTAAAAAACAATCTCTTTATAATGAAACTATAACTAAATTAAAAGACGATACCTCTGATGAAGAAATGAAAAAATTTCTTTTAGATTATCCAGAGTTATATGAGAAGATTGCTACAGATAGAGAAAATAGTATTGATTCATTAGATAGGGAATTAATAATTATTCAATCTAGTTTACAGGCTTTAAGTAGCGAAAGAAAAATTATTAAAGAATTAGCTAATTTGACTTATAATTTGACTCAGGAAGAGAAAAAAAGAAATAACTTATTGAAAGAGAGATTTTTAGAAACACAGAATATTTCTGGTCTTGAATATATTGTATTGAGGGGATTAGAATTTACTTCTAATATATATGAGAAATTAAGTAGAAAAGCTTCTGTTAGAGAAAAGTTAGAAAAAGAATTAATCAATACCCAATATGATATGGAGACTTCTCTAGCGAATCAAATGGATGCTACTGAAAAGTTTCAAGCTGTTTTAAAGGCCAATGAGAGCAAATTTAAATCTATGGTTAAACTTCTTGAAAAAATGTCTAATATAAGATTATCTAAAATATTCGATTCTATGAATTATGGTATAGACACTTTTAGAAAATCTGTTAAAGATGTTATTTCTTCTATTCCAGAGAATATAGAAACTGGTAGCGAAAAAAGATATGAATTAAATAGAGATTTAGCAGATGCAGAAAAAGAACTACAAGAAGCCAGAAGAGATGGAGATAGAAATGCCATACAAGATGCTGAATATAGGCTTAAAGTTGTTAGAAATGAATTAAATTATTATAAAGCAGGGATATATGAAATAAAACAAATATTCAATAAGTTGTTTGATAGCGTTGGAAAAGCTTATTGGGATAAATTAGCTTCTAGATTCGCAGAATCTTTATCTAATATTTCTATTGGTACTTCTACTTTAGGTCAAGAATTCGCACAAATATTTGAAAAATCTACTGGTGGTTTTATAGGGGATTATACAGAAGCTCTTAAGGCAGAACATGTCAGATTTTTAACAGAATATTGGCGTATGCTTAATGATTTTTTAACTACTCAAAGAGAAATAATGATGGCCCGTAAACAAGAAGATGCTTCTGGGTTAGGCTATAAATATATTGGTAAAGAAATTACTAGCGAATTTGATGATATAATAAAAGAAGCTTCTAAAACATATGATGTTCCAGAAGCGATAATAAAAGGTATTATAAAAAGAGAATCTAATTTCGACCCAAGAGCAGGATCTAGTGTAGGTGCACGAGGTTTAATGCAATTAATGCCTAAAACAGCAGTAGATTTGGGAGTTGATAATAGACTTGATCCATATCAAAATATTATGGGTGGGACTAAATATTTTAAAGAACAATATGACAAATATAAAAATTTAGAATTAGCTTTAGCTGCTTATAACGCTGGCCCTGGTAGAGTAGATGAATATGGAGGGATTCCACCGTTTAAAGAAACGCAAGAATATGTTAAAGCTATTATGGAATCATTAGAAAAACAAATGTCAGATGTACCATCAAGACAAATGTCTAGTTATGCTATGTCTCTTATGGATACTTTTAGTGATTTAGATAGTGTTGTAGGATCTTCTGCTGAAAAAGTAGAAGAGGGTTTTGAAAAAGTAAAGACAGAATTAAGTGAGGGTGCTAAAGCTTTAAGAAGTGGTTTAGCGATTGCTGCAGCCAGTCTTGGGCAAGCTATAACTGCTGGATTATTTGAAGGGAATACTTCTGCTCTTAAAGGTGCTAGTTTTGGGGGAATGTTTGGGCCTGCAGGATTAGAAGCTACTTTGGGTAAATCATTATTCGAATCATTGGGAATATTTGGTGGGCCTTTAGGAATATTGGGTGGAAGTCTTATAGGCGGGTTATTCGGTTCTTTATTTGGGAAGGGTAAAGAACCAGAGAAACCATCATCTATCTCTTTAGATGAGAATACTAGAGCTATAGAAAGAAATACTTTAGCTTTAGAACAATTAGATCAGGCGATATTTAATGCTCCTACTAGATATAACATCCCTGCTTTTTCTGGTCAATTTGGGACAGGGAATCAGGTTAATATTACTATTAATGGGAATAATTCTAACCCAGATGAAATAGCCACTGCAGTTATCAAAACTATAGAAAATAATATTAATTTCGGATTAGCTGTTGGAAGGACTAGAGGATATAATGTTATATAGGAATTTATATGTCTATTAGAGTATATTTTAGAAGTCCAGATGGAGCTAGTTCTTTATCTTGTCCAATTAACCCACTTACTTATGACCCACAAGATTATGCTAAAATAAATGAATTAGGAGTTTTACATGGTTCTTCTATATGGCAGAAAAAGATTTTTGATGATGCTATCAGAATTTTAGTATGGGATAAGTTTGATATAACAGATAATTATATGAAACAAATGGAGGGATATTTTAGAGAACATGAGGGAGAAAAACAGTATATTAAATTTAATACTTTAGAAGATATAAATAGTAGATGGCCGTCAGAAGCTTCTACTTCTGCTGGAGGGGTTACATATAGTGTTGGTAGAATTATATCTTTTGAAGCCAAATATGCTAGAGGAAGTTCTTTAAAATATGATTATTTTGCTGTTAAAATACAGCCAGAGGAACCATAAATGAAATTAAAATTATTCATATATTTAATTATTTTAATTCTTTTTATCTTAGTTCGTAATGTTAATGTATAAACTTGTAATGCTGAGATAGTGACTTTTGACGAAGGAAGTGATAATGTTAAGATTTAAATATATACTATGCGTGTTACTGATACTGATATTCGCGGGACAGGCGGGGGCGACTCAAAGAGTGATCGGGTCTGCCGATTTGCCCTATTATCTTGTGTCTGGAGATACGGTGACCTTTAGTTCTTCGCGCATTGTTTCTAATACGAATGGTATAGCTGTCGCAAAAAATGCCTCGAATGTTCTTATCGACTTTGATGGGGACACGCTTGATTTCGGTGCTGGTAATGGGAATAGTAATTTTGGAATATTGATTGGTGAAAAATATCCCAAAAATAATGTCATGTCGAATATCATTGTAAAGAATGGTCTTGTAAGGCATGTCGGGGATTCGTTGTCAAACGCAAACCGTTGCATAGCCATTAATGGATGCGAGGGCGTTTATATTGAAAATATGTCTGCCTACATATATGGTTCTAACGGTAAGGCAATACGAGCACCTTGCTGGAGCACTCTGGCGGATGTAACTTTTACGAATACGACACCCAAATCATTCTATGCTACCAACAATAATCATATTGTAATCAACGGGGGAACATATACGAGTAATGTTTGGGGATATACGAACCGATGCACTTATGATGCCGCAGTCATTCACTTGTCTTCCGTGGATACGACATACTTATCAATGTCGGATACTGGTTCTTATGCCTTCAAGGTTTGCAGTACAACTGTCGTAAACGCTCCTGGCCAGGGAATTGTATTTTATGGTAAGGTTTTTGTTTTTGATAATGATGTAGAGGTTGACTGCCGTAATTTTATGTATACATTCCCAACTGATAATTTTTGTAAGAGTCAGGCCAATTCATTTGCATTATTGTCACGACTGATGGTAGGGGGCGACCCGCAAGCCAACCATTGGGGCGCAGGGTCAAAAATATATAATAATTATTTACATGCCGGAGAAGATTTTTATGGAATGGATGGGGGTATCGAGTTTGAGGGAAATCAGGGTCACCCCGATTATCCGGTAGAAATTTGTAATAATACAATCGTTTCTCACCGCGGATGGGACGTTTATTACGGTTTTAATGTCTCCGCAAAAGGTATGAAGAACAGACGGGGCGATGAGTTTGGAGATTTGTTCCCCAATAAGCATGTCTATGTTCACGATAACGATATTACCGTTCTTGTTGTGAATGATACGATAAATTATAAGGCTTATGGGCGTAATGGTGGAGGCTTCTTTATCCTTCCACACTTTGACCGCCCTGATTCAAATGTAATATTTGAGCATAACACAATAACGGCCATCGTAATTGACACCATCAAGCATACCACTACTACCTGGGACAGCACCCATTGTGTCGGATTTGTATTACTCAATGACGAAAATATAGACCAATATCATATAAGATATAATGTAATAAGGCATAATTTCGCGGCCTATGGCTTTGGAGATTATGACCCCGGTGGAAGAAATTATGATATTTATGAGGATACTATAATCTCCTTTGATACGCTGAATGGCTACCATAACAGAGTCTCGTATGTATCCTGGCCCGGTGATTTAAGTGGTTCTTTTGGTGGTCATGTCTTTACTGATTGTTATTTTGACCCGGATACAGCATGGGACAGATTCAGATGGCGAAGCTCACTTTATGGACAGACTGATATTAAGGTGAAGAAAAACTTGAATGTGCTGGTATTGAAGGCGGACATGAATTCTCAGCCCGGTGCTTCCGTTTATGTTAAAAACGCCTATGGTCAAGTTATTATAAATACGACAACAGATGGTGATGGATGGGCAACAGGATTAATGACTGCCTATTATGAATCGCGGACGGAGACGGACAGTGCGGCATTTTTCCCATGTAGTCTAATTGCTTCTCTCTATGGAGATACTACGATCGATACGATGTCTTTTATCAATAATCTTCGGTTCGATACTCTGGTTTTACAAAATACCGGCGGCCCGCCGGATACGGATATTTCCATTATGTATATGCACATGAGTATTGGTGGGGCACTTCTGCTTGCACCATATCCTTATAGTAGGGGCCTAAAGTCGGTTCTTGATAGTGTCGGCAAAGCCCATGATACGACAATATGGATGTGGGATTATAGATGCAATACTATTCCCTCGGCGGCTTATGCCGGATGGCGAACCGCCAGATTCGACAGTCTTAACGGAACCAATGCAGGGTGGATGTTACCCCAGCCATATAATGATTATTACCATTGGTCTGCACATGCGATGCCGCCGGAAAGTTTATTGTCTTATTGGCAGGGTTCTATGTCTAAAGACAGCATAAAGGGCGGGACATTATTATTAGATACGGTGTTCGATGCCAATGCAGACCCCGACAGCATTGTTGATATAACCAGTTTCGATATGGTTATGTTTGCTGGAAATCCATTCGTTCTTACTGATCGTGGAAGTTCGCCTAATTGCATAGGAGGATTGACCGATCAACTTTTAGCCGATTATAAAGCGATGTACTTGACAATGAGAGATTCTGCCGCTAATTATCCAGAAAAGAAGTTCGTTTATTTTACAATGGTTCCGGTAATGTATGGCAGTTTCTATCAGACATGCATGGATGCCGATGAATTTGATCGGATGTTGGATTTTATTGCTTGGATGACAGACACTTTGCCCGATCCCGATAATTATCCTAATTTTTATGTATGGGATTTCTTTAATGCGACGGTAAATCCAGACCCGCAAAATGATTCGTTTGGATATAGGTTAAGTAAATATGATAATGATGCTCTTCACCCCAACGCAATGTGGTATTTAGAGTTCAAGGACTCCGTTGCTAGTTGGCTGACACAAATCTATTGGCCCGTAGCGCAGGAATCCGCTTGTGAAGAACCGGCCTCGGCTCAATTCGATGATGATGGTTGGACGCTTCTCTATTCTGAAATCTTCGATACAACCTATTTCACAACAACTAATGACACTTTCGGAACGGACGGTTGGTTGACTTATAGACTATTCGGTAATGGTGAGGTTTCAGCCGCAGATGGGAATTTGTTTCTAACCTCGACACCATTCAGCGCGGTTGCGCTCATTAGGTCAACCGATACCTTGCCGGATGAATACAAGATCAGGATGCGGGTGGGATGTATTAATTTTGATCTTGAAAATTATGACGCCGGAGATACTCTCGATTCCGATTTTGATACTCATGGTGGCTATTTTGAGAATGGTGTCTATTTTCTGACCATTACAGATGACACCTGTTCCGGGGCTGAGTGTGCTGAATACTGGTGGCATTACCACAGGAAGATGGTCATTGATGTTGACAACCACAGAGCTTATGGTGGCGGGCCGGATGTGGTTCATCCCGTCTTTATGGTATATATGGATCCCGATACTGTTCCGACTCCAGAGGCCGGGAATTATCTGAGAACTTGGGACGGGGTGGTCTGGGATTCGACTGATTGGAATTGGAATGTGGCTTATACTTACGATACGACTTTATGGTATTATGCCGAAATGCAAAAACGTAATGATACTATGACATTGATATTCTATAACGATGCGGGAACGCCATTAGTTTCACCCGATCCGGTTTGGGTTGGAAATATATTTGGAATGTATGGTGAAAGTGACACACTCGAATATTTATACATTGGTGAACCCCATTCGGATGATTACAAGGGAAATGTTAAGATAGACGAAATATCTTTGTGGATTCCGACTAGCAGTTCGGCAAAGTGCGCTCGAAAAATAAGAAGTTTTTATATTGGAGATTAATATGCGAAAATTATTCATTTTATTTGCTATTCTAATATTATGTAGTCTGGCTGTTCAGGCTGATAATATATATCCGACAACCGATGTGACTTTCATAGTACAAACTGTGAATCTCGATGGAACTCTCGCATTGCCTGATTCAATGCAGGTTGTTACTTATAAAGAAGGTACGTCATTATTCTCGGCATGGTACAATTCAGGGGATGCTGAATGTTCAGCATCGGGAACTTTTCTTATTTTCCATGACCAGTTTCAGGACATTGACGGTGCTGGCGGTGATGGTCAATACATGATAATCGTTTCCGCTTATGACTTTGCAGCGACATTATATACGACTCATTATTTTAATTATACCGTCGGCCTGATTGATTCGGCAATCTATGCCGAAGTCGCGAATATTGACGCATGGAACCCGATAACCGACAACGATTCTCTGATTGTAGATCAATCAACTATGCTAGCCTTGAGACCGACTGTGGCAAGTCGGACGCTCGATGTGACTACTACGGGCGAGGCGGGTATCGATTTATCGAATGTTAATGGCACGTTAGATGCGGCGGAGATAGGTACGGACGCCATTACTGCAGCCAAGATTGCGGCAAATGCTATAAGTGCTTCGGAACTGGCGGCAAGTTGTATTACTAGCTCAGAAATCGGTACTGCAGCGATTACAATTGATAAAATTCAAGATAATACTTTAAGTGCTGAAAAATTTGCTGACGCTTTTTATCCAAAACTTTCTGATTCTGTTTATCAATATTTTCTTGATAGAGCCCTTGGAGAAGCCAGAGACAGTTTGAAGAATTTTTCTCCTTTAATTAAAGCTATCGCTTATTATACTGGTGGTTTTAATAATGTAACTCAAGTTTTTTATCCAGAAAATGAATGGCCTAAAGATAGTGTAGTAATATACACTGGGACTCCTCCAACTGGAAGAATAGCTAAGATTACCTTCACTGCTTATCAAGATACCGTTCTTAATAGACAGTTATTTCAACAGTTTTAATAGGAATTTTTATGGTATTCGGAAAATTTAGAGGAAAAGCTACACCGGAGTATTCTGATAAATTCTATGCTAAATTTACTATAAAGTCAGAAACTGATACTGCGAGTGGGAGAATGTATTTTAGATGTTTAGATGGAAGCGATGGCATCACATTTCCTGTAAATCCGGTATATTGTGACCCTCAAGATTCTAGAAATTTAACTAATTTTGAGTGTATTAACTCCCCCAATATTTGGTATAGCGCAGGATTCGATTCTAGAATAAGAATTTTACAATGGGATAGTTTTACTTTAGAAAATACTTTAGTTTCTAGCGTTGTTTCTTATTTGAGAAATCATGAAGGTGAAAAACAGTATATTTTATTTAATAATATTGGTAATCTATTCGATAGATGGGATTATGAAGCTTCTACTTCGATATCTGGAGAAACATATAAATTGGCAAGAATTATCTCTTTTGAAGCTAATTATAAAAGTGGAGGTCAATTAAGATATGATTCTTTTTCGGTCAAGTTGCAACCAGAAAGGGTTTAAATGATAGAAAGATTAAGCGTACCAGACCAAGCCCTTTTTGCGACAGTAGAGGGAAGACAACCGTATTTTTATAAATATCCTACTCCGACTGTTTGTGTAAAATATGCAGATACAGTAACAAATGTTTTAAGTAATGGATGTAATGCTACTTGGTATGTAGATTCTGAAAACTGGATTGATACTGCTTATGAGGGAGTTGTCCCGATAATAAAGTTCTGGTATGGAGAAGGTGTACCAGATACTTTTGTTAGCGAAAATGCAGTAGAAGATTGGGGAGTTAAATTTAGTGGATTTTTTAGAGCTCCTTATACTTCTAAATACGATTTCTATTTCGGGGGAGAGGGAATTGTTTCAGAGTTTAAGATTAATGGTGTATCTTTTTTAACTAGCGAAAAATATCTTAGTCTTAGTGATACTGATTATGCTTCTTCTTATTCTGGTATAGCTTTTACTAGTGGTAATTGGTATTCATTTGAATTAAAATATAAATCTAGACAATTAAATGGATATAATTCAGGGATAATATCTTTTTGGCAAACTGATGATATGAATGTAACCCCAGAAAAGATTCCTCTTTCAGCAGCAGTTTTATCTACAGGGAATCCTGGAAATGGTAATTTACCAATTTCTTTATCTACTGTTCTGGGAATTGGAAAAACACAATTAAGTATTAATTCTAATTATGAATCTACATTTACTTTTGAAGTTCCATTAGTTAGTTCTAGTGATCCTTATTCATATAATGGATATTTTTATGATGAAAATAACGAACTATTTCAGAATATTTCTAATGATATGCAAATTAAAAAATATCGTATGATAGAATATTCTGAAGGTTATAAAAATTCTTCTGGTGTATATCAATATATAAAAAGATTTACTGGGCAAATTAGAGATTTTAATATAAAGTATTCTAAAGACGGAAAAGATATATTACAGATTACTTGTGTAGATTATAGTGTTTTTACTAAAGACTCTATTAATTTAGTTTCTCCAACTCCGCTAGATTATATTCAAGCTGGATATTTAACAGAAGTAAAATATAGAGTTAATGGAGTAAGTAAACCAAGAGCTTTTGATGGTTGGGAATTATATAAAGCTTATTTAGTATTATTGACAAATTCTTTTATTGATCCATTCACTTTTTATCAGAGGAAAATTCATAGCGGGTATCATTATGATAAAATAATTGGAAATTATAAAATTGAAAATATAAATTCTTTTGTAGATGATTGGTTAGATACTAAAGACTATTATGGTAATCCAAATATTATTTTGGGAGATGAAGCTAAAGCAGATGATGAATATTTATACAAAATAGATACTGGGGAATATTACAAAGATGCAATAGATAATTTAATGAAATCTTGGTATTATAAGTGGGGATTTGATGAAAATGCGCATCCATTTCTATATGGAATTGATGTCCCATATTCCTATGTAAATGACAGGGATTTCGATACTGCTTGTGCTTCTGGAGCTTGGGATAAAAAAACTAATATTCATTGTTTTGTTGGTACTTATAATTTAGCTCCTGCTGGAGGGTTGTGTTTGGCTTCTGCTGATGTAACTGGTAAAAAGATGGATATTTTATTTAGAGTAGGGCCAGTATATGGGAGTTCAGATGGCACTGAGACTGTTAATATAAGTTTAAGACATAATGATGTAGAATTTAATTATGGTGATTATTCTTTATATAATAGTACTACTTGGTCTTATTATAAAGGAATAGATCCTTCTATAAATTTAAACCCAAGTGTTATAACTTTATATGGATTAAGATATGACGATTATAGATTGAGAATTAGAACTGTTAATTATAATTATCCGATTGCATTAGACGGAGTTATCGTTTATGATGAAGATTATTCACATCCTTCAGAGTCTTTTTATACTGGCGATGTTCATACTTCTGGTAGCATTTTAGATTTGCAAGTTGGTTTACAAATAGACGATCAAAGAAGCGATTGTGTAGTTTTAGGGTCTAGAACTGGGACTAAAATGGGAAGGGGAGAAGCTTATCAAAAAGATGTTGTTAATCCCAATAACCCTATATATCAATATATTCAATCTTCTTCTAGAGATTTGAATAGTGTTTATAAGCCAACTTCTATTAATTATATTGGTCACCCAAGAATGACTTTGATATTTGATCCATCTATAAACTCTCAAGAACATGCAGATTTTGTTTCTTACAATGTTATAAGCGAATATAATAATCCAAATAAAAGTTTAGATTTCTCTATTGCTGGACATCCAAAAATAGAAATTGACGATTGTATTTCTGTTAATGATGATGCTAAAAATGTTGTAAATACAACTAATTATGTATGGATTACTGATATTACGAATACTTTCGACAGTAAAAATTTTATAAGTAAAATATCTACTTCTCCAGTAAAACCAGTAAATGCTTTTTGGAAGAAGCCAAGCCCTGATTTAAGTGAATATGATAATCATCCAATTCAGAATTTTAAGTTATATTATAACGGAGCGATTACTAGTTTATCATTGGATTTATCTAAAACAGAAACTAATAATATTACTTTTAGAGATAATTTATCTTATCATATTCCACCTAAGGGATATTTGAAAATGATAAATGGGGAAATAATAAAATATTCTTCTGCAGCTGGTTGGTATGTGGCTGATTTAATTAGAGGTATTTATACTTCACATACTACAGAAGCGTATTTTAATGAATTAGTTAATTTAGCTTATGATCCATATACTCAAGAATCTATGAATGTTTCTCCTGTAATAGAATTTGATTGTCTTGTAAGTGGTGATATTCAAATAAGAATATTTTCTGTTAAATCAGAAAATGACAGTAGCGGTGTTAAGTTGTTAGGGTCGATGCATGTAGATACTTTAACTGGAATAAGCAAAGATGGATATCCTGATTGGGGATTTGACAAAATGACTTGGGGAGCTGGTAAAAGATATACTTGGGGAGCTTTTGATCAAATTGGAGCATATAATAATTATGTTTCTAATTTTGATATTATGGGTGGAAATTATGTTGTAGAGAATATGAAATTAAATGAGACTAATTCTAATAGAAGTTTAGAATTTGGTAAGTTTTATGTAGAAATTGATGTTATTAGTCCAAAAATAGATTTTACTTATAGATCTGATCAACCATATAGTTTAGCCTATCCACATGAAAAATATATTTATACTAGAAGAGGGCCTGTAAGTGAAATTGATTTTTGGTTAGATACTGCTGGGATGAAAAGATGGGCTACTTTTACTTCTACTGTAACTGGAGCAACTACTTATCCAGCAGATACAGCACGTGGTATTGTCATACAAGATGGTGTTAGTAGAAATCTTATGTATTATAACCCTTCTTATATTCATAATAGTGCTAATAATTATCAAGGACTTAAATTTTGGATAAAAGATAATACTGTTGGAAGTACACAAGATGGCGATTTATACAGATATGTAGCTCCCAATATTAAATATCATATTTTAACTTATGCTGGGATTGTAAATAAAAATAACGTAGTTAAATATGTAGAAATATATGACAATAATGATTGGTTATTCGCTAATTTAGAAAATTCGTATATGAATTTCAAAAATCCAAAGAGTTTTTATTTTAATTTAAAAGCGACTAGAAAAGGTGGTAATATTCTTAATTTTGTTCCATCAAATATCCTTAGAACTTGGATTGAAGAATATGGTAGTGGTGCGAATAATAACGGGAGATTATTAGTTTGCCCCATAATATTGTTTAGTGGTGAATTTGTAGATAGAAGTGGAAGACCAATGGCACAAACTAACAAATATCTTAAAAGAAAAACAGCTTTTGGACAATCTATCCCAAATGGTCAAGTTTATGGTACTGGTCCAGAAAATCATGGTGTTTATGAATGGATGGAGGGTCAAGAAAAAAAGGGAGATCCTAATGTTATTAGATTAGTTGGTAGATGGGAGCTTACACATTCCAATAAACCAGATGATGGTAGTTTGCAAGTAGAAATGGATTTTAGAAAATGTTATGTTCATTGGTGGGATGAAATGGTAGTTGGTTCTGGTAATATAGCTCGTCCCTCTCTTTGGAAAACAAAATATGGAAATGTAACTATTGATTATTATCCAGGAAATAATTGGGATTGGCATTTAGTGGGGTTAGAAATGGAGAAACAATATGGGAATACTAAAACTTTTACAATAAGTAATCCTTCTTTCCCAAGAATGTTATTCATTTTTGGTGGGGGATATCCGTCTTAATAGTGAGAAATATATGTATAATAAAATAAGACAACAAATATCCAAACAAACTAGAAGTACTCCCAAATTAGCAGAAATAAACAGAATGGGAGGCTTTGTCAATTATGAGCAACACAAAAGAACTGGTGGGGCTGATATAACAGGGCAGACTCCCAATGTTGGCAATAAAATATCTTGGGATAAATACAATTATACTTTTCATAGACAAAATGGCCCAGTTGGATATCCATATTATGTTTTAAGTATGGATATTAATAGCCCCAATTATTTTTGGGATTTTATGGGTACTTCTGGTATTCAACATTACGTTGTAGATAGTAATGAATCAGGGATATTATTAGATGGTGGTTGGCCTAGTTTTTCTAATGTTTGTTATGTTATTAATATAAATCCGAATCAGCCAGGTGTTAGATTTGATTTTAATTTGGAGTTAGCTTCACATTGTAGTTTAGCAATATGGGCTAAAAATTGGAATATAATAGATAGTGGTAATATACAATTATCTGAAACTCCATCTTTAGTATATCAGACTAATGGAGAAACTTCGTTTGATGGGATATGGAATATTCCATCTAGATTATCTGAATATGGAGCAATAATTTATATATTGATTTATAGGCAAGAAAGTGGTGGATATGCTAAAATTGCTACAAATATGAATGCTAGAACTTGGACTGGAATAATTTTAGATAAACCACAATGGTACAGTACTCCAATTACGACTTCTATAAACCAAGTTACTAAAAATATAGAAAACAATTTGTATATAAATCTCCCCAAGAGTGAAGCTTGGAGAGGTATATCTATTTATAGAGCTACTGCCGAATCTGTTAATGCTAATGTAACGAGTGTTATAGATACTTATCATGCTAATAATGCTTTTATCGTTGATAATATAAGCAGGGGATTGTTCCCAACAGGGACTAAGATAAGATCAGATAAAGATTATTGTATAGCTGGATCTTTTATATTACCTGGTAATATGATAGATAATGGCGATTTTAGTTGGTATAGTGGATCTAATTTAAGCGATTGGACAGTTCTTTCTAGTGCTGGCGGAGATTATATAAATTCAACGAGGTATAAATGTTCTGCTTACCCATATGCAGGAGATTCTTTATTTAATGGGCAATCATTAAAAATGACATGTGCAGAGAGCAGTACCCCTAAGAGTTTCTATATTGAGAGTAAAAAATATTCTTTATCTACTTCTTCTGCATATGCTTTTAGCTTTTATACTAAAAAAATATCTGGTGCTACTAGTGGTTTATATGAAGTTATTTTTTATGATACTTCAGACAATGTATTACAAACATTTAAAGGAAATTACCCAGAATCTACTGTTTATCCAACTTGGCAAAAAGAAACTATGATATTTTTTTGGGATACGGCTATTTCTTATGGCCCATATTTACCAGATACTGCTTGTAGTTTTAAAGTTAGATTTTATTTAAGTAGTTCTTCAGAAGCTACTTACTATAATAAAAGAGCTACTACTCGTTTTATAGATGGTGTTTCTTTTGGAAAATATAGGGAATATGATTGGTTTCATACTTCTGCATCAAGAGAGTTGGTTGTTCTTACTACTTCTTCTTCAATGAAAAAAATAACACCATATACGACTTTTGATGCTCAATTTTATGGAAGTTCAAAAAGTTATGGAGATATTTATTCCGATGAAATGATTGGGACACCGACACCGACTAATTATAAATTAAATAAATATAGTTCAGGGTATTCTATTTGTGATTATGGTAAAAATTATTTACAATGGGGAGATTTTTCTAGTCCTCATATTGGGTGGATAGATAATGGATTAGTATATGGAAGTACTTGGAGCTGTTTAGAAACTTCAGATGCTATTTATAACAAATATGTCTATTTAATAGATTGTTTAGATATAAGCACTTCACAATACATAAAGCAATCTAGTTTTTCTAAAGCTGGAGATGCAATATTTACAACTGGTGGTGATACTGCTTGGGGATTATCTTTCTTTGCTAGAGGAGAATCTGGGAATGAAGTTATCAATACTATATTGAGTGATGGTATTACTTCTTTTGCAGAATCATTTAATTTAACTGATAAATGGAGAAGATATTATAGAAATATAAGATTTACTAACGATGCCCAGACTAGTTGTGATGTATATTTGGGATTTGACAGCAGTTATTATGGAAGATGTTATATAGATGGAGTTCAATTAGAATCAACGTCTAATTATACTCCTTTTGTTCAATTTGAATATTATCCTAGTGCGTTACCAAGATCGAGACAGTCTATAAGATATTATGATGTTGAAGACGATATAATAAGTTCTGTTGTTGGAACTGTAAGATTGTGGTATTCACCATTACAAGATTCTCACGAGAAAGAGACTAGCAATAGGGTTATATGGTATGCTTCTGCTTCTGGTATTGGTCAATTACAATTTCAATATTTAGCATATCTTCAATCTACTACTTCTTTTGCTTATAGAAGATGTAAACAAGGTGTGAGAGATAAGACTGTTCGTCATTATACTGCTTATTCTGCATTAGAGCCGTTTCATTTATGTGCTGCTTGGAATGAAGTTGAAATGTCTTTGTATATTAATGGTGAATTAAAAGGTACTGCTACTGGAGTATCTTGTAGAGCCGATAGATTACATATTGGTTCTAATCATTTAGTTGGAGACGTATGTAACGGTTCTATAAGTCAAATTAGGATAGAAAAATCTACTTGGACTCCAGAAGATGTATATAAAGATTATTTAGCTACTAAAAGTTATATGTCAACTACAGAATCTTTTACTAAAGATACATACATAAATATCGGTGATAAATATAAACAGAATAGTGACATAGAAGGGCCTATAGAGATTGTTGACAAAGCAGGGTTAGATGAAAATACTAGATATAAGTATTGTCTTACTTTATTTGATGTCAATCATAATGAATCAGAAATGAGTGAACCTAAGTATATAGTTACTGGGAATGTTAATCGTAATAATAATAAAAATTATATTCTTAATTGTAATTTTGAACATACTGCTTATGGAAAAGTTCTTTATTTTTCTTCAGCCAATCCCAATACTATTGGCGGGCATGTATCTTCTGTTAAGAAATTTAAGGGTAATAATTCTATTTATTGTGTTGGCCCAAGAAGTGTAATTACAGATTATATTATGTTAGATGATACTTCTAGTTCTTCTGAATATTGTTTTTCATATTATTGCGCTACTGCGAATGTCGATAATGGGTATGGTAATTATGCTAAATATTATTTATACAATAAAGATTATTCAGAATTAAAAAATGGTACTTTGTCTCTTTCAAATTTAGGAGAAGAAACAGGTGTAGATGGCAATTCTTGGATAAGATTTAGTGCTACTATAAGTTCTTTATTGGGTTCTAGCGAATGGGCAAAAACTAAATATATAAAATTATTTAATTTTACTCCTGTTAAAAAATATTTTACTGATTGTTGGCAATTAGAAAAGGGGAATTCAGCAAGTGATTTTGTAGAGAATGAATTTTTTACTAATTTGAATGTTCCTCCTGGTACTATTGATGGTTCTGCTATAACTTATAATACTTTACTTTGTAATCGTTTTTATGCTGGAGAAATTAGAATAGATTCTAATACTAGCAGCGGTAAAAAATTAGTTATAGGTAGAGAAACCGTAGATAGCTCTTTTGCTGTGTTGACTCCGAATTATTTTAGGTATCATCAAGCTGGTTTACCAATTAATTCAGGGTGGAACTTCACTAAACATGTAGAATCTGGAGAATCTCAATTTAATAGATATAATTCCTTTGATTATCCATATAAAGACTGGGATGGTAATTCTCTTCCTCCTTTAGTAGTTATTTTACCTACACAACTAAAGACTTATAATAGTGTTTATAGTGCCGATTCTCAAAGTTTAATGATAGTTTCTAGTGTTGACCCAGAAGGATTTAACGTTAAAGCTCAAATTGTAAAATCTGGTACACTTTCATATGATTATCTTTATATAGATAAAATATTTACTGATCAATGGAATGAATATGATTGGCAGAATGTTGCTAACTTTTTTAGATGGCACAGCACTAATCCTCTTCCATATTATTCTGCGTCTAATTTATATATAGCCTTAATTGATCCTAGCCAAGATACAGCTTGGGGATGTTATATTATGCCAAATTCTTCTAAAACTGACTGGGGAATGTGGCAATTTTCTCTAACTAGTAATTTTTTAGATGATATTTTAGTTGAGTTATACGCTACTAGTCAAGCAAGTACTGGTTTTCCATATAAAGGTCAATGGAATTTAGTAAAAAGCGTTAGTATTCCTCTTACGGATTATTATTATAATTTTATAGGAGATTTTACTGATTCTGATTGGAACAATGCTAGAAGTATAGGAGTTAAACTTTATAACGATAACCCTGAAGGTGGATGTACATTAAAATCTCTTTCTATGTATTATTCTTCTAATGATCCATCACCATTGCAAGTCGAAGATTATGATAGCCTTCTTATGGATTATAATAGTATATCTAGACAAAAAGGTGCTACAGTTTTGCCTTGGAAATCATTATCTAATTCTGGGACATTAAAAGTTAGTGTAACTAATAGTACTTCATTTGGACGTTATGTTTCTCTTTCTTTATATTGTACTTCAGAAGCTTCTACTAGTTTTGTAAGAGATCCTGCTGACAGAGGACAGTGGAATTCTTTAGGATCATACAATATGAATGCTATTATTGGTACTTATACTTGTAATTTGAATATTAATCATCTATTTTTTAACAACGCTAAATCCCTTGGATTTTATATGGAATTTGCTTCTTCTAATAAACAATCTAGAAATTATAGTATATCTATTGATAGTCTTTATTATTCTACTTCTGCTCCTTTAGATATTATAGACTATGGAGCAACAGTTGGTGCATATCGTTGGATATCAATTGATGGAGGTGTTTACGGTGGCTAATTTTAGTAAAAGATCTAAAGATAATTTATCTACTTGCACACAAGATTTACAAGATTTATTTAATGAAATTATTAAAATTTTTGATTGTTCTATTTTATGCGGGTTTAGAAATGAAGAAGATCAGAATAAAGCGTTTGAAAATGGTAAAAGTCATTTAAGATGGCCAAATAGTAATCATAACAAATTACCTTCTGATGCAGTAGATGTTGTACCATATCCTATAGATTGGGATGATTTAGAAAGGTTTTATCGTTTTGCTGCTTTTGTTTTTGAGAAAGCTATTAAGATGGGAATCAAAGTAAGATGGGGAGGAAATTGGTTTAACGTAGATTTTCCTCATTGGGAAATTTTTAAATAGAATCAACAATTTTTTTTATTTCAAAGAAATTAAGATTATTACCCTTTTGTTTTTCTAATTCTTGAATTAATGTATAAGCATCACCCCATCTCCCACATCCAAAACAAAAATATGTTTCAGTAGTATCATATAAGATCATAGAGGGTTTAGATTCTTTATGAAACGGGCAGATAGCTTTTGCCCTGTTCCCAACATATTGAATATCTAAGTATTTAGATGCTATATCTATTATAGAGGGTTTCTGTATGATTTCACAATGTGTTTTTAGTTTTTTCTTTTCTTCTTTGATGAATTTTTTGCTTGGGAAAGCATTTTTTACTAAATCTACGAAATCGAATATACTGTTTTCTTTGAAATAATCATTTATATCTATTTTACTTTTATTTTTTCTTGGTAGAAATATTATATAAGATTTAATATTATTTTTATTTAATAGCGTAGCTAGTCTAATAGCTCCATTCTTGCCACTTTCATTCTCATCGCTATCAAAAACAATAAAGACTGTTTTGTTAGATAAATCTTCTACTAGTTTTCTAGATAAGTTATAACATCCCAATGTAGCTACAGCAGAAAATCCATTTTGATGTAAAGTCATACAATCAAATGGCCCTTCTGTAACGAATATTTTATCAGATTTATATACTGCATTGTGATTAAATACGTAAGTTATTGGAATCCCAAGATGTTTATGATCTGGGTAATTATCATTTTGTATTATTTTTCTTCCAGTAAAATTTACTGTTTCACTCTTATGTTTTATTGGGATAGTTATATACCCGTTGTATTTATCATGATAATCGTTCGTTTTAAAGAATAAAGGACATTCTTCTATAAATTTTTGTATAAAATTGTTTTTTTCATAATATTTTATTCCAATATCATTACAACAATATCCAATTTCAAAATGATTTATAGTTTCTTGTGAAATCCCTCTTGAATATATGTAATTTAATATTCTTTTGTTTTCTGATTTTAATAAATTCTGATGATATACAAAAGTTAATAAATTCATATTATCCCAGTAAAGTTAATAGTGGATAAATGTCCCAATTACCGTCGATTTTTGATAATATTAGCCATTCTTTTTTTAATTGTTCTAATGGTATAGATTTCCTTTTACTTTCTTTTCCAAATTGAATAATGTCTGATATTGGTAAACAAAAACATTTATTATATATTCTTTCTATTCTATAATTTATTATAACTACCCCTTTCCCACCGCTTTTTTCAAATTTCAATAGATTATCTCTTTGATGATCTGGGAGTTTACTTAGTGGAAATGGAGATTCAGTTTTAATTTGTTTGAATTCTATAGCTATTGGAATACTATTATATACTAATATAGCATCAAATGGCTTTAACGGAGTAAATCTTAATCCTCCATGAGTATCTGGTATTTTGTAATACCAATATTTTTCTTTCAAACGAAAAAGAGATTTTTTAAATTCTGATGCGAAGATTGCTTCTTTCATTCTATAACCAGTGTTTTATCTTATACCTATTTTATGGGCCATTTCTAAAAAGGTTATTTCAGCTACATCATGATCATAATAATTTATCGTATATTCATGATATTTTGGTTTACCCTTATGCCAAAATTCGGATAAATGTAAAGACATCCCCATATTATATGCTTCTGTTGTTAACATTCTATTATCTATTTCTATAACTTCCGTTGGAATTTTATATGTTTTTAAATTAAATTTTAATGCTATTACTTCCAATAAATGATCTTCTACTTTTTTAAATTCTGGTACTATTGACTTTATCGGTCTAGCTATATCTCCAATATAAGCTTCGGCAGCATCATGTAATAATGCCCATTTTATACTATTAGAACTTAAATGTAATTTTTGTGCCATAATGCAACAATGAATACTATGTTCTGCTACTGAATAATAATGGGGGCATTGTCCAGCATAACGACAAGTATATGCTAACCCTCTAGCTATATCAATAATATCAACCATATCTATTGTTGGGTTAACTACATCTATGATTTTGTTCGTGTAAGTTTGAAGTAGATTGTTCATTAGATTATTTCTCTTGATTTTAGATTTAGTTTTTTACTGCTTAATTTGAATTTTTCGCATTCTTCTTTATAATCACACATCCAATTACAATGAGAACCAAAATTTGGCAACCATATTTCGTTTTCTATTCCTTTTATAAAATTATTAATAATGTAAACAATATTGTTAATATCTCTCTTCATAATTTTTTTATTACATTGTTGAATTTCTGGTTTATGATTCTTATAATTCTTTACGAATACGTTATACATTACATAATCTTCTTTGTTTCTTTTAAGATCTGGAAAACATCCCTGTTTTATCATTTCTCTAAAAGCGTATGAGTATAACGATAATTGAATACTAGTATTTATATCGAAATCTTTGTATTTTTCTTTCGCAGTTTTATGATCTACTATATAAATATTGTTATCTTTTTTCAGTACTAAATCTATAAACCCATATAAGTCATAGTTTTCATTGTAGTTTCCGTCTAAATCGTATATGGGTACTTTGAATTCACATTCAGCAGAGAATTTAACTTCTCCTGTCACTATATTTTTATATATAATTGGCTCATAATTTAAGAATTCTTTATAATATAATTCTAGACTTTTTAGTCCTATATCGTATAGATCATCATGCATATTCCCTTTAAAAATAATCTCTTCTTTTTCTATGCTTTCTTTCCATATTTTATCAAATTCTTGAAAAACTTCGCTTAAAGTAAGTAACACACTTCCCATAGAGATATTTAATTTTTCTAAAGCACCATGTAAGGCAGATCCAAACGCTAAGTGTGGTGAAGATGTTGGTTTTAATATCTTTTCTATGTAATGAAAATAATATTGTCTAGAACAATTAGAATATATGTTTATTTGTGAAGCTGAGATATATTTCATAATTGTAAAAACTCCCCGAAAGTTATAATTTTTGTTTTATCTCTTTCTGTTTTTTCTTTGTTAGTTATATATATGAATACTCTTTGATTAGTTTTATAAATATCTTTGAAATTAATAATATATAATTTTTTGTTATGTTTTATCTCTACTTCTTCTATAAATGTTTCTTCGCTCTCTAATTGTATTTCTTTAGAATTATATAAATTCCTTATGTAATCATAAGCATTGCTAGCATCTTCGTCATATATCACTATTTCTATATTAGTATTGTCATTGAAAATATTATTAACAACACTACCAGATATAAAAAAATCATATTTTTGCAATTCTTCACGATATAAAGAATAGGATAATTTTACTTTTTCTTTTAATGTCATTATAATTCCTTCCTAATTATCTCGGTTCTGCATAAATCCATTAGTTTCTTGCCTATAATTTTTCCATCTTTATAAATCCACACTTTATCAGTAGACCATACACATTGTGTTGTATTGTAGATGTTTTTACTATCTTCTGATTCGTATAACTTTGCGTATTTAACAGGAGTATGAAACAGAGAATATAAAAGAACTTTAATACTCATTTTTTATTCCTATTTATAATTTATATTATTTCCTTCTATAATCCCACAATGTGTCTAAAGTTTTTAATTCTCCAGATATATACATATTAATAACACCTACTTCTGGGAATATCGTACTATCATAAAAAATAACATTATTTCTTGGATTTTTTAGTGTATCTAGTGGAACTTTTCTTGTATAAAACACCCATTCCTCTATTGATAAACTGTCTTCCCCATGAGAAAGTAAATAATTTTTAAGCCATATATTAGGATTTTCAAGTCTTTGTGCTATTTGAGCTATATTTTGAAATGTTTCTTCAAATTTAACAACTTTTTATTTAGTTTCTTCTACTTCAACTTTCCATGAATAGAAAGTAAATGCTATAAATACAACGCTAAAAATCCAAACAGCTTCTTTCCAATATTTTTGTAATGATTCAATCATCGTTAATTCTTCTTTCTGGCTTCGTGAGCCGCGAGCCATGCGATAAGTTTTCTTTTTAGAGCTTGCTTGATATGTGAATATCTCTGGTCAGGATAATTTTCTACGATGGAAGGCCCTATCCATTCGTGCACTTCTTCAATAAAAGTTACTATAAATTCGTTTATGAATTTGTCTATTTTCTCGGCAGATTCGGCCTGTGGTTGTTTGGCACGACAAGCAAAACACATCCTATCTTGTTGATTCATATTGCTCAACAGAGATCTTCCCGATGGCTTTCCACACCCCGGACAAATGGCTATACCAAAATGCTTGTTTAATTTTATAAATCTCATTTATATATTTTTCTTCCAGTTATATAAGTTATATATCCCAACGACAACAAAGATAGCATTTAATATAATAAGCCCCACAGCTGGAGTTTTAGACACATGATATGGAATTGTAACACCCCATACGACAAATAAGAATGACCCGATTATATTATATCCCCATCCATCTACATCTTTATTCCCTATTTTTTTATAACTTATTAGTAGAAAGATACTTGCTAAAATATCTAAATAAGAAATAAAATATAAAATTGTGTTTTTTATATACTCCATACTTTTCTCGCTAAAATTTTATTGTCGTATTGTCCTTCAACTACTATATAATTTCCTTTTCTTATAATATTCTTATTCTTTTCATACAAACTTGGGAAAAATAGAACTTCTATTTCCCCATATAGAGTTACTAAATTTCCTACTCCCATAAGTTTATTTGTTTTTGTATATTTATTCGATATTTCTCTTAAATACCCCCCAATAGAGATAGATTCTGTTAATTCTTCTGGGGTATAATTTTCTAAGTCTTTTTTGTTTAATGGATTATATTTTATATAAACACCTAATCTGTCATATTCTTTATCTGCTAATATATCTTCTGGTAATTCTTCTAATTTTTGAATATTTATATTTTTATTTACTTTGAATAAGCTTTTAGTTTTTGAACTTTTTTTATTGTCTTTTTTAAGTTGTTCTGAAATAATTTGAATAGAACTTATAATTTCATTTCTATTATATTTGAATTCATCAAAAGCTCCGGCTTCTGTAAGATCAATTAGAATATCAGATGAAGGATGACAAGAAAAACAAAAATCATCGAAATCTTCAAATAATTTATTTTTTTTACTGTTTTTTATTTCTACTATGTCATTTGTCGTTTTGTCTCCTAATCCTTTTACTCCCTTTAATCCGAATATAATTTTATTATTTTTAATAGAAAAATCTGATTCTCCATTTACAGAAGGAGTAACTACTTGAATATCAAGTTTAGAACATTCTTTTAAATATATAGATAATTTATCTGGTTTTCTAAAATTATTATTTAATAAAGAACACATAAAGTTTATTGTGTAATGAGCTTTTAAATAAGCAGTGTAATAAGTTATATAAGCGTATGCCACAGAATGGCTCCTATTAAAACTATATTCAGCGAATTCTTTTATCTGCTCCCATAAAGTATCAACACTCTTTTTGTCTAATCCATTATTAAGACATCCCTCTTTAAAGGGTTTTTCTTGTTTTTTCATAAGTTCTGGTATTTTTTTACCAACTGCTTTTCTTAAACTATCAGCTTCTGTTTCAGAGAATCCAGCAACATGTTGGCCTATAGCTGTAATTTGTTCTTGATAGATTAATATCCCATAAGTACTTTTCAATATGGGTTCTAGTTTTTCATGAATATAAGTTACTGGTTCTTCCCCAAATTTTCTTTTTATATACATATTGTGAAAATTAGAAGCAAGTGGGCCAGGACGATATAGAGCGACAACAACAGCTATATCATCTATAGATTCTACTTTTAATTGATTAGCTAATTTAGATATTCCCACAGAACTTAACTGAAATACACCTACATTGTTAGTATTATTTATTAATTGAAATGTTTTAGGATCATCTAATGGAATATCTTTTATTTTTATCCCAATCTTTTCAATAGTTTCTGCTATAGAATCTAGCGTATTAAGATGTAAAATATCGTATTTTATAAGCCCAATATCTTCTATATCTTTCATGTCCCAACAAGACACTAAAGAATTATCATTATTATATCTTAATGGTACTAATTTTTCTAAATTAATTGGACTTATAATAATTCCGGCAGCATGGATGCTTTGATACATCGCTAGTTTATGGAATTTTTTAGCTTTGTCATATAATGATTTAAAATTAGAATCTTCTTTTTCTTTTATAAAAGTTTCTTCTGGGCTATCTAAAATTTTACTATATTGATTAGCAATATCAAACCCAACACCAAGACATCTGCATATGAGTTTTAATGCTCCTTTCATTTCTAGAAAAGTGTTTGTTCCAATATGAGAAACTTTTTCATATTCATATTTATCAGTTATATATTTAATAATTTGATCTATTTTATTTAACGGAAAATCTATATCTATATCTGGGAGAGAACTTTTTCTTCCTGGATTATAAAATCTACTAAATAATAATTTGTGTTTTATTGGATCTATATCATGAATCCCAAGTAAATACGCAATTAAACATCCCCCTACACTTCCTCTTCCTGGCCCGACTAGAATATTGTTGTTCTTAGCATATCTTACATAATCAGAAACAGTCAATAAATAAGTTGATAAATTACTTTCTATAATTACTTTCCATTCTTCTCTTAATCTTTCTTTATATATCGGGATAATTTCACCATTTTCTATTAAATTTCTTTCTTTTAGCCCATTATTAATTTCATTCATTAACATATCATTATGATCTTCTATATTTAACAATAGATAATTATGTTTTCTTATAGAAGTATTACATTTTTCTTCTACTTCTAAAGTATTGTCTAATTCTTCTTTTTCTGCTGGAATTTCATCTCTGTGTTTAATATAGAATTCTTCTGTTTTCATTCTCATTCGTTTTGGATTATCAATAGTGCTTTTCATCTGGTCGCACAAAAGGATGTCTTGTAATGGGGCGTCTTCTTTATAAACATAATGATAATCTACTGTAGCTACTCTTTTGATTTCGTATTTATTAGATATTTCTCTCAAATTAGCATTTATATATTTTTGTTCTTCTATTCCATGATCCATTATCTCTATATAAAAATCATCTTTAAACATTGATTTCATTATTCCAGTATTTTTTATAGCTAATTCCATATTTCCCTTCAATATTGGTCTAGCTATAATCCCATGTAAACAAGCACTTAAACAAATTATTCCATTTTTATATTTATTTAAAATATCAAAATCTATTCTTGGTTTATAATATATATTTTCATGAGATATTCTAAACAATTTTAATATATTTCTCCATCCTTCTTCGTTCTTTGATAATAAAACTATATGATATATATCCCCCTTTTTCTTAACATCATCACAAAGATATCCTTCTATACCTAGAATGGGTTTTATTTTTTCTTCTTTACAAGCTTTATAAAATTTGTAAATTCCAGATAAAGAACCATGATCTGTTAATGCTATAGAATTTTGATTTAATTCTTTAGCTCTTTTTGGTATTTCTATTATTTTACTGAATCCATCTAAAGCAGAATATTCAGAATGTCCATGTAAATGACAAAAGTTACCCATTTTATTTTTTTCTAATTATATCTATTTCTTCACAAAATATAATTGTTTCTACATTATTTGGATCGCCACTAACTTTAAAATAGTCATCTCCTCCATCTATATATGTAGATTTACATTGACAACACTTAAAATCATGACGATAAAAAGAAAAAATTCTATCATTACATTCCTTACATTGTATTCCATATTTTATATTTTCCATAATTCAATCCTTATATACTTTAATGTGATAATATCCTTCTTTTATAAGAATTGGCGAATATTGTAGAACATTTCTTCTAAAAATATCTTGTAATTTTTTAATGTAAGTTTTACTTCTAGTCCTTACTGTAAAATCTTTATTATACATTTCTATTAACACAGAAGTAAAATATGGGTCTATTTCTTTAATAGATATAAATTCTAAATCAAGAATAATATCATCATTTTCGTTGAAGATATTTTCTATCTCTTCTATCATTTTATCATAATTGGGATAAGTATGTTTTCCAAGGAATGTTGGAGCAAATATTCTAGACATATGACGTTAATTTCCTTTGTTTAAATCTTCTCTTCTCTGCTTCATGATTTACAAAGTATTTATTATAAGTTACATCAAATCCTTTACTTATACATTCTTCTACAAAATTTATTGATAATAATAAACTTTCATAATGATTCCCAACATGTTGTTTAGAAAGCTTAAAAAATTCTTCTTTACTTATTAATATAGCTCTTTCTAGATCTTCTACATATTTTTTTGTTACCCACAAGTTATGTAATGATAATAACAATCCAGGCCAAGTCACATCATTTTCTAGAAAATAATCTACAGTTTTTACAGTAGTGCATATCGGGCATGGGCAATTTAACTTAGTCAGGGGTTTTATTTTAGTCTTATATTTTTTCCCAAAATGAGTATATTCTCTTATTTTATCTGGATACATATAAGCTCTAGTTCTAGACCCATATCCATAACTAGTAGAGTCAAAAGTTACTTTTTTGATATATTGAGATACCCAAACTAACAATGGGATAACAGTAATCCCACTTACACCCAATAAATGAACATTCTCTCTTACACCCTTACTATATAAGAACATTAAGCACAAGGCTTGCATTAGAGTGTTACTCGTGGGTTTAGTCCCTGTCCCAAATCCATCTAGTTTTATTCCATTTGTAACATAATCCCACCATAATTCTAGAGATTGTTTATTATATCCTTGAACTATATTATATATCTTTAATTTATCAGAATTTCTATTTTCTTGAAAAAATAAAGTATTTTTTCTTGTTTGTTCTGCACACTTTTCAAATTCATCTAACACGTGATATTGAACTTTTCCTGGATATACTCTTCCAACATTTTCAGAAGATGCAGGGGGAACGTCTAATGTAAATGCTACATTAGAATTTTTTTCTTGCCATCTTAATACTTCTATGGGATTTATTTTAGCTCCTTGAGTAAAGACAGAATAACCCCCAGAATCTGCCCATAGTTCTACTTCTGGTCTTATTCTTAATCTTTCTCTATAGTTGGGTATTTTCCCAGAATAATAATAAGACACTAAAACGTATGGATGTTGGAAGACACTTAAATCAGTAAACCAAGCTGGATCATATCCATTCCATAAACCAAATTTATTCCCTGGTATCAGACATCTTTTTATCGGATTCTCTATCCCTGTCAATAATGCTGGAATGTAAATTGTTTTCATTCAGTATGTCTTTCTTAAATTCTTTTGAAAATTTAACCATCCATATTATTAATGCGGTGCAACAGATAAATAATATTGTGGTAAGTATTATCCCTATTATTAAGTCTATGAAATTCACGTTATAACCCCCATCATTATGCCTATCCACTTATGCACGACTCTATTATATGGTTCTGCATAATTAAGAAAAATGTTTCTATTAATTATCTCGTTTTTATTAAAATGTTTTATTTTATCAGCTAATTCTTCTAAAGTATCATATAAACAATTTTTATCTCCCTCTACTAATTCTGGATATGAGAAATTATTGGGAACTAAAACATGGCACCCAAGAGCTAACGCTTCTACTGCAACATATCCAAAATTTTCTTCTAAAGAAGTTGATATCATAAATTTAGACTTGCCCAATAGTGAATAATATTCTTCTTTATCAAGATTTTCTTTTATAATTATGTTGTTATTCAAATTGGTATTAGATTGTAAAAATGATAATCTATTGTTTATAATTTCTGATTGAGATTTATATTTTAATTTAGAAGTAGTGAAAAGAAAAGTGTAATCAAATACTTTATCCCACTTCATGAATAAATATTCAATTAAATTTAAAAATTCATTTATTCCCTTTTCTTCGTCTGGTCTATGTGGGAAGATAATAATATTTTCTTTTTCTACATTATTAAATTTTTGCAAGTAATTGTAGTCTAATGGCATACCATATGCGTGTATTTTTTTAGATAATGATTTGTATTCTTCTTCTGTCATTTTGAAATCTACAGTTAATCTTTCTAATATAGAGTTTTTAGAATATTCGCTTCCTACGAATACTCCATCGCACATATTAATAAATCCGTATTCAAAATATTTAGACCATGGATTCATAATTTGTGCGAAATCACCCATAGTTATAGAACCAGCGTGCCATATACCCCATATATATACTTTTTTATGATATAAATTAGCCATATATCTTATCATCTCTATACCAGGAAACCATATATCAGCTATAAGAAAATGATCATTGTCTTTTATTCTATTCGCTTTAAATAACTCGCATATTTTTTGTAATTGGATAGATTTGTAATAATTAGTTCCAGCAGCATCTAATACTGTACCAACATCAACTGTTTTAGTTAATTGGCCTCCTTCTATAATTTCAAATTCAAGATTATATTTAAAAAATTCTGATGGAATGTAATCTTTCCACCAATATGTATATCTTTCTTTATAACTCTCTAAATCTATTAAATATAACATTATTATACTCCCGATATATTTGGTATATTATAATGGCTTATAGCAACATTTGTAGCAGTACTTGTAGCAGTACTTGTATCAACATTCATTTCATAATATTGAGGAAGAATATGTTCATCGTCCCAAAATATTGTACTTGATACATGTTTATTGTTCCAAAATGTTTTAATAAATGGAATAAATTTATTCCAATTATCTTTAAAGGGAGTAAATATAGGCTTTCTTTCCCAAGCTTTTAAGTTAACTTTCATATAGCTCCTTTGTTTTTACCCAAATTAAGTCATACATTATTTTGTTATACTCTACTTCATTATTTCGTAATATTCCTTCTAAATTTTTGTCTTCTTCACATATAAATAAGGTATTATTCTTTGCTTTAGAATATATCTTTAATAAAATGTCTAATTCTGTTCCTTGAGTATCTATTTTTATTATTTTTACTTTATCCCAATCAATATTAAAAGAATCAATATTTCTAATTTTACATGATAAAATATAATATTCTGAATTATATTTTTTACATTCTTCTAAAGATAAGCTATTATCCCCAGTGTTGTTATAACTACAATATAACTCTTTTTCTTCGTTTTTTGATCCTATAGCACATTCATTAATGATAATATTATTATATACTATAGCATTTAATTTAAAAATGTTACTTATTTTTTTGTTTGGCTCAAAAGCATATACGGTACAATCTTTTCTAATATTAGCACAAATTAAACTAAAATAACCTACATGTGCTCCTATATCTATAAAAATAAAGTCATTTTTAATTTCTCTAATATATTTTATAAAATAATCTGTTAATTCAGGCTCCCATTGCCCAATTTCATTTATGTTTTTACCTATTATTTCATCATCTGGATAGTATAAGAATATGTCTGTATCTTTTATTTTATTTCCGACTACTTTAATAGAGGTGTTCATCGTTTACTCCATGTTTAATTTACACAATTTATTATAATAATAATATTCATTATAAAAATTTACATAAAAATATAAACTTTTATCTGGTTTATGCCCATTCAAAGATAGAATATATTTTTGTGATGGATAAAAATATTCAAATTCTTTTATTTTTTCATCAAAATTTGTTTTTTTCTTAATATGTATATATTCTTCTTTTCTAGTCCTTATTTCAAATTGACATTGAGGTCCATACATTATTGATAACTTTTCTTTAATATTATTCCCAACTTCATTCAAAAGATGATGTGTTGAATGCCCAAATGTTTCTCTAGAGATATACATTAATATCCCATTTTCATCTATCATATTCTTTACTGATCTGCATATATATTCAAACGGAGTTATTCCATATGTTTCTTTGTATGCTTTTACTACAAAATCTCTATCTAAATATTTATATCCATTTATAGAATCTGGGAATGGCATCCAAGCTATATCAATATTTTTATCTATATAGTTAATCCAATTCGTTGATTCTTTTCTTCTGGTATTTATATAAGATATAATATCTATATGTCTTATCAATTGGAATTCTCCACTAGTAAAAAAGATAATACTAGAGATTGATTTATGATTGTTCTTTATAAAATCAGATAAATATATAAATTCATCATCAGGATGGGGTACTAGTATTTGGATATTTCTTTTCATTTTATATCCCAATATTTATCCCAATTCCATATATGTCTTTTCCAACAAAAGCATTTATCCCTAATTTTCCTGGAGTGAATGATAAATTCATAAAAGTATTTTTATAATTTATATCATAATTTAATCCAATTCTCCACCAATATGTTTTTGGGAATTTTATATATTTATTATAATATGTTAATTTCAAATTATAATATGGGTAATCAGCTTCTCCGTAAACTCTTACTCTGTCATTAGAACTGTCTTCAAAACACAGTTTTGGCTTATATTTTCCTTCTATATATCCATCTACTTCAAATGGTGTTTCAATAGTATTAATTATATAAACAGTATCATTTACTAAAATAGTATCATATTTATTAGAAACACGATGAATAATATTAGTTATAGTATCTGTTATCATATGATTAACTGGGACATACTTTATTTGAACTTCTATATTAGATAACTCATTTTGTAATTCTTCAATAGTTTTATTCTTAGAAAAAGCAAAATAAATCCCAACAGAAGCAAGAATCATAAATATAACAGTTATTATACTATTATTTTGTTTCTTTAATAAATTTAATATAAAATTTATTATTGTACCCATATACTCTTCTTATTGAAAAGTATTCATTATAATTTTGAATAAATCATCTTCATTATCATCTTTTGTTATCTCTTCTGTATATTTAAGTAACTTCCTAATATTTGTTAAAAATATATGCCCACATTCTGGACAGATGTTTTCAGATATTAATTTTTCTACTTCTTCTATTATATTAGATAATTTTATAAACTTTAATTTTAGATATTCTTTTTCTGATTCATAAGAATAGTTTTTAGAATTTATTAATTCTAAACCTTCATTTTTGCTTAACAATAAGTTAAGATCATTATTAAGAGAATTTACAGAAAATTCTAAAGCATTTAAGTGTTGAACAATGAAGTTTTTTTCTCTTTCTGATAAATTGCTTTTTTCTATCATAGTTTGAGCTTTTTCTGTTCCTAGAATTTTCATTTTCTTTCTCCTAAATTAATTAAGTTATAGAATTTGTTTTCTAGAGTTTCATCAGTCTGAAAACATCCCCTTACAGCAGAAACGATCATCGGGGAATTATGAACTTTTACTCCCCTGTTTTCTGTACACATATGTCTTGCTTGTAATATTATAATGCATCCTTTTGATTTTATTACTTCTTGAAAATTATTTACAATTTGATTGGCTAATTGTTCTTGTATTTGAAATCTTCTAGAAAAACATTTAATCAATCTAGCTATTTTGCTTAATCCAACTACTCCGTTATCATTTGGGATATACCCAAAATGTGCCTTACCAACAAATGGTGCCCAATGATGAGAACACATAGATGTAAATGGGATATTGGTCTGTGCTATAATGTCTTCGCTGATATAATATTCATTTTTTTCACTATAGAATTTTTTATTTAATATAGTTTTTGGATTTTCTTTGTATCCTTTTGTATATTCTTCGAATGCGTTATATAATCTAAACGGAGTATTAGCTAATTCTTCTTCTGTGAAACAAGAATATTTTTCATGATAAAACTTTACTAAATCAATCCAAGAGCATAATATTTTTTCATCTATTTTTTTCATTACTTGACCCCAATAATTTTATGTAGTTGTATAGATAATCTCCAATCATTTTTTAATTCTTCTAATTTTTTTATAGAATTTTCTATAGAAATATTAATTGGTATATCAGCAGTTTCACAAGGTTGAATAAACCAATTTCTAACTTCTGTATGTCCATCTGGATTGTTGTTGATAATTTTTTCGTAATTTTCTCTGAATACTTCTGGTAACATTTCTTTTATTTGATTCCCATTTTTATCTAAAAACGGGTATATCATTTTCATACTGTCTATATCATAATTTATAAGTTCCATTTTATCTGCTGGAACTTTTGGTGAACAACTTATATGATCTATAAAGGGTAAAATATCAGTTTCTATTGTCCCATTAGTTTCTATACCTAATTTATAATTTAATTTTTTTAATTCAAAACATAGTTCTTCATCTAATTGTAATAGTGGTTCTCCCCCAGTAAAGAATATCCATTTTGTTTGTGGGTATTTAACTAATATCTTTGCAATTTGTAATTTACTTAGTTTTTGATCAGATTTACTAGGTTTCCAATCTGTATCGCAAAAAAAACAATTCATGCCACATCCAGAGAATCTTATAAACCATGTCCATAACCCCTGAAGTTCCCCTTCACCCTGAATAGATTGAAAGATTTCTTTTATAGAATATCTTTTACTTTTTTTTCTACCTCTACTTTTTTTTGCCATTATCCCTCAATAAAGTATATGTTAGATACTTTTGTTTGTTTCATTTCTATTAATTTGAAATTGTTCTTTTTGAAATAATGTTTACAAAAAGCAATACTTCTATAACTTTTAGTTATTTTTCTTTCTCCCCAAGCTAATCTTAAACCTTTTATAGTATCAAGTCTTATTGTTTGCCAAATAATATACGGGGTATTCATTTGTTTGAATTTTTCGAACATAAGATCAAACTCATATTTTGACAAATGTTCATCTACACCCCAACTAATTATTAAATATGGGTATTCTTGATAAACATTATATACTTTATGTAATGTTTCTATGTCGTCCGTAATATTCCCAACTATATAAGATTTTTCTATTATATTTCTTTTTATGTCCATTACATATTTATTTTTAGCAGGAAAAAAAGAAGGCATAACAATATCTTGAGCTATATACTTTTCTGAAAGAAATGGATATAATTCATCTATAATTCTAAGTTGTCCTGCACCTATATCTAAAATTATTCCAAGATTATAATTGGGATGGAATGTAATTAAGTAAGATAAGAAATATTTGAATATTTCACTTTCTTTTATGGCTTCTTTTTCTAGCCATTTTGGCATACGCCCAACATAATCTGATTTATATTGTTCTTTATAGAATTTTTTTATATCCATAATATTAAATTATACTCGCTTTCTTGAGAGCGGCACGGGCAATACCCCTAATATCTTGGCATCGAGGACAAGTTTTTGACGAGATAAATGGTTTCACTATCGTTAGCATTGGAGGAGTATCGACAATTTTATTCAATGCTTCCTTCAGTCTCTCGTTTTCCGCCACCAGTTCGTCATGGGCGTTGCAGGCAGTTACGATGAATTCGGCGTTGGCCTTCTCTTCTCCATTTTCGATATCTTCCATATCTTGCTCAACAATTTCGCAAATGCAAAATTGACAGGGTAACAATGTCCCATCCACTGATACAGACGGCACGTCGGGCGATTGACGAACTCCCCAATGGGGTCTGCCATCTTTATCTGGAGCATATAATTTTGCAATCCACGGTGTTGATGTATGTTTCATTTTACCTCCATTACATGCTCTTATAAATAGGACTTTCTACAATAGATAATTTTTCATGAACTTTTTCTAAAATTTCTACATCTCTTTTACAATGTAAGGCCACATAAGCCAATGACTCGCTATGACCAGCCCTAGCTAAATTCCATATTCTTGGCGAAAGTCTTGTTTTTTGTATTTTAATTCCAAGCAAATCTGCTATAGAATCTAATCTATTGCTATGTAATCTCAATTTATTTCTAGCAATTGGATAAGTATCTAATATATACTTCTCCATTCTCCTTGGTAATTTATGTTCTAAATTATTAGCATAAGCTCTAGTTCTTATGAATGGAATATCGAATCTGCGATCTGACCCATAATGAACATATAAAATATCGTATTTCTTAATTGCTTCTAATAAATCGTTTACAACTCTTTTGTCAAATTTATAAGTTATCATTTCTTCTTTTGTTATAATAGAGTGATCGTAACAATTTTTATCTTTTTCTTTTATATACCAACATAAAATAATCCCAAAATCTGCTTGTAGATTAGTAGTTTCTATATCTAAATATCCCACTTTCATTTCTTGTATAGCAAGTTGTTTAGTACTTCCCCAGTAATATTGTTCTCTGTAATATCTTATTCGTCGCATCATAGCTTCATAAGAGCGATATGGGAAGCTTTTAGCTTCCCATAACCTTATGAGCCTTTGGTACGTAGTCATAGCTGAAACATTTCCAGTAAAGAACTTTATCAAAATCTTTTCTTCGTCTTCGCACCATCTATCGCTCATTATTTGTCTCCAAGTTATAGGGTAATATTTTTGGAAAGACAGCAAGATTCAAACCTGTACGTCTTGCCTTTAATTTATACAAGATTGATTTTACTTATCATCTCCGAACAGTTCTTCTTTCTTAGCTAGAGTATTATCATATGCTTTCAAAATTTCTTTTGTCATATATTTTCTAGTATCAGTATTAATAGGATATACAATATCATTCCACTTATCATTTTTACCCTTTACAGATGGCATAGAAAGCCAAAGCCCATTTTTGCCGTCCATTATTTTAATACCATTAATAGCTAAACATTCGTCTATCAATACATCAACGAAAGCCTTTAAATTAGACTTTCCCCTTTCGTATGGACGAACTTTAATTTCAGAAATATTAATCATTGTTACTCCTTTGTCTCAAAATAGAATTTTTTAGCATATTCCCACAATCTACTATTTTTGAGAATACTTTTCCATGTTTGTGTTTTTAAATCATAATTTACTATTGTTTTACCTGTTTGCCCATCTCTGAATTTCCCTATTATAATTTCGCAAATGCTTTCATGTTGAGGGTTGTAATTATAATAATGATCTCTATATACGAACATAACTATGTCCGCATCTTGCTCCAAACTCCCGCTGTCGCGCAAATCAGATAAAACTGGGCGTTTATTCTCTCTTAGTTCGCATAAGCGAGATAATTGAGAAAGAGCTATAACTGGAACTTTATATTGTTTAGCTATAGACTTTAGCCCTTTTGATACATTACTTACTATTTCGTTTCTATTCCCTCCTTTTCCATCCATTAATCCAAGATAATCAATCACTATTAATCCCAAATCTGGAAATTGTATTTTAGCTTTTTGAACTTTAGCGTTAATGTCTTCTATCGTTAATAGCGAATTTTCATCTATTATTAGTGGAGATGATTTTAGTGCTTCTTTTATATTAATCAATTTTTCTTTTTCTACTTCATTCAATCTCTTTTTCTTTATTTTCCATAATTCTATTTCTAATTTACTGGCTAATATTTTGCTTAATATTTGATTTCTAGACATTTCCATTGAAAAAAATACAGTTGAGACACCATTAAGAACATTTTCCATTACTATATGAGTAGCTAAAGATGTTTTACCCATAGATGGACGGCCAGCGATAATAATATAATCCCCAGATTTAAGTCCATCTATAATATTATCTATATCTTTTATGTAGAATGGGATTCCAGTTAATGTTTCTTCTTCACTTAATAGATTGTCAAAATATTCGTCTATTATATCTTTTATAAGACAGATATTATCATTTTGTTTGTCTGATATATCATCTATGAGATTTTGTATTTCTGAATATATCTCTTTTGTCCCAATATCATTTTTAGATATTTTAATCCCAAAATTTTTAATAGAATTATTAGCATAATTGTTTAATAGTTCATCTATATAAAGAGAATAATTCTTAGTATTTACTGGAGTGAAGTATTGTTTTATTATAATTTCATATTGAGAAAATTTTGAGATTAAAAGAGTTATATCTATTTTTATGTCTTTTTGTATCAATTCAGAACAAAAAGCATATATTTCTTTAGTTACTATACTGCTAAAATGTTTTAGCTGAATTTTAGATAATATATCATACTTACAACTGTCGTCAATTAAACAGTATAATATGTACCATTCATTGTCTGATTCTGTATTTTTATAATTTTTCAAAATCTATATCGGTTTCATTTATTATGTGTTTACATTCTATCGTTATCATAGCGAATAAATGATTTAATCCTTGCCCGTGGTATTCTATATCGTCTATTGCTTCTAAAACAATTTCTGTTCCAAACATTTTTATTATTGCACCTAATCTTTTCCAATCAGAACTATCTTCCATTTTGTATTGAAACTTATTATAAATAAGACTTGTTATCTTTTTCATTAAAATGGTGCTCCATTACTTTTAACATGTTCTATTAATTTGTCTAAATCTTCAGATGTTAAGTCAGTATGCTTTTTATCTTCTTTGAGAACATTTTTAATCATAGAATTAAAGGCTACTTTTTTAATTCCTTTTTCTGCGCATATAGCACTAAGTTGTGATTTCTTTGAAGAAATAGACGGAGCTGTTTCTTTAACTTCTTCAGTTCCTTCGGTTCCTCTTACTTCTTCTCCATTATCTTTGTGAACTTTTTCTTTACCCTTATAAGCAAGATGCCCGATATCTAATAAAGAAGAGCATTTTTCTAATGAATTAGTAGCGGCTCCTTTCAGGCAATCTCCAGCTCCAGTTTCAGCGTTTAATGTAGCTGTCCCAAATTGTTCTTTTTTACAAACTAGTCTTCGTTCTCTAAGGGTACTTTCTTCATCTTGATATGTTATGAATTCATAAACAGACAATCTTCCAAGAACAACTCCCCAACCATCTTTAATTTCAGAGGTTATTACTTCAAAATCCCATTCTTCATGGCCCAAAACGTCATTAAGCCTTTCTATAATATATTGTGGTTTATAACCTACTAATATCTTATATTGTCCCGTTTTTTTGTCTCTAGAGCCTTGTTTTGTTTGAAGAGATTCGTCTGGAAACTTTTCTCTTAATGCTACGATTTTTTCTTTTGAAAACGACATAAAATATCCTTTAGTTATAAAGTTTATTAAGTAATTCGTTCTTTCTATTTTCATAAGAATAAAATTGTACAGCTTCTCTCGCTTTTTCTATACAATCGAAATAGAAAGATTCTTCTTCCATTAACTTTTGTATTAATTTCTTTTGTTTCCATACATCCCCTGCACTCACACATAGATCTGGCCATATTTTTTTCTGAGAATATGTCCAATCAGCTCCTACAGTAGGTAAATCTAACGAAGCATTATCTACAGCAGTTCTTCCATATGTATGAATTCTGTGATAAGAATCTACTACTACTTTGTGTCTTGATACCCAATCTAAATAATGAGTAAATTTAAATCCATGTTTAGTAAAAGCGAAATAGGGCAATATTTTAATTTCTACATTAGGATCTAATAAAACTACAGTATTATTATACGGAAGATCTTTTGTAGCTAACCAAAGAGGAGTCCAATAATTGTCATATCTATGAAGAATAGAAGCTATTTCCATTGTTCTTTCTTCATATGGCTTTGCGTAATGTCTGATTGCATCTAAATTGGAAGGGTGAACTATATGATGAACTTTTGAATCGTCATTAATTAAAGCAGAAACCCATGAATTCATCATGGGTTCAGATGTAAAGATTAAATCTGCTTGCACTAATTCTTTTTGTAATAGAAAATATTGAAAAGTATCTTGCCATAATTCTATAGCATAATCAATACATACAACAATTTTAGTTTTGCTATTAGGCCCAATTTTATTTCTTAATCTTGTTATTAAAGCACCTTCTAATTCTGGGCGACTTAAACCAACAAATAATATATCATATTTTTCTAATTCGCTTTCTACTTTTGGGTTATATCTTTTAAATTCTCCCTCAAAAGCTAAATGCCAATTATAAAAACCCCCGATCATAAACGAATCTCTAAACAAATTCTCGTGAATATGATATGCTAAATGTAAGAATTTTACTTTAATCTTTGACTTTAATTCTTTTTGTTCTTTTAAATTTTCTACTAACTGTTGGCCTTTGTTGTTTACCACTTATATTTACTCCGTTTACATATTTATTTATTTCTTTAATGTTTTCTTCTATTTTTTCTATAGTAATTTCTACTTCTGTTACTTGACTTTTTATATTCTTATAATATTTACTAGCAGAATTTTCTAATTTTTTAACTAATTTCTCTTTTTCAAATTCCCATAATTTTAATTCCCTATGTAATTTATTTTTTTTCCTTAATAATTTGTCTTGTATATTTTTATTATTAATTACTTTTTCAAGTAAATAATTTTCTATTATATCGTTAGTGTTACTCATATTTATAAGTGGAGGTGTCCGGAGTCGAACCGGAGTCTTCAGATGCTATGATCCGGCGAATAATATAATAAACTCTGTATCGGTGCATCTGAATCGAATCCTTTCACCCCCAATTCCTTAATTTTCATAACTCAATATAGCTCCATTTTCATTGTCTTCATATACGGCAATTTTAGAAATATCATAAACATAATTATTTTTTATCAAAGTGTATAATTCTAAAGCAATCATTTCACAAGACATTCCTCCAAATAATACTGTATTTTTTAAATGCCCAAGTTTGCTTTGTGGTGTAGCTTTATGAAAAGAATTTAATACTAATTCTGTTAATAATGATTTTAAGTGAATAAATTCATATTGTCTATTAAGTTCACCAACTCTTATATATATTTCAAAGAAAAAAATATGTCTATGAAGATTTCCTAAATAGTTATATATTTCTGGGGGATTTGGCCAAAAATGCAATCCCGGAACATTAAATTTACATACGATTTCGCTATTCATCTTTAACCCTTTTTAAAGAATCTTCCCATATTGCTATGCTTTTATCATTTTCATATATTTCTACGGAATCCAAAAAATATCTCTCTTTTTCTTTAAAATTTGCTAATAATAGAAGATAAATCTCATATGCTAAATTTTCTGCAGTTGGACTTCCCTGTATTAGATAAATTTTATGATCCATACTTTTTAAAGATTTGTATAGATTTTTGTCTTTTTTGTCTAATATAATACAATGATCTAAATTTTTGTCTATTACATTCTTACATATTTTTTTTAGTTTGTTGAAATCTATTACCATATTATCTTTGTCTAATGTAGCAGAAGAAATTGTAATGCGAACAGCATAGTTATGCCCATGAATATTTTTGCACTTTCCCTCATAATTAGTTAAACGGTGTGCAGCTTCAAAGTTATGTTTATATTTTATTTTAAACATTATTCTCCTTTTGATATTAACCAAAACTTATATAATAGATTAATATCCCCTAAGTTATTGTCTATACTATCTATAAAGTGTTTATATATATTAAATAGCTCTTCTTTTCTTCCATTATCAGATTTTAATATAAAGGCTTTTAATATTTTAGCAACTGCTATTCTTATAGATTCATAACTAGTTTTCGGAAGATTATTTAATTTGTCTATCATAGAATTAAAATCTTTACTAACTATAGCTTTTACTAAATCATATACCTCTGTATCTTCTTCACTAAATCCCTTTATTAATTTTTCTGCTTCTTTAACGTCCTTACAGTCTTTAAGCTTTTCGAATAATTGAACAGCTTCTCTTGGAATTCCTTTAGCTTCTTTTAATATTAGCATCCCAATTCGTTTGTTAATTTCTATTTTTTCTTTTTTTGCTATATCCTTTATGATAGAAGCTATTTCATTGTCTAATAACGGATTAAGATTTATTTTATAACATCTGTTTTTTAATGTTTTGATTATTTTTTCTGGTGCAGTTGAACAAAATACAAAATAAGTGTTTGTCGGGGGTTCTTCTGCTATTTTTAAAAGAGCATTTTGACTATCATCTCTAATTTGTTGTGCTTCATCTAATATATATATTTTATTTTTTCCAATAAGGGGTCTTGAGTATGCTTCTTTAGTAAGATTCCTCATAATTTCGATACTTCTATCTTGTGCTGTATCTATTTCTTTAATGTACAATGGGGCACATTTAAGCTCTTTAGCTATAATACGAGCTAAAGTAGTTTTCCCACACCCAGAAGGACCAGAAATTAAAATAGTTTGAGGTAATTTCTTTATTCTTTTTTGTAATTCTGCAATTTCTTTTTCATTTCCAACAAATTCAGATAAAGATGAAGGTCTATAATCAATATGAAACATTATTATTATCCTTTTTCTTTATAAATTATAAGAATTTTTTCTTGAGAAAGTGTAATTATATTTTCTATAATAATATCTGTTCTATTTAATATGCTATCTAAACCAGTAACTTGATCAAAGCTATAACGCAATATTTTGTATTTTCTTTTCATCATCTATTATAATTTCACCTTTCTTAAAATCAAAAAATACATTGGGACATTTTTCAATTAAAATATCTTTTATCGTAACGGCCATTTTCCTAATTTCCCAATGCGCTCTTGGATTACATCTTTTAACGAGTAGTTCTCTCCATGCTCTTAAATTCCCAGATATAATTATCTCTGTAAAAGTAGCATTTGGCAATACATATCTTGCATCTTCAGGTGAGACTCCGCAGTCTAATATTTTTTCATATAAACTATAACAATTTTTTATAACAGATTGATATTGTTTTACAACAGAAGTATTTTCATCTCCTTCTGGGGGATAATGTAATATCTCTGGTTTAGATATAGATTTTCCTTCAAAAGACGGAGGTATAACATAATTGAAGTCTTTAGTTTTCTTTCTATCTTTTTTGTCTGCGTATATTACATACCGTTGTGATTCCATGGAGTAGCTCATAAGCCTATGTCTAACTAATTCATGAGTTAATACCCTACTAACATTTTTAACTCTAAATATTGCAGAAGCATGTTCTAATACAGAATGGTGTCCTTTTTTAATTACTTTTTGTATTAATTCGCCAGTAGATTTAGGCGGATCAAATCTATGCCAACTAGAATAACAAGTTCTACAAGCTTTTTCTATTTCTACTTCTGCATCTGGAGTTATTTGTTCTAAGATTATTTCCATATTATTTCTTTTTCTTTTTTGGTATAAGTGGTGTTTCTTCAATTTTGTTAGTTTTTTTAATCTGTTTCTTCTTTTTCTTTGGTTTCTTGTCTCCCATTTTTCCTCCTTTTATAAGATTTTTACAAATTCATTTTCTATTAATTTGTACCACTCTTTATTATATAATGAATATACTGTCATATTAGATTCTTTCGCTAATTTCCATGAATAATTGTCATAAATAATTATATCTCCACAAATTATTCCAGATACTCCAGCTTGTATAATTTCTATCATACAATCTTTACAGGGAAGTCCGCATGTCATAAACATAATTCCCCCGTTAGAAGACACTCCAGTTTTAGCGCAAGAGAGTAAAGCGTTTCTTTCTGCATGAACAGCAGAGCAATACTCTAAACCTTCCCCAGATGGAATTTCTAGTAGCTTTCTTGGACATTTAGACTCTACCCAGTCATTAAATTCATTCAAATTTATATGTCCATCGTCGTCAAATTCTTCTGGAAATTTTTCAAAAAATTTATCCATTAATTTATTACCATAATTCCCGGGCCATTCATCACACGTTGGAATTTTTCTTGGAGGGCCGTTAAATCCAGTCGATATTAAAGTATCATCTTTAACTAAAACGCATCCTATTTGTCTTGAATGACATCTTATTCTGTTTTTTCTAACAAAATCTGCTATTCCAATATAATATGAAGCATTTTTGAAAGCCCATTCTGGCAAATTAATTGACATTTTATTTTAATCTCCTATAGTGTTTACAACTCTGACAATAATCTTTCATAGTATAAAAATCTTTCATAAATGTTACGCTTTTTTGTTTTAGAAATTCTTCTCCTAATTCTACATACTTTTTATGTGTCCAACAGTCACTATAAACTGAGCAATTTTTATCAATGTTGTTGTCGTTCTTACTCATAATTTCTTTATTTTCCTTCTATATTTTTGAATATTTTTGGTGCAGTTATTTACACCTTCTATAAAGGGGGTATTCGTAATAATCAAGGAAAGATTTAAGGAACAAGGCAAGGAAAGAGGAATGAATGAGAGTATTCGTAATGGTTTATAAACCATTATATGGTTTCTTCCAAAAAAAAGGATTAATATTAGCTATTTATATATAATACTGATTTTTCCTTAAGATATAAGATTTTAAAGTAATTTAATTATCACATTGTTCAAATTTTTCTTTACGGCAATGTTGACAAATCCAACCAGTACTTTCTGAACCAAAATTTATATCATTTATTCCCCAATGATAATGGAATAGACAAATGAAACTATGCCCAATTAGCCAACATAAATATTTTCTCATTTTTTCACTCCTTTTTTAACCAATCTGATAAACTTTTCGACAATCCAAATATATGGTCTAAATATATGGCTTGTGACTTTGTTAAAATAATTACTCCTTCTTTTTCTTTAGATCCATTATCACGAATAATAATATTAATTGTTCCATAATTAGTGTTTATTTCGATAAGGTCAGAGAAAAACATAATTAACTCTTTTCTAATAAGGTGTCATGTTGTTAAAAGTTTTTCCATCACAATACTTAACAACTTTTATGTTGGCGTTAAACATATTTTTTACATTATCATATCCTTCTACTCTAATAAATATCCACAATACTCTTCTTCCTGATTTTCCCTTGAATGTTATTCCATCTCCGATTCTGAGTAATGGATTTAATATCCCCGTTATCTTATCTATTCTATGTGTATCCGTTATTTCAACGTCTTTGTATTTCATTACATTATGACCCCAAATATAGAGATCTCCGCTATAAATGTTAGCACTTTCCCTGAGTTCAGGTCTAATATGTTCTTTTCTAAACATATTAGATATACCATTAAATAATTTTGTTATTATATTCATTTTATCTCCTTTACGAGTACCATTGTTTCAGTATCTTTATATATCCATTTTGCAAATTCTATTTGACATATAATTGAGACAATCGCCACAAAGATTAACTCTTAAAAAACTATCCAAGTTTCTGAATTTTTTATTACACATCATACACCTATTATAATAAAACGTCGATAATTTCCATCGTCTCTTTTTGGCCATTGAGCATTTGAGATACAATTAGAACAAAGAGTTATTTTCGTTAACTCTGGTTCACTTATTACTGGCCTTATTGAATTTAATTTTATATTATATCTTTCTACCAGATCAATAACTGGTTTGAATAAGTTATTTCTTATAAGCCAATCATTAAAAAGATGCTTTTCATTTCTACATAGTATACAAATACCTTCTTTATTAGATAAAGACATTAATCTTCTATATAATTTAGAATTGGATATTTCTTTTAATATTATTTTCATGGTTATCTTTCAGATTAAAGAATCTATATCTCCGATTTCCATTATTGCATTCCTTTATATAGATTTATTATTTCATCTCGGCTTTTACCAATTATATTACTATATATAAAACATATAAGGAAAAGATCAAGAGGCAAGAGATTAGAAATATCTATATGTCCACCAACAAATAATCCGCTTGTTCTTTTTCGTGTTTTTCGTATTTTCTCAATATATTTTCTTATTAAAAATTCGGCGTTTAATTTTATTGTGGAAGCAAAATCACGTGGATATTCATTATTAAAGATAGAATAACAATCCTTGCAAATAAAAATAGTAGAAGATGTATGTTTTCCGTATTTTTTAGTATATTCAATCAAGTATTCAGAAAATATTCCTTCTTGGTAATCTTCATCAATACCCCATTTAATATCCGTTGGAAAATTGCTACATATATTGCATATAAAACATCCTTTTTCTAATATGGGATTATTAAATTTTTTGTTTATAAAATATTCAATTGGATCTTGATTCTGAATTTTTTGTAATTTAATAATCATTTTAACCTCTACAAAAACAACATATATTTGGAATCTTAGATTGGCAATTTATACAATATATTTTTCCACAACTGTGACATGTAAAATTGGACATTTCTTCTTTTAAGTAATATTCTCCACAATAATCACAGAAGAAAGCACATCTTGGACATATTTTTTTATATTGATTTAAACGGATTAATGAATTTATCTCATAATTTATGGATTTTGGATATTTTTCCCCACACCTATCACAAGTAATTAAACATTTATCACAAAAATAATTATGGACAATTTCTTCTTCGCATGGATCATAATATATATATAATATTACTGTTGTTTTTTTAAGGCAATAACTACATTTCTTTTTAACTTCATCCTTTTTCAAATATACTTTCATTCTTTACTCCCGATATAATATAACTATAACATTCTGAATTGTCAAGTTTTTTACTAGGTCCAACATACAATTAACTTTCCTTTTACGAATACGCCATTTGCTTTATCGGATCTCAATGAATTTTCCAGATTTGATCCTTCTTTAAATACAATTTCTCGGATTTTTTTGTTAGGATCTTTTTCTAAAATATAGTCTTTATTTTTTATTATTAGGTCTTTTAATTCTTCTGGTTTTAATCTAAAAATATCGAAAATTATTGTATTATATTTATGATACCGAAATCTTATTGGATCTTTATCTCTTCCAGCAATAAAAGGAATATATTTGTCAAATGTTTCTTTTATAATAGAAAGGAAATATTCTTCAGAACTAAAGTATTTTTGTAATTTAATAATCATTTTTTACCTATATATTTTAATCCTTGTTTTGTTATTTGTCTTCCTTTTGTAGTTCTTTTAATAAAATTCAAACTCATTAAATAAGGTTCGTGTATATAAATTAAACTTTCTATATCAATACCTAAAGTTAAACTGAGGACTTGTTCTCCTGTTTCCCCATTTTCTGCCAAATAATACAATATAGATAAGTCTGTTGGATTTAATCCTAATTCATCTATTCCTGAATAATCAAAAACAGCATAACAATCTTTTGGTCTTATTTCTGGTACATATAACCCTTGGTTATGCGCCTTAATTAGAAAAGATATTGCAATTCTTGGTACTCCCCTAGACCTTTTAGCTATTATTTTAGAACATTGTGAATTGCATCCATTTCTCATTAAAACTGATTCTATTTCTTCGCTGGTATATAATTTTAATTCAAAAGCATGAATAAATCTATCTCTCATCGGTTTAGTTAGCATTCCAGCAGAAGTAGTTGCTCCAATTAAAGTAAAAGGCTTATACAATTTGTTTTCCCAAATAAATTCTGAAGGAAACATTTTATTTCGTATAAAATCTTTTTGAAGGTTATTTATATTTTGAATTGGGCCATATAATATTTCTTGTGTATCTATTTTAACTCTGTGGATTTCATCTATGAATAAAACATCACAGTACCTTATATTTTCTAATATATCTTGAAGAATAGATATTTTTAATTCTTTTCCTGTTTTCTGTATAAAATTAGTCCCTAAAGTTTTGGTTGTCAATTCTGCTAATGTAGTTTTTCCTAATCCAGCTTGCCCATAAAACATAGTATGTTCTAATGGTTTCCCCCATATATTAGAAAACAATAAGTGAACGGATAATTCTTTAACTATATTTTTTTGTCCAATAAATTCATGTATTGTATTCATAGTTTATGGTACTTTTTTACATATTCTTTTATTTTTTTTATGGCCATTTTTTTATAAAGAGATACTTTTGATATTGGTTTTTTTAAATATATGCTTATTTCTTTTGAATTCCAATAACCAGGTTCTCTGTCAATTATCTCTTTATATTCATCTAACATAGATTCTGGAATTTCTAAATCATAGAATAAAACTATAATTACCAATTCTATTTCAGTAAGAGAACTATATTTCAATAATAAAGGAATCAAATCTAAATAGTTATTTTTTGGTGAGTAATATTCAATATTGTCTAAAATTTCTATTGTAGGAAACTTTTCTTTATATTTCCTATCTTTTAATATTATATCTTTTTCTATAAAAATTTCTTTAAGGACATTGGTGTATAATAATCTATATAATATGACTTTATTTATATTCTTTATTCCTTTTTCTTCTATTTTTTTCCAAATGATAACAAGGCATCTATTATAAATATCTTTGTCGGTATATTCATGATTTTGCCTTAGGATTCTTCTTACGACATTATCTATTACTCTATTGTTTTCGGTAGCAAAATCTATTATATTTTTTCCAATTTTGTCCATTACGAATACACCTTATAACCCAGCCTTTATTAATATTCCTTTTGCTTTTTCAATATTTTTCAATGATTCTTTTGTATATTCAATAACATCTTTGTCGGAGAATTTGTCTAATACATTTTCTATAAAATCAGCGGAAAAAGATTGATACAAATTTAACAAAATTCCAATTCCCAATGCTGGTTCTTTAACTTTGTATCCTGGAATAACGTCAATTTTTTGCTTTATTCTTTCTGCTATTGATTTTAGGATTGGTTCATCTTTTAACAATTCTGGAGTGATTTCTTTACTCATACTACTTCCTTTATTCGTCTTTATCCCTTCTGGATAACAAGTTTTTAGAAAAGGACATTTACTGCATTCATCGTATATTTGTTTTTTATAATTTTTTGCCTGCAAGAATGCTTCTCCATCATAAAAAAGAGTGGAAAAACATTTATTACATACCCAATAATTTTCCTGTGTAACGCAAGGAAGAAAAGTAAAACATTCTTCGCAGTTTTCTCCTTCTTTGCTTATTATTTCTGAAATAAAATATCCTTCTTCTTCTGTTGTTTCTAATTCTCCTGAATCTAATGGAATTTTGAAATTTCTATATTTATCATTAATATAATATCCACATATCGGGCAACATCCTTTATCAGTCACAAAATCAATGTCTATTTTATTCCTTAATACTTGAAGACATTTTTTGCAATATGCCATTTTATTTTTTTCCATATCCAACTCCTACAGTATTGTTTATCGCAACATTGGTAAATATTTCATGGTTAGTAACTTTTTGTAATTTTAGTACGGAATAATAAGCATTAACCATGATGTTCGCTATAGTCGAGTTTATTAAAACCAATTGAGGGAAATGAGGAGTTTCTTCTGTACAAGATTTCTCTTCTGGAGATTTGTCTCTTTTCGTAAATATCTCAGGATGTTTTTCACTATACAATGGGGTTTGGAGTTTTCCGTTTTTTATTAGAACTACATTAACATCTCCATCTTCATACTCATTTCCCCCAAATATTATCAAGGCATTTTTTAATTTCTCTGTAACATATTTTTCTATTGTTCCTCTTCTTACAAGATTATCTATTCCAACAAAGATAGTGCAATCGTCTTTTATTATATCTCCTATATTATTAGGTGTGAGATAATCTTCTATCGGATATATATTAAATCTAGGATCTTTTCCGCATATTGCTGTAAACCAATCTGCTAAACAAGCAGCCTTTTTCTTGCTAACGTCTGAAGGAATAAAACATTGCCTTTTAATGTTATCATCTTCGACTTTATCTCCATCAATTATGACAACATTGAAAGGCAATGAAGATTCGGAATAATATTTTATAAACTTTCCCAAAGGATTTATTAAATGAGAACCTATTCCGCCCGCTCCTATAATGTAGATATTTTTGAATGTCATTAATTTTTTCCTTATACTATTGCATATATTACTGGTTTTTTGCTTTTGTTGTGCTTATTTATTTTTTCAGGTCTTATAAATAAATCTGTCATATACCAAAAATCTTTTTTATAATCTACTCCACTCTGTGAACTATAATTATTCGACCAAGCATTATTAACTCCACAAGTATAAACTTTAACAACAGGCTTCTTAACTTTTTCTAACCATTCTTTTGGGAAAGTATAATCTAATCCTTTGGGCCTTTTTTGTATCCAATTAGATTTAGAAATATAAGTTTGTCCATGGAAACAGAATCTTGCATGAATTTCAGGTTCATCTCTTGTAATATATCCAAGAGTAACGTGCAATCCATCGAAATTAAGTTCGTCTCCAGCATCTACGTTTGATTGCGAAGCTCCAAAATTTGGGTGAGAATGAAAAGATCCTACTAAGATTTCTCCTTCTTCTAATAATAGGTCAATATCTTTTTCTTTTATCTTATAATCTATATGCGCTCCACTTACTTCTTGTTCTGGAACAACAATTTTGTATTCTTGTTCTTCTACTGGTTTGGACAAATTCATTACTAACAATACTCCAGCTTCAGAAGAATGTTCTTTATATACTGCTCGGAAGAATTTCAATATTGTAGAATAAATATCAAGAGATACTTTTGGTAATTTTACAGTAGCGTCAGTCTCTATATCATCCAGGAAAGAAAACTTTTTGTCTTTTATATCAGTAAAACAAGAATATAAATGGTTAGATACTTTGAAAAAGGCTCCATTTTTGCCTATTACAATACAATGCGAAGAATCATCAGGTTCTTGCCCTTTATAAAATAATGGTATATTTTTTATTATCTCTATTTTTGTTTCTACCTTCTCTTTTTTTGGGATTCTTTCAGGCATATATTATCTACCGATCTTATTAAACGTGAAATGTTATTTGAACCAAAAAATGTGTTGTGTAAATCTGATTTTGGTTCTGAAGATAATAGGGCTATAATCCCCCAATCTCCAACATTGTAGTTTTTAAGGTTCAAACTATCTTTTTCATTTTCTCGGATAAAAGTAGAAATATCTACTGTTGAAGTGGATTCTTCTGTAAGAACCCCTCCAATTTTAATCCTTATTTTGTTTTCTGTATCTTTTTTGTTAGTTCTTACTCTTTTTCTAATCATCGCAGGGATTCCAGAAATAATATCAAACATATTTTTGTTATATTTACTTTCCATTAAATTCTCATTTCTTTTAAGGTTTTACGAATACCTTTTATGCGAATCTCATTTCCTCAATTAGTTTTTTGAAAACATCGGAGAACTTGCCTTCAAGAGGAGGGACAATCATTTCAGACAATTCTTCTGAAGAAGAATTAAGACTTAAAAATTCCCAGTAATAAAGGTATGCGGCTTTATTTTCTTTTGTAAGACTATTATTAATACAAGTTTCCAAGAAGCTTAATCTTTGTTTTTCATCTGGTTTGAGTTTTTCAATTGTCTTAAGATTATCAAACTCCATTTTAATCACTTTAGGCTGCTCTCTTAACATCTTTTCAACAGCGGTGACAGCTGTCGCAGAGTACCAAAGATCATTGTTCCAATGACTTCCCCAGATTGTAGCAATCAGTTCATTAATCCCTTTAGACATATGAAGATTGTCTTTAATGGATATTTCTCCCAAACAAATAGCAGAAACTCCTACTTCTGGATACCAAGTTACGTTTGGCATAGCGATTGCTCCGATAGGGTCATCCATGTCAGTTATCTTCTTTTTCGCTTGGCCCATTCCAACATACTTTATGGAGATGGGACTGATTAAACTGTTTATAAACATATAGGTATATGGGAAATATAACCTTAATGTTATTTTGTGACTTTCTCCTTTACCCCTATGAGAAAAAGTGATTGGCCTTATCCCCGGAGGAATTTCTACGCATATGGACATTTTATCCCCATCGAATCCTATACACTTTGTCCCGTCTGGCAAAAGTTCTGTTAAAATAGGGATATTCTTAGTCAATCCGTTTAAAAAATCTCCCAAAGATACGGTCTTTTCTTCGATGATTTTTACAACAGTGACTTCTTCTCCACAAATAAGAATTTGTGATTTAGATGGATCTATATTCAAGTTAATCTTCTCCTTTTAATAAAAAAGGGCGTGAACCTCTTCACACCCTTTTTTGTTAAAGTTTAAAATTATCCTTTTTCTCCGGTTGTCTTCTGGAAGACAATACTGTCGTTATCGCGGAGAGGGTAAGAATCGTTCACTTTCGCCCCGTTGGCATAGGCGACTGCATCTCTCGGAATCCCAAGAATTTCCGAAACGAGTGCGCGAAGGCCGTTGATTGACATCGCAGGACCGTTAAGATCCCGATTGATTGTTGAAGCCCCATACTGTACGGTAACTTGCATCGCGTTTCCTTTTATAAGAGTTACTGTGTTTTGTTTATCATATTCTAATATAATAAACAATTAATGAATTGTCAAGTCTTTTTAAAGGAATTATTAATTATTATTTGGAATATAGCTTCTTTCATTTGAGTATTCCCGTTGTCCTCTTCAATATAAATTGTTTCTTGGTATCCTTCTAAATAACAATGTTCACATAAACAAATATATATTCCTGTTGGGAATTTTTTGTATAAGGTTTTTGTCAAATTCAGTAAAGGTAAGTTATTTTGTTTTTTGGCGTCTTTTAATTTCCAATGTTTTCTCAATCTTATTACTCTACCATAACTATTTTTCCCACACCTTATACATACTCCTTCATAAACTCTTTTTATTAATAAGTTATATGGTTCTAATTTATCTAAAATAATTTTCATAATTATTCTCCAAATTATCTTTAATACTTTTCACAATAAATTTTTCCCAGGTTAAATTTCTAATCAAATTTTTAATAAATTCAAGGCATGGATCGCATACATATAATGAAGGTGATGTTCGTGTTGCGTCTAAATATCCTAACATGGAAATTATCGTATTTTTAATTCCGTTATGTTCTGTAATAGATAAAGCCTTGGTAAAATTTCTTTTTATATACCCTGATATTAGGTAAGTTGCTTTTTCAGGATTTACATCACAGGCACAATAAAAACATTTGAACCCATAAAGTCTATCAATAAATATATTAGATATATTTTTAATGGGATTGAGGATAATTTTCATGTTTTTCCAATAATTTCTTTTTCTATATTGTCCAAATATGTTTTACAAAGGATATTAAAAGTGCTTATATGATATTTATCGACACAATTTTTACATATCGTTATACGAAATTTTCCTTCCCAACCTTCTTCTTCAACCATTTTTAATAAATCAGATAATATTTTTTTGAATATTGGATTAATATTTTTTAGTAAAGACCGGCCAATAATTATGTTTTTGTGCGAGGATAAGTTATTTGAAGCATATTCTGTTATACATCCGCATACAGAACAATGGTCATTAGTTAATCTGCTTATGGCAAATTCTTTATACTTTGAAAAACATGAAATTTCTTTAAGGTTTATTTTCATTGGAAAATTCTTTCTGATACGCATTAAAAGTCTTAATAGCTTCATTACTCAATTTGCACATAACTCGGCAATTTCTGTTTTTAGTATTGGATTTTTTATAATCAAACCAAAATCCATAATAATAGTGAGAAGATTGGTTATTAGACAAATACCAAATTCTTTCTCCTAATTTTGTATTACTACTAAATATGTATGGTATTTTATTTTCGGCTTCTTCAACACTACGCCAGTCTATCAAATAATCTTTTACTTGGTAAATTTCTTTTATAAAATTACCAATTTTAGATTTTTCGATTTTTCGGTATATTTCTATTAATTCTTTTTCTAAGTCAGTAGCCATTACGACTACCAAATTTTCTTCTATCTTAGGTCTTTTTAACATTGTAAGTCTTCCATATTTTCAACTATCTGCCAATCGGGTAAATCATAAACTTCGGAAATAGAAAATTTTTCTATTTTATTCGAGTTTATATTCCACATCAAAACGATTCCCTTTTTTATATCCATTTTCAATATATTGTATTGAATATTTTCAGGAGACAATAAAACTACATTCACAAGATTCTCGGATGGATATTCACCAACTTTCATAAGTCCTCTTTGCTTAACATATAGAGGTTGTCTTCTGTTGTTGTCTCTTTTTCATAACTCAAATATAATATATAACCTGTTATTTGTCAAGAACTTTCTTAGGAAATTATAATAAATACAAGAGGACTTTATAATTCTGTTGTGTCTCAATAGGTTAGTCATAAATTATTCCTTTTATCCTTATATATATATTCTTTATAAATATTATTTTGTAAGAGGCTTAATTTTTAATTTAAAAGCCTTTATATCTATTAACTCCATAATTTCTTTAAAGCTTTTGGTATTCTTTATCTGATATAAACATTCCTTAGAGCAATAAATATATTTCTTTTCAGTATAAAAATATTGGTGTAATATTCCCTTACTTAATGAGCAACTAACATATGGAGATATACATTTTTTCTTGCAAATAATACAATGGTTTTCTGTATCTAATTTTCCAGGAAATTGTTGTGTTATTATTTTCATGTTGTCCTAAATGTTTTTAGTCCTAATTTTCTTTCTTCTATTTTTAAAAGTTTGGATAAATTTTCGACAGTTTTTGATGTTTTTCTAATTATATTTAAACATTCATCGGAACAATACCCATATCCTCTACCCTTAAAATCAAAATAACGGTGAAGTAATCCTTGTATTGGATAATGATAAAGCCTTCTATCTATTTCTTCTCCACAAATAACACATTGTGTTTCTAAATTAAAAACAGGTAATGCGTTAAGTTTAATCTTCACTTTTATCTATCCATCCTGTTGTTTTATGAACTTTTAGATACCATACTGATTTTGGATTTTCATAAACATAATCTAAACAGATAGGCGAACAATATATATATTTTTCCGAAAATTCTGGCAAATTCAATTCTTGAGCTATCTTTGAATTACCTGCTGGAGTTCTATTCTGACAATTGCGAATATATTCTCTACATACTACGCATTGTCTAATTATATCGAATTGTTTGAATGCTTTTAAATTTATTTCCATGGTAATTCATTTTTCCCTTGTAACTTTTTAGCTATAGGTCTATCAAATAATTTTGTTCTTATAAATTCATTCCTATTATTAATAGTAATCTTTAAATTAGGTATCATTGATTTTTTGACCTTATCTATAACTTTCTTATTAAGATAAGATAAGGCTTCTTCTTGTGAAGGTTGTGAAGTAGCTCCCTCTAACACAATTTCATCGAAATACGTTATTCGGTAATTAAATATGTTATTCATATTTTTCTCTTTTTATTTAAAATAACAATATTTTTATGGAATGTCAAGAACTATTTTAGGCATTTATACAAATCTCCTAGCTATTTTAACAATGTCTTTAAATACATTTCCGGTTGCACAAGAAGAACATATATTAATCTCGGTGTTATCATTCAAAATATCCCCGGACAAGTTTTCCTTTAACATATTTATAAAATTTAGGAATATTTTGATTTCTTCTTTTGAGGCATATCTCTTATATTTTAATGTTTTTAAATCCAAGATTTTATAAAAGTAATAAATATCCAAAATGTTATATAATTCTTTTCGACAACAATGACAATGCTGTTTGATATTTAAAAATATCTTTATTCTTGGATCAACTAACTTTATCTTCATATTGTTCTTTCTCGACAAGTTGACAATATCCTATAAAAGACTTTTTATAGCCATAAAAATATGATTCTTTATTATAACATTTATATAATAGCGGTATTTTTAAATGCTTGGAGTATAGGCAACTAAAACATTCACATTGGTTGCACAATAAATTATATAGCATAAAATTAAAAATATACAAAAAAGAATCTTTTTTGAATTTTATGGCTTGTCTGTGAATTATCGTCCATAAGAAATACAAAAAGATTAAAGTAGTTGTCTTGATTATTTGGCATACTGTATCAATTATTTTATCCATATTTGATAGAATACAAATAAAGATAACAGTTATTATAACACTGATTAGTAGGTAAAAAAGTAGTATTGTAATCGAGGCTGTAGGTTCTTGTCTTACAATTAGTGGAGATAATTCATAAATAAGAGCCGTAGTATCTGCTGGACAAATATTCATTATGCACACTTCTTATATGTTTGAAACAATGCTTTTTTAAGGATAGTTCTTCCTCTATTTATCCGCGACTTTACTGTTCCTTCTTTAATTACGAATACTTTTGCTAACTCTGTGTAACTATATCCTTCTCCCAATGCCATATAAGTTATTTTTCTAAATTTTCTTGGTACTTTTCTAAAGGCATCTTTTAATGTATTTCTTAGTATTTTATCTTCCAATGCTTTTTCTGGAGAATTTTTTGAAGATAAGACATCATTGATAAGGTAACTTTTATCGTCATTTATGGTTTCTCCAAAACTTATAAAATTAAATCTATTTTCTTTGAGGTCTAATTTATTTAAAAATATTCGGTACATTATATTATATAGCCATCCCCTTATATGTCTTCCATCGAAGTTGTCTAAATATCGGTATGCTTTTACAATGGTATCTTGGACTAAATCATTCGCTTTTTCTCTATCGTGTGACAACATAAAGACTCTATTTCTCAGATAATTAGTAAGTTCTGGTATTTGATTATCAAAATCTTTTTTATCCATTTTCTTTACCTTTATTTTATATGTTTAGATAATTCATTTAAGAAGGCTAATTGATATCTTGGAGTAGCATGATAGCCACAATAATTAAGAAAACAATGATGGTTTTTATTTAAAGCTATACTGAATATTTTTATCGCCGCTTCTACTGTTATTTCATTGTGACCAAACCAACCTTCTTCGTCTTGTAACCTATCTAAAATTTCCCTCAAATGTATTCCATCACTACCGATAATCTTTTCACACTTAAAACATTTTTTTGTGCTTTTTAATAATCTTTCGACCATTTCTTCTATTATATTTCTTGACGGTAATGATATTAAATTTATTCTCATATCGTATTCTTAGAAGAGATTAAAGAAATATCTATACTTGATATTTTTCTGGTGGTTAACTTTTTATACTTTTGAAGTATTTCTTCGAAAAATTTCCTATTTATCTTTGAACGATTTAATATCCAAGTTCCAAATGAGGGAGTTGAATCGCCATAATAGTTACATTTAATTTCTATCATAAAATTAACATTAGGTTTTATTTCTACTGTTTTTTTGAAAAATAATAATGTATCTTCAAATGTTGTAAATTTTACCGTTTTTTTATTGAGGAATAACGCTACGGTTTTATCAATTGATGGAAATTTATCTATATTTATTTTCATCTTAATTTATCGATACGACTTTTTTCTAAACTTCCTTTTTGTCTTTCGTACTGAATATAACCAACTCTATTTTTAACAGTAACAAGATGCTTTAATAATTTTTTATTCTCTGCTTTAATGGTATCAATTTTTTTAAGAGAATCGTATAAAGAATTAACTAACCAATCTGGGATTTGAACTGTATCACAATTCTTTTTATTATATAAAGTTATTCCTGGAATTAGACCGTAAAGAGTAAGGTTAAGTTCTTTTGCAATAAATTTTCCCTTTTTAAGATATTCGGAAGTCTTTTTTTTCATCTCTTTATTGATCACAATTTTCTCTTTATTTAATTTAATATAGTATAGTATATAACCTTTGAAATGTCAAGAATTATCTTAGGACATTTCTTTTGATACCATATGACAATCATAACACAGATTAGGATCTTTTTTAACAATCCTATATAATTGTATTCCGCATTTTAGACAATACATTTTAACTCCTTTACGAGTACCTTGCCCCGAATAACCTTCGGGGACAATATATTACTTAATAACCTCTTATTTTAGTTAAGAAAGATTTCAATTCAAGAGAATTAATATTCTCCTTGTCAAATTCGGCAAACTGCTGTCTTATTATACTTTCTAACACCTCCCTTGAAATACTATCGGCTTCGTTATACTGATGATAAAGTCTGGAAAGATCCTGTATTTTTCCATGAACATAAAACTGAGTATTTTCAAAAATTTCTATCCTTATGTTTTCGCGTTTAGGTTCAAAAAATTTGAAAAAACCAAGACCCAACATTTCAATCCCAAACCACAATATAACTAATATAAAAAAGATTATTAGTATATTTTTAATCCATTCGCTCATACATCGCCTCTGTTTCTTCTTTACAGTTATTGTGCCGGAGATCGGATTTGAACCGATATGAGATTTTATTCTCGACGGATTTTAAGTCCGTTGTGTAAACCATTTCCACCACTCCGGCTTTCATATTATTTCCAAAGTATAACAATCGGTTATATCTAATACTGTTTCGATATATGGATGAAAAAATCGGTCTAATTCATGATAATTTACATAAAAATTATATACCATTTTTCTCTGTTCTTGTAAATATGAAAAACATACGTTGTACATTATTGGTTCAGACGAAAAATTTTTAAGTTCATCGAGGTGATTTCTTAAAAAAGATATTCCACCTTCAACATCAAAGAAACGATTTTCTTGCCATTTATTCAGATGCAGTTTCATTTAACACTTTTACCCATCTCTTTTTTCGAGAGGGAAGGAATAAAATTATTTTAGATCCTTTACTATTATTCCTGACTCTTTCATAACCGCTTTAATAAGCTGGATTATTATCTTGGGATTGTCAGCAGGAAGAACAATCCCTTTTTGAGTTGGTTGAAGTTTTCCATCGACATAAAAATTGTGCCTAAGATCAATTCTTTCAGTTCCCTTATAAGTGTTCTTTTGAACAACTACTGGAAATTTTTCTGAGGTTTCAATGATAGATAGCATTTTTCCTCCTTTACGAATACCTTTATATTGTGCCTTTTCTCATATCGGCAAGATATGATTAGATAATCTATCAATTTAATTTTCCGAATAATATTTGCTTTTAAGTCCTATTAGAAAATTATATATTTTCATCCTCATATCTGCATCGGAACCAAGTTTAGTTGTTTTATCTTTTATCTCGTCGTGGAAACATTCTATCTCATTATTATAAAATTCTTTTTGAGGAATAGATAATATCCTAGCTACTTCATCATTCGTTAAATCATTTAAGTCCATTAACAAATTTGCGTCGAATGTTCCTATTAATAGTTGAAATTCCATGGTTGTCATTATTTTTACGCAAGCATATTTCTTCCATAATAACTTGCGTCTTATATCTGGATCTTTTGTTATATTAAGGTACATTTTAATCTTCAACCAGCGTTATGATTACTTTTATTTGGATGAATTTATCTATTGGAATATAGAATAAATGAAAATTACCCAAAATATTTCGCATAGAATAAATTATGGGTATTGGATTTATTCTTTTTACTTTGAGACATATCTTTGTTTTTCCATGCAAGTAGAGTGTTTCCAACATATAAAGAATATTATGAGGAGTCATTGTGGCACAGTATTGTCTCTTGGGAGTGAAATTTACATAAATTTCCTCTACGATAGATAGGTCTCTTCCTAATTTTTGTTCAACAATTTTTCTAATTTTGTAATAAATTTTTTCTCCATCAGTCATTTCTAATTCCTTTCTTTATCGTTTCTTCTTTTCTATATATAATATCGACATATATGCAAGGAAGATCAAGCAAAAAAAATAACTATTTTAGGCATTAACCTTGAGAGTAGTCGTAACGGAGTTATCCTAAGATAGTTATTGACATTCCAAATCTTATATATTATTTTGTATTATGAATAATATTAGACAGGGAGAAAGATAATGGAATTAAATTATGGAAATAATGAGATATGAAAATTAATTTGTCTAAAATATCAGAACCTAAGGGAGTATTTACTTTGTATATCAATCATGTTCCTTATTGTCGAATGAAATTTTTTAGTGAATTTGAGGATGAATTTATAGTAAATAAAAATAAGATTTTACCTAAAAAAGTATTATGCCATTGCCATGATAAATATGAAGAAATGGTTATATTAAAAGATATCCTTGTTGAAACATTTTCTAAATTTCCTAATCTTTCTACAATTAATGTAAAACTTAAAAAGGGATATTGTTCTGGAAAAGTTATTGGAGAACAAGATATGGATAGATATTATACGTTAGAAGAATCAGGAATAATAGCGTTAACGGATGAGGAATGGACTGACGGAGTTGATCCAGAAGATAACGACGAAAACGTCGATGACGATGAAGACACCTATGACGATGAAATGCCTTTTTAATATTAAATTTTTCGTAATAAGTAAAGGAATATTATGAAAATATATTTAAAGGATATTGCTCGAAAAATTCCTAAAGATGTCTGTTATATTTGTGGAAAAAAACATAGTAGTCATCCTCCTGATTTATATCAATGCGATTTTTGTCGTAAGCAGATGTGTGGAGAACATTCTTATTCTCCTTGTTTTAGTGGAACTGTCTTAACTGGAAATATGCATATTTGTATAATGTGTTATAGGATATTTGTTCGGGAAAATCCAGATAGAGTTAATGGTATTAGAGAAAACTCATTGCCTCTTCCAGTAGTAATGTATCCATAATAAAGGTATTCGTAAAGGCAATAAAAAACCCCGCCACATAATGTAGAGGGGGGAAAGAAGGGAATAGGCTTTATTTATTTCTATATGAGAGCAAATTAGCTCCGGTCATTATAACAATTGCCACAACACCAAGCACGATATTTGATTCAATAAAGGCTCCTATCAAAAGGCAACATCCGAAAAGATATTCACGGTCATACTTGTTCATTTTTTACTCCTTTTTCTATTTTTTATAAAAGGCATGATTATCAATATGGCAGAGATATCGATAATAAGTATAATCGCTATCATATCTGGTAATGGGGTAGAAAGTATCATTGTATGATTCCTTTCATTCTTAGCCCTTCATAAATCCCGTTAAGGTGATCTTCAAGTAATGAATCGGGGATTATGGCTTCATTTAAATCATATTTTTCTTTGAGAGTTTTTACGGAATTTCCGATTAATTCTTCGATGATGAATCGATAATGTCTTTCATATACGTTTTGGATGTTTGAAAAGAGAAATCCCTGGTCTGCTTTTGCGTCTTGTTGTTTAATTAGTCTGTCAAGGCTGACATAATGACTATCTACATAAAGTCTCGGAAGATCCCCGTCTCGGCAGAAAGTTATTCGGATTCCCTTGCTTATCGGATGTTTCGATTGTTTCTTTTCAAAGAGAGTCAGGAAACACCCAAAATCAAAGAAAAAGGTTTCGGAACATCTTTCTTTGAAACAGTTACGACACATCTCATAATGGTCATAATAATCTTGGTCTTCTTTTGCGATTTCTTTTTCGCAAAATTCACAAAAATTAATAAAGTCTGGATTCATAATAAATTCCCTTCTTCTGAATTATCGCTCATGTATATAATATCGACAAAATCATTTAGAAAATCAAGTTTTTTTTGAAAAAAAACAGGAAAAAAATAGAGTTTATAAGGAAAAAACCGTATCTAAGATCGTCTTACCACAAAAAAAATCATTAATTCTTTGAACCGAAAAAGCTATAGGGTTATTCAAGAATCATTATTATATGTTTTTCCACCTAAATGTTCGTAATCCATAAGCAAAATAGCAAAAAGAAAGCAAGAGGGTAACGGCAAAGAAGGGAAAAAAGATACTGTTACTTAACTCTTGCTTCTAGGTCTTTAGTTTATTGTTGTTTTATCCGTCGTAATAATAGTCGGGAATTGCCTTGTTCAACCATTTACATAACTCTGTGAGTTTGCCTGTTTCTTTTAAAGCATATTCTATGTCTTCCCAAGTTTCGGTGTTTATCTCACAATATGAACCGTCACTGTCAATAACAGCAATCTCACCGAAATCTTCGTTCACTATAAAGGGTTTTTGAGCCATTTTATTCTCCTTTACGATCACTTTGTTTCTTCTATTTTTTGTCCGTATGTTTGATCACCTATCTTTGTGATTCCCCCACACTTACAATGCCGATGGGTGTAATCTATCCCACACGGACATTTACCTCTTTGTGGGTGTCGAAAGACTTTTGAATTTTCACACTCACACCACTTCTGAATTAACTGGATCTTTTTCTTATCTCTCAAATCGGGAAGAATAAAGACCTCGCATTTTTTCTTTTTAGTCATTCTTTTCCCTTTCTTAAATAATTACTTCTTCATCTGGTACGTCAAAGACAGTATTACTATGGTTAGCAAGAAATTCTTTTTCGGTTATCCCTTTACTTGCGTCAAAGGAATATTCTCCGTCTGACCAATAGATTTTTTTGCCTTTCACTTTGAAGAAAAGAATAATAGGTACCCCGTCTTTGTAGGCGTTACAATACACAGTAACATTCAGTTTCATTAGCCTTAATGCATCAGATCCTAACATGATTTTCCCTTTCTTTTCTGTTTATCTAATAATAATATCGACAATATTAACAGGAAAATCAAGTATAATCTTTGGCAACTATTTTACGTGACCTAATAGGGTAGTCGTAACGGCAATACCACGAGAGTTCCAAAAATAGTTCTTGACATTCCAAATCTCATATGTTATACTATATTGTGATAAGAAATATAGTCATAAACCTTTATTGAAAGGAAATAAAATGAAAAAATATAATTATATCAAGGTAGAAAATTCTGGAAAATGGACTTATCGAAGTAAATATCTTTGATTATTAATTTAAAAGAGATAAAGAAGCCGAATAAGAGTAACGAGAATATTTGTTCTAAATGTGGAAATAGGAAATTTATTATACAAGGAACAACTAATTTTAGAAATAATATTGCAACCTTATGTTACACTTGTTGGCTTTGTGGTCATTATCGGGAATATGGAACTGTTGATTTAGGAAGTCATTAAATAATAACATTTAAGGAAAAAGATAAATAGCCATTACGAATACCTATAATTTCGCGGCAAATAATGTTTGAGGATGGGCATATTCTCTATTAATAGAACAACACAGGTCTTGCAGCTCTTTAAGGACGAAATAAAAGTAGATAAACAGATAAAAAGCCTATGAAAATCGCGGCATAAGGCGCATGCGGATGGGGTTATTCTATAAAGAGAATATAACATAGGTCTTGCAGTGCTTTCTGTCTCAGGAAAATATAGGCTTATCGATAAAACATCTATGAAACTGTTGAAATTCCAGGTATAAGGCATTTGAGGAGATGTTTATTCTCTATATATAATAGAACATATCCCTTTCAGGAGAAAAGTAGATAAATCGAATTGCTGTCGAAAACGACAGAGTCGAAAACGACAGAGTCGAAAACGACAGAGTCGAAAACGACAGAGTCGAAAACGACAGATATGAAAGTAGATAAATCGGATTAATGTCTTACAGAATAAAAGTAGACTTATAGATAAAATGGTTATGAAAGTATAGTCACTCCCGATCAAAAATAATAAACTTTGGCATCATATCTCTCAGCCTCAACAATTTACTGCCATATGACTTAAGCAGATACCAACGAATTTCTGTCGAATACTTGCAAACATCTACTATTCTATGGTCGTCCATAGCAA